ATAAGGTAATTATATACTACTTTACACTTTCAAGTATTTGATTCCTGAATTTGTGACGCAATTTTGTATTCCTCCCTTGTTTTTATCATAAGAAGAGTAATCTGATAATCTTACTGTCTCCATCGTTTACCTCCTTCATTTGTTCGTATGCCAATCTTTCAAGTTCCGGCATGGTGTTTGTTTCTTCTTATTTCCCCCCCATACTTATTTCTCATTTCATTAATATAGCTCATATACCAATCTCTTATATCCTCTTCACTATCCATGCTATACTCTTTATTGAATGGATCGTATCTGATAAACTCCTCTGTTCGGCAGAATGGGCATGGAATCTCTTCCAATGGCTTGATTAGAACACCATCATCACCTACATTATCCAGATCATACAATATGCCATCTATGCAAGTCGCGTCTGGATAATTCGCACCGAAAAGCGGAAATTCTGGACATGTGTTTCTCATACTTGTACTATTCAAATTCGTTCTCATATTCCTTTCTCCTATCCACTTCCTTTAAATTCAAACCATCAGGTGTCAATATCTTCTTTTCCAACAAATCAAAGAGAAGCATCGCCCTTGACTCCGCCTCTGTTTCCCCAAATCCGCTATACACTTCTGTTGGCGAATCGTAGGCATTGTAACGAACATAGGCGGCTTCGTAATATCTACTATCCCTATTCGGGAAATACTGCGTAAGCTGCAACCAATCATCCCATATCTTCGACTTGCTGATATTTATAATATTCGGCAATATCTCTCCAAGCTCATGACTCATATAAGCCGGTATGAGGTCTCCTTCTTTTCTATATGAATACCTCATTGTATTTTGCGTAACTAAATCTATCTGGGTTCTCCCTCCTTTCATCTCTTTCACAAAATAAAATTCCGACTCCGAATTTACGCCCAACTCATGCAACTTTAGCGCAAGCTCATAAGGGCACATAAAATTTTGATATTTCATGTTATTCTATATTTTCGTTTCTGTAATCCCCGGCATAGTCCAACCATACCCTGTAATCATTTCTGTACTTGGCCGCCTTTATTTTCATATTCCGGTATATATTCTTATTCACATTTTCGCCAAGTACTCTCCCTACCTCCTTCTATAAGACCGCCCCGATAAGAGGATAGACGTCCGAATAATTGCCTTCACACTTCTCGAAATCTATTACCTTGTTCCCTATTGCCCGCTCCAATGCCTTATCCATTGCCTTTATGATGGATTCTTGCACATTTTTATATCGATTGATAAAATCCTGTCTTATAGATACCATATCTCCTTCTTTAATATTCATATCTTCTTACGTGTTTATATGTTATTTTATTTGTCCAGCCAATCCAACGAACATGGGCGGATGCCTCGCTTTCCCCGCCCTTCTTACCCATACACGCCGGCTCCACCGGCAACGCCATCCATGACATTTTGGATGCCTCCATACCTCTAGGTACGATCAATTCCTTATTCCGGGTCATAATTCTTTTTTTTAAAATTTATATCAAATTCCCGTATATTAAGTATCTCCTTGAAAACCATCTCTCTAATGAAACAACCCATTTTATGTATTTCATCTTCATTAGATATTCCCCACACTTCAATTGCTGCATGAATCGCATCTTTCATAGAGAAACAGATCTGAGTCCAATCACTATATTCTCTTTCATCGTTTAAAATATCTTGTATCTTTCTTTCGCAATGTTCTATATATTCTTTATTGAAATTACTCATAACTTTTCAATGATTTTCATTATAAATTTTCTACTTAATTCACCCCTCCCCAGTGGTTGATGCAGTGGTCGCAGCAATAAGATTCAGGCAATCATACGACTCTGCTGATGTCTAAATCTAATCCTTCTAACGTTTCCAAAACATGCTATTGGAAGCGCCATCGCTAAATCTGATAGTGATCGCACCGCTATGATACAAGCGTCACTTAATTCCATCCTAACTGTTTTGCAATACTTTCCATTTCATTATACGCAATCCTGTGACATCCAGCAACCAATAGGTCGTTCTCATAGCTATTGATCTTCCATTTGTGACCGGTTGTATCCAATACCATATCGTGTTGGAATTTACCGCCATTATGGAAGAATTTTATCAATTTCCAAAGTCTTTCAGCTTCGGTTCGTTTTATCTTGATATTCCCGCTGGTCTCAATTATACCATTCTTAATGCGAAGCCATACGTTAGGCTGGTCATCCTCCAAATAATAATGTAGATATAATTCCAGAATCTTGCCAGACTTCCACATCTCGATCTGTTCTTCAAATTTTTTCTTGCGATCTTCTTTTTCTTTTCTTCTTTTTTCAAAAATTAAAGCCTCTTTTTTCGCCTGACTGTCTTCCCATCTCTGACATCTGGCCACATACTCAGCCCACGTTCCTTCGCCACAAATCTCATCTACTATCACATTGGTCGTTCCTAAAGTTTCTAACGCTTGATGATTTAGCAATACCTCAAACACACGCTTTAACTCATGGACATATTCACTTTTAATCTTATCCGATTCATAAGATAACTCATGTTTAGTTCCGATCCAGGTGTTTGCACTCTTTTTAAGAAGGCTCTTGGGAGTACCCATATTAAAGAACTCAATATAATCCATTAGATTTCTAAATACTCCCCAAACATCCCTATAAGACAGGCTTGTTCTAACCTTCTTGTATTTCTCGATAACCTCTTTGATAAGCTCCAATCGACTAGTGATAAAAGCCATGCTGCCATCATCAGACATATTATATCCAACAGAAAATACCTTTGAACCAGTTGGTATTGCACTACGAACACAACGTTGATGTTTACAGGTAGAAGAAGAATAATACTTATCGTTAAGCAAATACGCCTTTTCACCACACTTATTTCTTACGATTCTTCCAACCTCAAAATGATAACCATAAGAATAAATACTTCTACCTTCAAAGAAAAGATTACTACCTCTTGCGGATTCTTTCTTTTCGTTTGCCCACAAATGATCGACCATAGAGTTGTTCATATCTATTAAGTTTTGAGTGTTAATTATTGATTATACTTGCTAAAAATAACATCGACACAAGTTCCGCCAATAGCGTTTGCGTCATTATACGAATAAAAACCTTCTGTTCCCCAATCCACACCAACTGGACAACCATCTGCATGTTTTACAAAGTCATCAACTTCTTGCGCTTCCTCGTTAGATATTCCAGTGTAGTCACCATTAATCAAAGCCCCAATCCAACAAATCGGAAGCCTATATCTTATTATCTCTATATTCATAACTTTATCAATTTACAATTACTACCTTTTCATTCTATTTTATTCAATGGACCGGCATGCGCTTCCCCATTCTCATAATAAAGCTGACCCTCATACTGGTTATGATGAAGCTCCTCACGTATCGCATCTTCATCGTCAACCCAATGTTCATATTCCTCATGCCATGACTTGAAGAAGTTATCATAACATTGTCCCATCAGATCCTCTAAAGAAAAACCCTCCGGATAAGTACACCATGCATTGTAATAATCAATTATAGGTTTCAGGAGATATAAATCATAACACATCCCTGTCAATGGGAAATTATCTCCATAGTCAAACATCACCCTACTATATTTGTGCTTGTACTCGTATTTCCCATCAACATATTTACATGGCGTGGAGAAATACCTGCCCTTGATAATACGTGGCATAATGTTGTTGTTGATATACCTGAACAGTAATTTGCCACATAAGTTATTAGGATATATATCCTTATCATAATCAGTTGGATGACAGTATATAGGATCATTGTACTTGAATTTGAATCTAAAATCATACCTCGTATATCCAACTTCCCAGCCATAAGCCTCAGTATTTGTCAGATCCCCAAAAGACTTCATGGTGCTTATATAATCAGCACCATAAGCTTCCATGCAACAATCCATTATATTCCAGCGCTCACGCTCTATGATCCTTTCTTGTGAATCTTTTGACAGCTCATCAAACTCATACAGTTTTAATACAATCTCTTTCATAATCCCTCCTCTTTTAATATAACTAGATCCCTAACGTCAATCGAATGACATACGTACCTCCTTATGTTCACGTTTAGAGATATGATTGTGGCTATTCTCACGAACCACCACAATCCAGATTCAGATATCATTCATCCTTTATCTTTACGAATGGGTTTTCTACATAAAACTCCACTACATTCTTAGATTTTATAGATGTCACTATACCGGTGGTATCCACAAATCCATCTGTCTCATCCATTGTCAAATCTTCTATTTTATCTCCCGGCAGAAAACAAAGATTATAGTCTTGATCAATATACATAATCATCTTTAACCTAACCATGTCATCAATGATGCCCTTCATTCTCTCCACAACATCTAATTGATCATTAGTAAGCATTAATTTACTTTTTGAAGATTTTACTAATCTCATGTCTCCATTCTTGTCAACTACAGTCAAGTCATTGAATTTATACACATCTTCACATGTTCTGTAATATGTTTCCTTACAATAAATTTTTCCTTTATTATCTATTTCAACATCAAAACATTCCAACTTACACTTGACAGCTCTTCCGTTTTTGTATTTCCACACATCACCTATTGGAATGAACCCATATAATGACTCAAAAACATCATATATTGATAGTCTTGTCTTAGGAATGCTCTCGCCCTTTTTAAAACATTCTTCGGACGAATAAAATAATTTCCCATCTAATGTCTTCTCAGCCCTACATCCTCCCCATGTTCCTACATATCTAACTACTCCATATGTAAAACTGATCAAGATCTTATCAATCTCAAACCACTTTAATCTTCCTGACATATCGTCAAAAAGATATCCACTCTCTAGATAAACCGATAAACATTCTCTAATTTCCATAACAATTTATTTTTTTTAATTAAACAACATCATTTGCCTTGATCACTATAAATCTCAATACTCCTCTAAGTATAAGAATTTTCATGATACAACTCCCCTGTATAAGGACTCCGGATTGTCCCTGACTCCACCGCCGCTGGGTCAACGGCCATCAGCCCTGCGCCTATCTCATAATATAGCTCAAGATCCATTGGCTCTAACGCTACTTTCTCCGCTTCTTCCCGGCTTAATCCTGACAACATTAAACATCTAACTTCCTTTTCATATCATTATCACTTTTCATAATATTACTTTTTATGTTTATGTTTCAACCTTTTGATAGCGTCTTTCTTTGAGTACGCCTCCACCTCCTCTCCTTTGATCCGGAACTTCCTCAACTCCTTCCGATCTCTCGCTGGTTTATAATCCGGATTGAATGCCATCCCGGACCGTTGTTTGTCCCCTGCAAATATCTTGTCTTGCGACATTATGTTCGCCATCATAGCCGCCAATCCCATCAATATCCTTGTTTTTACCATATCATAATATTACATTAAACCTCTCATTTAAGCTATCTAAAGCCCTTTGGTACTCCTCTTCCCTATCGAACTTAATTTGAGTTCCGCTCTCCAAGCCGAAAGATAGGTGGAAGGATATAACCCAGCCCGACCCGTCCACGGCCTGCCCCTTGGGTGCCCACGACATCACCTGCTTCTTGGATATATACCAATTCCCTATCTGCACGAAGTCAGGATAGTTGTTAATCAAATACCTTATCTGAATATTCAGATAATCCATATTATCAAAATAAATTATGTGATATTTGTTTCTTATCCTTATCTTCAAAAAGGGATTATCCCCGTAATACGCAGCGAAGGCTGACACCACGGAGATAGGGTATCTAACGCCTTTTATTATCACCCATTTCATATACAATACCTCCTTATATTAAACTATTTAATATAAATTCATCTTCCTCCGTTCTCTCATTCATAGGCTTATTTTGTACCGTTTTGACAAGATCAAGCACTTCATCCCAAGTCCTTTCTGATAGCGTCCCATTATTTATGCCACAACACCTACATCCACTAGAAAATACCGGTATCATACTTCCATCACACATCCTAACGAATTTATATCCTACATATTCATTGCATAAGAAACATCTTCTTACTGGGATAAACCTTATTCTACCTCTATTAATGATATTTATTAATACCTCACGATTCATATTATTCCCTTAATTTACGTTTAACCTCTTTAACATACATAGGAGAATGCAATCCCCTATGCAACTTTATAGCCCGATCTATATCCTTTTTAGGATTGTGGTGAGATTGATATATCTCGAACATTTCCCTAGCCTTGACAGGATTCGTTCGATCTTCGTACCTATATCTCCTTTTCTCTCTTTTAAGGCGTAATATCCTATTAACCTCATCAACGTATATCCTTTTCATTTGCCACCTCCCTAAGGCCCCGGATGAGGCGTTATACGCCCGATCGTCGTTCCTTGACTCCACGAAAGATAGGGCGGCCGCCAGCTTATCCCATACCCTTGCCTCTACCACGGCAGGCCTTGGGGCGTGGGGCAAGCCACCGCTCCCTTTTGGCGGTGTCAGTATCACCATAGCCATCATAAGCAAGTATCTTGTCATATCTTATCCATATCAAAATTATTACTCACGATTTTATCACCTATGTTAATCTCCCCCATATCCAAGATATTTATATTATTTATTATACTCCTTACCCAAAAAGAGGATATAATAGCAGAATATTATGATATTAAGACATAAGCCTGTCTATTACCATACCACCATATTTATCCTCCGTCCAATATCATTCGTATCAGTACGCAACTTTTATTATTATGGTTATAAATACACTCAATCATCCCTTTTTCAAGCCGCTATCGCCATTAAGATTATCAGCTATACCCAATATCTTCGAAATAAGAGCCTTTTTAGGCTTATATTCGTCATTTATGCTTATAATCGAGTAGTTGTATACCACGCCTTCTTTCGAGACCTCCACGCCTACGTATTTAGGCGCAACGGCATCCCTATGCAACACGATAAACGGGTTTTTACCGTCCAGATCATTTATCAACTGGTTAAACTGCCGTCTCGTCATCTGATAGTGATATTATTTCCATGTTATAAATGCGATCTCTCTTTACCCTTATCTTCTCGCATAGCTCATCGAAGCACCCATCTTCTTCTAGCTTATCAACATAATATGATACACTTGATTTAGAGCTTCCTTGAAGATATACATTTCCTCTTATATTCCTTGAGAAAAAATTAGGTAAGACCATCTTTTGTCTCTTATCCTTATTATCCATATAAGATATGACAACAACCCATAATTCTGGTTCCCGTTCTTTTACCGATAACATAAGATCGAGACTCGATTGACTATTGATATTTCTCCTGCCAGTTTCGTTATAACGTAGAATAATATAATCATTCGCGTTATCATCCTCAACCATTACGACCATAGGACGATTACCCTTCCCATTATCACATAATACTCTCGCCTCTTTCCCGTTGCGGAGATATACCTTATCGTAATCTCCGTTTTTGTATATCTCAAAATCAAACTCTATTACCATACTATTTCCTCCTGTTGATATATTGTTGTGTACGCCCTTCCTCTATCTTCTCGAAATAAAACTTATTCCCGTATAACCTTGTAAAACAGATGTTATACCCGAAATGCTCCGCACGTCTGATTTGCGCATAACCTCTACTGATGTCCTTATCATCAATCAGCGTAACAAAACAATGTGATCCTACTTCTGTATTCAAAACCAAATTTTCCCAATCTTTTACTTCCATATCAAATTTCCTTAAATATTTTTTTGTTATAATTATCGCTATTGTACCATCTATCAATATCCTTATATTGTTCTGGATAAACCCCATAAGACTTGCACCACCTAGGTAATGGCTCGTTTAGCACGCCCAGTGCCGTCGCTAGGTCGAACGTAGCTTCCTCCTTGATACCACATCCCGATCCACTTCCACGGCTCGGTATATAGGCTCTACTATATGCTACACTCATTCCATATTCTCCATGACTCAGATACCCGATGTTGGGTGAATCAGGGAAGGCGTAATACAACATTATATAATCACCCTTACTCCAACCTCTATTATAAGTATTATCCTGCCATGCGAAAACCCTGCAACCGGCTTCTTTTAATTCCGCTGCCGCTCTTTTTAAAATATTATCTTCCATACTACTTATATTTAAATTACGCCAAGGTGCCGGGAACCGACCCCGGATCATATCCGCACACGTACGATTATGATATATCCTTCCACCCCGCCAAGGTCATGGTCACAATATTAACAAACTAAAATCTAATGTTCATATCATTACACATCTTAAAGAAGACCTCCCTTATGATCTTTTTATACAAGATGTATATCTCATCATCATCATCATCGAACTCCACTTCCCATGAACGTAATAAATACCTGATATCGCAATCCGCTATATGAATCCTGAATATAGACGGAACGCTCATTATGTAGTCCTCGAAAGCTTTCTTAATCCCATCCCTTTTGATATGCTCTTTATACTCATCCTTAAATACGTTAAGCATAAAAGCCAGATACTCCCTATCATATCTAAACTGCTTTTTGTAATTATCAGTATCTATATGATCTAGTATATATATTTCTATAGCGTCCCTGTCGTATTTTGACATACCTCTTCCTCCTGTTTTTGATATTTAATGACCCTTTTCTCCCCATACGCCTTCGCTAACTGAATAAGCTGGCCGGTAAACACCTTGGTACGGTGTCTTACAATCTTATCCACCAACTCCGGACATCTGGTTTTCCATCTATAATTAACCTCGCCCTTAGCTTTCTTCTTGTAATACCTGTAAAATGTTACGGCCACTACCACTTCTCCATCTTGTTCGAAAGCCACTAAATCGTAATTGTTGTAAACTATTTCGTTCATGTTGTTATTATTTTTATGTACTTAATCACCTCTTCTGGTAAGGATGCTAGATCCTTAACTCTTTTACCGAAATCGTATGAATGTCTCCTATATGGATAATAATCACCAACATATATTCCTATTCCTTGTGGATGAAATGGATTTTCGCTGCATGCAAACACAGGATAATATACCAACCCGCTACTATCTTTACCCTTATCACTTACACATATTATCGTGTATCTATCTACCTCCCCATCGCCAATATCATACACCCTTACTTTTACCTTCACGCCATTGGCGTTTGTTATAACATTATTCATACGCACCTCCTTTGTTGTTCACGATCAAACTAATCTATCTCCCTACCATATATAGTATACGATCCACACCAGCCACGATTCTCATTCGAGACCCTAATATGATCTACAGGCTTATCTCCTGCCATACAATTAGCGTAAGATAATACCTCCGACATGTTTCTGAACCCGGAATCCGCCGCCGATTTTATAAGTTTCCGATCGCACCCGAATACCCATACCTTCATAATATCCCTTTCCTTTACAGTTCTTCTTATACGCATAATCTTGCCATAAAATAAATAAACATAAAATCTATTCTCTCTTTGTTATCATCCATCCTATGCCCGGTGATCTCAAAAACAACCCTACGCTTTTCTATAGTCTGTATATTATCTAACTGAATAGCTATGTAAGGATATTTCATAACTTTCTCTCTATTGATGTTATACAAAATAGCGTTGACATCTTGCCTGCGAAAATACATATTTACCCCTATATAGCTGGCAACCAAAAGACATTCGTCTATTACCCCATCAGTATCGAATAGCAATAACATATCATCCTTCTCGATAGTATATTCCATATCAAGGATCTTGATACGTTTGCTTCCGTCCTTCTTATCTGATATAAGAACCTCTATCATATCCTTATCAGTCGTAAGGATATAATACGCCTCGTCCTTTGTAATATTATTACGAAGATAAGACAGTATCTCATCTTGTAATTTTATAATCTCGTCCATGTTATTAGTATTTTATATTACCACGCCAAAGGAAAGAACGGCAGCCGACACCCGCAGCCTACCACGCCGTGACACCGCCGCCCGTTCCCCTTGGTATTATTCTGGCACCTCTAATTTCCCGTAATAAGGATAAAAACAACCGTCTCGATAAACCGAATATCTGAGCGTTTTATCCTTTGCTTCATAGATGGAAACACAACCGCTGTTATAAGCGTTGGATAGTTCTTTTGCTACAAATCCGCCTATTCGTTTATAGGTTTTAGGCGTATCCCTCAACGGCCTGCCTACATATATTTTTACTCTCTTGCACTTCTTGTCGCCTACGTATATATCCTTTCCACTAAGCTCCGTTAAATACATGAATCTCATATCAACCGATTTTAAATCCAACATTCCTCTATCTCTATCTCCATATGATCCGCCCAATCACATCTATCAACGTCCTCGCCATCCTCAAAGTAATAGTAGGCCCATACCTGTACGCCTCCTACCTCTATATATCCATCACTTTTCCATTCTATCAACCCGTCTTGCCTTACCACGTTGGTAGGCTCAGCCCCTAGCGACAGCAGATTATTTACTATACTACCGCCAAATACGTTCCTTGCTTCTTCTTTCGTCATATCACTATCAGATTTTTAATATTACACTAACGCCAAAGGGGGAACAGGGACGGACGACCAGCGGGACCTACCCCACGCCATCGCCGTCTCCCGTTTCCCTTGGTTTCCTCTGCATCGCCCCATACCAATAAACAATATCTACCCGCCATCGCTCACAACCGCCTTGCCTTGACCGGAAACTCCTACCACTTGTAAACTTTTACATTTGATCGGAAGATATCCCTTGCTTGAAAGGCGTTTCCCTTGCTCGAAAGGTGTCTCCCTTGTTTTGGAAGGTATTTTTCTTGCTTGAAAGGCGGTTTTCTTGTTTGGTGGTGTACTATCACGCAAATCCCAAACATCCCTCGAAATTCCCACGAAAGCCTAGTCCTTCCGCTACTTTGTTCCACGTGGAACGCTGATTCAGTCTAGGATATCGAGGTCTTTGTTCTTGATTGCCTTATATACTTGCCTAATACAATGTATTGATAATAAAACCAATAAAGAAACTATGATTATAGGCAGAGCGTCGCCAGTAGCTATAACATACCGCCCTAACTCAAACGCCATGTACCCACAAAACAAGATAAGCACGAAATATATAAATATACCCATAAAAAATATACAATAAGTAAACACGATTTTAAAACAACGCTCAAATAATACAACCAATTGAGTATCAACAACATAATATATATCAATCCATAGAGCTACCTCTAAGAGAAGACAAGCCTAGATATAGATAAAAAATATACAATAAGTACCGCCTATTATATACCTTTTAGGATCGATTCAAGCGCAAAACCATACATAAGGGCACAATATACCCGTCCGCATGGATATATATGTATACAAAATGATGATAAATAAAGCATTTTACTTACACATTTTCGATCAAGGCTTAAAATTTGCCGCCTCAACACTTTTATGTGTAAGCAAAATATATACATATGCTATCATTTTGTAAAATTAGGCACAAAAAAGCCCTTCCGTCCTATATCACTACGGTACGGAAGGGCACAAACTTTAAAATCAAATAAAAACAAACGATCTATTGTCGCAATTTGTTTGCCATATAACTAACACGTTTGCGCCTACATTTATCAGAGTCCCTACTACAATCTAATTTATTAGACTTGTATAGATCTTTGGTAAGCTCAATATAAAACTCCATTTGAGACTTTCTGGCAGATTCTAAAGCCTTTTCTTTTTGAATAGATAATTTCCTATTCAAGTTACTAAATTTCTTCTTGTACATAATCAATCGCATTTAATGAAACCAATAAGAAACAGGAGGCTAACAAGGCATAAGGCCGCCGTTATCAATACCGCTAGCCGGACACACCACACCCGCCTGATTCCCTTTGGTTTTTGTCCCTTTGCCCCGAACGAACGAAGCCAAATACGTACATACGTCGCCCGTGATACGTACCGACAAGGCGCATTTTGTCCGTCAATTTAACCGCACAAAATACCCTTGTAAAGGTTGTTATTTTATAACTACATATAACGTATAAGTATTTAAGCAACCTTAAACGTTATTGCTTTGATATATTGACACGGTTATAACACCGTGATACACTCAATGCGTGTTACTCTCACAACGCACTAACATACGCCCTATACATGCGTATATACACCAATATACCCCGTATTTTACACGGCCTATCCGGAAACCGGACGTATTACCCGTCTTGATACAAGCCCAAAGAATAACCATTCGTATTGCGACCGAATACGAACTTAAACCACATTGCTAAGAGGCGGCCTATTTACACAAGCTATCGAATGCCAACGGCTATACTCCTACCTACTTGTGTATGCTTATATCAATATGTCAAATAGCTCGTGTTTTTAGTCTTAGTCCAGTTGCACCACGAGGAGGTAAACACGTGCAACCATAACGGGCTATTATAGCCCGTTTTATCACCTGTCATTTTTAGGATGCGTTAGGTAGTAAGTGATACATTTAGCTATAAGACTAAATGTGTACCGCTTTATTGGCACGGCGCATTTTACAATACGTTTGTCAGCACCATTGAACGTTTCATAATATATGCCAAAATCAAATTCTATAGGCTCGTTGTATCCAAAACGCTTGTGAGACGAGCCGAGTATTGCTACATCCTCTATTTCGTTCATTTTAAGCTTTTTGTTTTTATCCTGATCGTTTTTATCATAGTATTCGCGTTCAACTTCTTTATAGGAACAAAATGTGTTGTTAACTCGTGGTAATATTTCTTTGCAAAGTTGTATTACAATTTCCTTGTCCTTTGCTAAATTGACTAAAGCGGGGACAATCGATTTGTCTACTTTGATGTCATTTTCTTTTAGTATGTCGTTTATTTCTTTACCAGATTTAAATAGGTTGCACCATGCTTTTACTGCACATGTTAATGTTTTCTCACTTGCTTTTTTTACCTCGTTTTGTACTTTGTTAAGATCTTTACTTGTCATTAGATTTGCCCTTGCCCTAGGGACTTGTATAGGCATCTAGCACGCCTTGTTTGTTAATATTGTTATCTCACATTGCAAATATAATATATGTTTTATTTTCAAACAAATATTTTGCAATAAAAATTCGACGATTATATGTAATAAATCTAATCAAATGTAAATGTTTATTAAAATATTAGTTTATATGATTGATAATCAACAATTTAAATTGAAAATAAGCATTCTTTTTTTTGGATCGCTGGTTGTTTTCCGTTCTCATTTGCCGCCCTTCTTGGATTGGGGGGGGCGGCCCCAAAAACGGCAGCCCGGCCGGGGTGATTTCGGGGAGGTGGTCCGTCCCGCATATAACACATATCCCCACATATTCCACCTCGCATTCCTACGTATCACCCACCACCCGTCCCGCATATCCCCCACATATCCCTACATGTCCGTCATCCCAACATATCCCAAATTTTATTATATTTGCGATATAATTAAAACATAACATATTATGAGTAAAGAAGTTGAATGTATAGGGGGGGGGTATTTAAGACCCCTCAGATAAGGAGGGGGTATGTTTAGGCGCAGGACTTCTTCTCCCGGTAAGATCCACTACCGTGTTAATATAAACAAGAATATGTGTCTTGGCTTTGTATATATATATATTGATGGGAAGCCATATCAATCTGGTTTTAACGGATCTTATCTTGATATATATCGCGATAAGAAGATAAAAACTATAAGGATAAGTGGCCAGATATCATATCTAAATCCGAAAAATGAGTACAATATTATTTTGGGCATAAGTGGAGGTATTATAGAGGGAACCCTTACGTATCAATATAATTCGGGTATGCATTGCGAGTTGGCTAATAAGGTGATATACGGGAATAGGACAACTAATTTTGTTCCTGTAACGGTGATAGAAGATCCTGGGAAGATCATTGATTTCACTTACAGATCTGAATTACATACTCAGGTTTTAGATGAAAGTTATGTAAGTTGGGATGGTGATTATGTATTAAACGATAATTGTATAGTAACTGATCTTTGTTCGGGATGTGAATCTTATGCCTATGGGAAAAGTTCTCGTGGTAACTATCGAGTAACGGTAAGGATAGTGTAATCCCAAGGGAAGGAGGGAGACCTCGTCCTTCCGGGCCTCCCCCGCCCTACCACCGCCCCCCGTTCTTTTTGGCTTCTCAGGTATTGTCTTTGACCGGATATCAAAAATTCATATCTTTGGAACAAAACTACAATCATGTTTAGAGACATACTACATAAAATAAAGATCTTCTTCTGCGATGACGATATCGAGAAGATAAATGTAAGGGATAGTACGGTTATCCGCAACAACGAGATACATAGGATGTATGATGAGATACTTAATGAGCTAGGTGATTTAGCCACTGTCGTGTCTAGGAACTACGTATATGGTAGGATAAAGGACAGGACGGGATTAAGTATCCGTCATATCAGTAGGATAATAAACCATACTAAAGTTGAGGAGATATGATTAAGGATACGATGGAGCGGAATATAATAAATGAGATATCGGCGTTATTCGTGATGATATTCACGGCCGGGTTGATGTTTGTCATGCCGATGTTAGATATAGAGTGCGATGATATTGCTATCATAATAGGATCAGGAATAATACTATCTTTTATACTAACCATAATACCGATCTTGCTTTCTTACGACATAAGGGATGAGATCATTGAGTTGATTGAGGATATGGATAGCCAGATCGTGGTAGACACTTCGGTATACAAAACGAACCTACCCTAGGTAATTACTAGGGTAGGTGATGTGCTATTTTCTTTTAACATACTTATCAATCAGATCTATTGATAGTTTAGCTCCCAGCTCCTCCTCCAACAGGTTAAGGTAGTTCCGGTGCAGACATCCGCCCCGCTCCACCTCCCTGAAGCCGGCTCCGTCCCGGATCCTGACCAGTCCTTTCCTTGAATCCATGTCGATCAGGTCTCGAAGCTCGTTCATATTCTTAAACCTGTCTTCTATCACCTTAAATACATCGATCTTAGGTTTCTTATCCTTATTTTTAGGCTTTATCTTAATTCTCCCGCTCATGTCAATTTACATGTAATATGATTAAAGTTATTATTGTTTCCGCAATAAGCGCACATAGATGTAAAAGGTGAATATACCCTTCCGCATACAGGGCATCTCCATCCATACACAACATGATTTAATTGTTTATCGATTTCTTTCAACCCCTCGTTAGTAGTGGTTGACGTATTTTTATTTTCCATATCATACATTATTTATCTTATCTGTACTACCAAATCCATTGTCACCTCTATCAGATTTTCCAAGATCCTCTAACGACTCTACCTCTTCCCATACGATACGTTCCCGTCTACGAATAAGAAGTTGAGCTACCTTACCACCGACATTACAATAATAAGGACTATGCCTATCCATTTTTCTGTGAACTATCATAATCTCCCCGCTATATCCTTCATCAATGGTAGCAGGGGCGTTTTGCATAATTAGCTCGCTATTAGTAAAACCACTACGTGGACGGATTTCCATCTCATAATCTTCAGGTAGTGCTACATGTACACCAGTATGATATATGATTCTTCCATTATCAAGTTCTATATCCTTAACGAACAAATCCATACAAGCATCCTGTTTATGAGCGTATTCAGGTAGCTTAGCCCCCTCTTCTAGCCATATCTTGACCTTACACGTATCTATACCATCAAGTAACTCAACTGCCTCTTTATAGCTCATAGGTTGTTCTGAGGCTAATGAAATGGCTCTTGCCAATAAATCTTTAATCTTACTCATTTTATTTTGTTTTTAAATTCTTTCCCTTTCGGGCATTGTAATTTACATTCCTCACCACAAGCGGAACATTTGGGTCTCATTCCGGGCACCCCTCTTCCCCCGTACGGCCAGTAGGCATAATCGCAGACGCTCCAGAACGCCTCCATCGCCTTGATCTTGGCATCGACGGTTATCTTCTCCTTCACCTTTTTCATGCTTTTCCTGAACTCGTCTTTCATATCCTTCCCTTCTATCTGTCTGGCCTTACGTCTCTCATTCCACCAATTATAGTAGAATTTATCTGCCATCTTATAAGCTTCTGGGTCAAATTTATCACGGTGCAGAATAGGGGCGTCCTTGACCTTTCTCAAATTCCTGCCACAAACATAAGCAAGCCCGGCGTACGGAGGTATGTCCTTAGGATCAACCAACCCATCCGGTACGCAGTAGTAGAAGTAGTTGGGCCGGCCGTACCTGACCCAGTCCCCGGTCTCGTATAGGGCTTGCTTCCGGGCCTCGAACCAGCCTTGCATTACTTGGTGCTTTTCCTGTTTCTCGAAATCCTTGTTATAGTCAGCTAATGATATCTTGACCTCAACCTCATAAGCGTACATAGATCTGGTTATAGCCAGATAATCAGACTCCCAGTTATAGACATATAAGTTGTTTATAATCCATCTAGGAGATACCAAGAACTTTCTGTTAAGGATATCCAATATCCCTCTTTCAGTGTACTCAGTACCTTTATTTGATTGCCGTGTTCCCATCTCCTGTCAAAGTATTGTTTCTGAATCCTACCGCCCGTATAGCGTTGCTTATCAACATCCTTAACTTATCCATGTCATTATCATGGAACGAGAAGGTAGTTATGGTATATGATTCACTAACCTTATCTTTAAATTTTATCATCAACATAGCGACATACTCTCCCATCATCTTCCCGTTAATGATATCGAGATCTATTATCCCGTGGTCTATTAGATCAACCATATCCCATCCTGATGGTAAATGTTTTTTTATCTGACTGAGATCCATAACAAATATCATAAAAAGGAGGGCCGTGCTACCCTCCTATAGATTACACACGAAAAATAGAACTGAAAGCGATCTTAAGCACGTAAGATTTTATTGATTCCCGTAGGCTGTCTACCGGTTATCGTTAATTACCGACCTACGGGAATATGTTTAATAAAACACCATGTGGGGAGTGGGGGAATCGAACCCTTATCCACGCTACGATTAGGAATCGTAAATTCTATCCGTTAAATTAACTCCCCTTTAAGCGTCCTGATCCTCCCGGACAAGGACACTACATAAATCTAAACTCTAGACCTAATGACAAACTCTATTAATCCAACTGTGGACCCGGCCGGACTTGAACCGACAACCTACTGGTTATGAGCCAATTGCTCTTACCAATTGAGCTACGGGTCCTAAATGCACCACATCGGCTTTCACAAGAGGATGTGGGACGGAATTTCTCGAAGTTTATATAGTAAAGTTATGAAACTATTGTCCAACATTCTAGCATATAGCACCAATCCTCGAACGGGAACGTCTCTACACCAGACCTACCCCATCCCGTCCCCCAACTGTTCTGTAGGACGAAGCCGGCCTTGTCCCAGCCGGTGAGGATAACGGCATGGCCTCCCAAGTTCTGTCCTTGGCCTTGCCAGAACCGATTACCATAATTATAGCAATACAGACCTATAACCAGAGGCCCATTCAGCATCAACGCTACCTTAGCTGATACCGGATCTATGATCCTAGCGTAACTGTTTATTTTCTCCCCATCTACGCCTACGTTCTTGATAGACTTGATAGCATCACGAAGAACCATCCCGTCCTGGTCCTTATCCTCTCTCAGATCATATATATCGTAAGGAGATATTTTAGCTGGTCTTTTGATATCCTTTATAGCTTTTCTCCAGTTAAGGATCTCAGCCAGGCTTACGGCTGCGCAAATAGGGGAAGAACCTTGATCTACCACGCTATCGACATTATTGATCTTATACTCATCAGGAACAGCCTCATGTTGCATATTCATGATAGCGTCCCTATCATCCGCTGGTGATGGTATGTAACCTAGTCCGTAACTCATTTTTTATCTTTTTTATGATAGTCTATTATCTTGATATTAAACGTATCGGATCTTTGCCTAACCTGTATTGACCCTCTAGCTTTTCCCTTGGCGTCGTACAGGGCGGTGAAACCAAAGTTATCGACCCGGCCGTCATCCAGCGTAAACTTCCACTCCTTCCATTGGCCCATCACGGTTCCGGAAGATACTATGGAATCCACCACATAAGATATATCAGTAGTATCGTACTCCGTATAATAGGTTCTAGATGTACTACATCCGACAGCCGCTAAGGTAAATAACGTTAACAAGAAAAACAAGATCTTATTCATTTTTCTTAGTCTTTTTACGTTTCTTAGATTTCTTCTTCTCCTCAGTTTTATTCTCGACATTTACGTCATTGCCGGCATCGGTACCAGTAACCTCAGAGATATTATTTTCAGGTATATCGATATGACCTGAATTAGGGTCCATCTTATCCTCCTCAACAATAACCTCATCAGACACATCACCATCTAAAGCCTCAGGATCAATATGATTTTCCAGATACTGGATACGATCTGACATAGCCTTATTTTGCTCCTCTATTTCCTTGTACCTTCTTCTAGCCTCATCGAGTAATTTAGATGATAGTTTATGTTTCTTCTCTATATCCATATAAGCCCGTTTAAGAGTCTCTTTCTCTTTTACCGACTCATTATATAGATCTCTTGATTTACTAAGCTCATTCCCCATCTTAACGATATGAGAATCCTTTGATTCTATATCCATATCAAGAGAATCCACAAGCGTATTAAGATATCTTTCTTTTTCCTCCAATTCCGTTATCTTACTACGAGCATCCTCATAATTTCTTTTTAATCTACTTGAATAGCTAATAGCTTCATCAAGATCCTGTTTTAGAGTATTTATATAACTACTCTTTACTATCTTCAATCCGAACATCCTCAACACTTTTATAAGTTCTACGAATATCGGCCTTTATCTTGCCGACTATAATTAACTCAGCTATATGCTTATCTTTCTCGACTATAGCTATATCCTTACGGACATTAGTGACTCTGATCGTAATATTCTCGTTATTAGAGAAAACGAACGGTGATCCTACCAAAGTGAGGCCTGTATCGTTGGTGAACGACGGCAGCATCATAACCATCCCGACAGTATCATCCGGGAACGAGGCCGATACACCTGTATCTATATCAAGAACATTACCTTGACCCAACGGGAAGGCATTACCCTGCTTGATAGGAATATCCTTTCCCAATGAGTTCCATGCCTTAGAGAATTTTAAAGAGTTGAGAAAAATTTTACCATCTTTCTCAACTATCCCTACCATTGGATCGCAATTCATGTGAACCTGATCAAGCTTATCATCCGGTTTTTCCTCAAATTCTTCAAGATCTCTGGCTGATGTAAATGACTTACTCTCCAGAAGTTTTTTGATATCTTCAATCGTAGCCATACTATAATTTTATTATTAAATAAACGATCTTCAATCCTAACTTCAAATCAGATGTCTTTTCGAACATCTCCCTAAGAGGTAAGATAGTAGCGTCAAGATCTGACGCTACCCATTCTCCATCCTTATAATACATATTCTTTTCCTCGGAATACGCTACACAAGGTCGATGCCCTAAGTTCTTCATAACCGTATCTACCTTATTTTGGGTAGGCATCGAGACACGGTTCACTTTAGTAGATATATTAAAATTACTTTCCATTAAATTATTCATTTTCAATTAGTTAATCAAAAAGGTAGGTCACTATCGTCTCCAAAAGGAGGATATTGAGGAGGTTGTTGCTGACCTCCAAAAGAAGGCGCTTGGGCTTGCTGCGGAGCCTGCTGGTATGATGGAGGAGGCGTTTGCGATGGAGCCTGCGTAGCGTATGACGGTGGGGGCGTTTGCGTTATAGCCTCACCAGCGTTGTTTTGGCTTGGAGACTGAACCGGTCTCACGCCATCCGCTTTAATACTTTGGATATATTTATTAAGTACCTGATAAGCGAAAGCGTCTTGGGTCGTATAATCAAACTTCTTATTCCCCATTATATCAGTACTCTCAACCCTGTCAGGCCATCCATTCTGCCCATTCTTATAATATTGCTGGATAAGCTCGTCCTTCCCATCTGGAGTTTCCCTAGCGTATGAAATGAAAAAATTACCGGGAGCATATTGATCCCCTTTCTTAGCATGAGCAGGATTGATCACCACCTTACGTTTCAGGTCGATATTAGGCAAGTACCTTACCAGTGACTTAACGTAATTATTGATACCTCCTTTTTGAGTCATCAAAGGAACGTTTATAAAGTAATTACCATCCTCATCACTTATCTTTATGGATAAGTATTTGGCATTTATTCCATTGAACTCCACTTCTCGCACATTGATATCAGACAAATAACCTTCGATACCGTTCCAGAATACCCTCCAATAAGAAACGGCTCCGGTCTTCTCGTTTATATGCTCCTCGAAACCTTCCTTTGGTTCTCTTGATGACTGATATAATAATCCGCTACCACTTACTTTAAAGTAATGGTTATTACCACCTGATGAATTTTCTCTAACTCCCATTTTATGTATTTTTAAATATTAAACAATAACTGATGATGACAAGAAATACTCGTTCTTATTATCCTCCCCATAAATCTTATTGAAATGAGATTTATGATCATGCTCGATAACTATCCTATTCCACGATATGCTTTTTATGATACCCAGATATCTTCCACATAACACGTTGCATACAATATCTTCACCATAATGAGACAAAGGGGTAAGTCTTTCCTTACATGATTTACCTGAAGACGGGCTCTCTGACATAATACCGCATCCTTTATCGGTAAATATCAACTTGCAATGATCGAACTCATTTACCTTAAGATTGTTTTGGAGGGCTTGGACGAGTAGATCCTTATCAAAGACATAGGTACTTGTTTTGACAAAATGCTCGTCCACGAACCTCCAATTTGGATAATTACCCTCAAAATGGGTCTCATACATATCCATATCAGGCGTAGAGAAATAAGTCTTAGTATCGTCCACTTTTATAGACAACATATCCGATGACTTATTGATATGCTTATCAAGCAATATCGCAGATTCGTTCGACACCGGGATAAACATCTTCTCTACCTTATCCTGATTAGGGACAAAATACCTGTAAATAGTATTTCTATCCGTACTTACTATATTAATATTAATATCATCAATATCAATGACCACATTCTCGATGCATGGATAAAAATCATCTACCTCCGTATAATCGCTGGCTTTGTTAAGAACCGAAACATAATCGCTCATCTTAACCTTAATTCCTCCATCAAGTATCTTATGTACCTGCGGGAATGTATTGATATCAAAAGCCGGACAACTGTACTCACCAGAAGCGTAGTGGATCGTGATCTGATCTTTTCTATCCGAAAGCAGTATCGTAATCTCACGATTCTTCTGTTTTTTCATGAACTTAATAAAAGAGCTTGCCTCTACCAAGAAAGAGAAGTTAGAGTCAGCCTTGACCTCCAATCGTTCTATAACACATACCTTGGCATTTACGGAAGTGATATAAGCCAGATTATTGACAACATCTATCTTAAGATCCTTATAAAGGGAGTTGGAACCGGCGTTCTTAACCACCGTCTCCAGTTTACCCAACTTCTCATTTAATGATTTCGACAAGCACTTCAATACCATATAACATATTTTATTTGTTTATCATCCATAATTCATGTACAAGCTTTATAAAAATCATACTCCGAAACCGGAAATGATTCCGGAGTATGAATCCCGATTATGGGATAAATCAGGATAAAAATCCTGTTAGTACCCATCGCCAATGTTACCAAAGGTTTCATACAAGCAGCACTGTTTTGCCGAATACGCTACTCCTGTTTAACCACTTGCCTTAGAGCCTTGGGCTTGGATAAACACCCTAGGGTAACTATACATTCTAAGGTAACGTAGTGCTCTAAGCACTTAGGCTAATAACCTGACCGTTTCCGGTATATGTAAAATATTTTTCAACATCTTACATATTATCCGAGGTTATAATAAACAACTTTTACATGACATTGCAAATGTAATCATAATTATATTAATTCAAATACAACAAACGCTTAATAGTATTAAAATAATTTAAACTTACGTCTAATATACTCGGCTATAAGCGTAGCGTCACACATTCCGTCTTGTATCTTAGTAGGTTGTACTCCTTTTCCTGACCATGGTTTCACGAAAGAGACCAAAGGGAAAAGGCGTATGGCGCATCGGATGGAGGTAGCTTTCGTATCCAGCTTAGCCGCCGTATACACCCGATCGGCTGTCGTATGAAGCTCCTTCTGCCATGTCTTTGGCTGTACCTCCTCGAACATGAACCTGACATCAGGGTGCGATCCGTATCGTTCCATCATCTCCACCATCATAGCGAAGAGCGCGTTTGGTTCCCGGCGCCGTCCTCCGAAGGTGAAGTTACTGGCGGCTGAGCTGTTGTGGATGCTATGGACGTCCTCTACGGCGATCGCCAGCGTTCCCCCACCTTCTTCTTGGATTTTATCCGCTGCGTCAAGGAAGAAACTTGATATGGCCCTAAGATCTATATCCCCTTTAGCTGATATCCTTGGTGTCATGATTACCTTAATCTCCCCGTTCTCCGGGATCATCGCCAATCCTCCGGTGTCTATACCCGGATCTATTCCTATCGCTATATTCATATTTTTAAGGTATATAATGAGTGAAAATCTTCCGGTCTGAACACCTGTATTGAGTTATCCGGGTACATACCTATATAATAACCGTAAAAAGCCCGTAGAATGCCATTTTCTAGCCTTATATCCAAAGCCTTTACCTTATTACCGTCAACCATAATATCGATCTCATCAGTCTTGTTAGATATCTTATCGAACCATTCAGGTACAGGATCAATACAGTACCTGAATGCGTTTACTGTTGATTTTATCGAGATATATGTTCCCATATTAGATAAGGTTACAATCGTCTCGTTTAACAACCTTAAAATCGCCATTTCTAAGTAATATCGCTACATCAGATCTCGTATATGTGAGAGGCGTATACGATACCAAATGATAAGAAGCCTGTCCTGTCGCTGGTCGAACCGGTCTTAATACGGCTATGGCTATATCGCCGCCAAGTTCCGTACCACCGGTGACACCCTGTAGGCACATGTATATGAATCCCTCATACTCATATCTCTTCCCGATAAATTCACTCATGGGAATACCTACGAACAGATAGTTCTTTACATCCCCCTTCTTAACCTCGACAGCGTTCTCTACGCTGGATGGTATTACGTCTACAAATTTTACTCCTATTGCCATGATTACAAATTCAATTTAGTCCTTAACTCTTGACACAATTCTTGATTATCTCTCATGATACTTAACGTATTCTCAACGCCATTACCGACCCGGACATCCCCGTACCAGTACCATGATCCTTTACGGGTAAAGATACCGGTTTCCTCGCATAACTTCAAAAGTTCAAGTTCCTTGTCAAACCCCACGCCATAATACAAGGCTGTCTCGGCTATCTGGAACGGTACGGCGGTCTTATTCTTCAGCACCTTTATCCTGACCTCATGACCTACTGAAGATCCGTCCTCACCTAATATAACCTTCTTTCTCGCCATCTCCATACGGATAGAGGCATAGAACTTAAGGGCGTTACCTCCGGTCGTTACCTTAGGATCGCCGTATATAACACCGATCTTCTCCCGATATTGGTTGATGAATACCAGAACACAGTCGCTTTTGTTTACGATCCCTGTAAGAACTCTCATAGCCTTTGACATCAATCGAGCTTGCAATCCCATGTTACTATCCTCCATATCACCCTCGATCTCCTTCTTCGGGACTAGATTTGCCACGGAATCCACGACAATAAATCCTACCCTGCCGGACTCCACCAGCTTGGCCGTGATGTCAATAGCCAGCTCACCGTAGCTTGGCTGGGAGATCAAAAACCGGTTTATATCCAACCCCATTTTCCTAGCGTACTCAATATCGAAAGCGTTCTCCACGTCTATTATAGCTACTAGCTTATCTGGATGTTTTTTCTGGAACTCGATCATACTTAACGTACACATCATGGTCTTGCCACAAGATTCCATCCCGACCAGCTCATGGATGCGGCCTACCGCCCATCCGCCGCCGAGGGCCTTATCCACCACCAGCGATCCGGTACTTTCCCTTGGTATGGATATTATAGGCTTATCATCACCGAAGTTCATTATCGAGCCTTCTCCAAGCTCTTTATTTAAAGATGATACTAACTCATCTACGTCTGAAAAAAGTTCTTTCTTAGCCATTATAATCCGTATTCCTCGAAGTTAAATAAATCCTGTTGTTTCTTAATCATATCCTTCCCGATATCAGATATCTTTTCCGGATTCAATACACCCTCATTCTCATCCACCTTCTCTATAAAGTCAGATATCTTATCGCTTAGCAGTACCATATCTTCCTTAGGCACTGATTTTAGATAAAGCCCGTCTATAGACCTACATCTTGAAAGAGCGGTATATATCTGTCCTATCTCGAAGGCTCTGCTGATGTCTACAAATATATTATCTAAAGTCATTCCCTGGGATTTATGGACAGTTATGGCGTATCCTAACCTCAATGGATATTGTATTATATAGCCGCAAGAAATGCCTTCAAGGGAATCATCTACCTGCTTATACTTCATCTTCTCCCATTTCTCTTTGGTTATCTCTACCTCAGTATCGTTATCTAGATGAACATATATCGTTTCATCAACAGTATCTATGCTGGTTATGATACCCATCGAGCCATTGACATATCCATTGCCGTTTCTGGTTATTATGACCTTAGCTCCTACCTTTACTATAAGCTCATCCTCACAGGGCGCTACAGGTTTCTCCCCGAATACAGTAGCATCGAACTTAAATACCTTATTATTGATCTTATCAAGATTAGTCTTATTTATCTCATAAGCTTCTTTGTTAGTTGAGCATATAATTATAGTATTATCCATATTATCCGGATACTTGACCCTACTATCCAATATCTGTCTTGACTCATCGGTAATAACCCCACATCTTATATCCTCAAGTACGGAAAGAAGCTGAGGATCTTTTTGACGGAATACGTTCTCGAAGGTAATGACCGAGAATCCTGACGCTCTTAATGCCTTTGATGAGAAAAAGAACCGGCTCTCATAATATTTGTCGATAAAATCATCCGCCGTCACCACAGGCGGTAGTTGTGATAGATCTCCAAACATAATCAACCTAACACCACCGAAAGGTTCCTTGCTACGCCTGCATTGTCTAAGTATATCAGCCACCTCATCAAGCAAATCAGGTCTTACCATACTGATCTCGTCGATAACGATAGTATCAAGGTTTCTGATCTTCTTCTTCATAAACGGACTTACATCCACCTTATTAGACAACATACCTCTCTCGATAGAAGGGATATAAGGATCGTTCTTTATAGAGAAAAACGAATGGATGGTCTGCCCTCCTGCGTTCAACGCAGCCACGCCAGTAGGAGCTACAATAACACATTTACCCAAGAACTTTACGATACGTCTCATGAACGTACTTTTACCACTACCGGCTCTACCGGTAATAAACAGATTCTCCCTAGTGGTGAAAATCTTCTTCAAGGCACGACCCTGCTCTACGTTTTTATCCACCGTCATAATATGACGAAGGAGGTCGTTTTCATTTCTAAAATCCTCTTTTACCATATCTTTTAAGTTTATGGTACAAAGATACGAATAGTTATAATTAACTATTAAAAATAAATGTGAATAATATGTAAATATTAAATTTTATATCTGATACTCAAATCATCCAGCTTTACTCATCTCAGAAGATTTTTCTCCTAAAAATACATCTCTTATGTATTCTGTCGATATAAGGATATGCATATATTTCCCCTTGTATAATAGTCTTAAGCATCCGATAGTTACGTTCTTTCTGTCTTTGGTATTCACCACTCCATTGTTTTTTTTTACCTCGTCATACAAATCGGATATACTCTTCTTACACATGTCTAAGAACATGCTTATGTATCTGTATATAGTGGATTGAGATATTTCACGCATACCTATGCCTATGAGCTTCTTATTCAACTCATTAAGAAGGTATGCTACATTGAACTTAACTGTCTTTCTTTTAGTTACCTTGTATATGTGATGTACGTTTCTGGTTCTGGCTCTGAATATTATTTTGGAAAGGATTCTCACCCTATCAAGCTTCCGGCTTTTGTTAGCCATTCTTCGCCTAGAATCCGAATCAAGATTCTTATCAATGCAAGTGTATATGGATTCTCCTTTCTTTACAAACATATCCTTTATCCTTGGGACCTTACTAGCCTTATGCTTGTATTTTATGATATCTGACAATGCTATTCTGATCTCTCCTTCAGCCCAAGCCTTTAGACTTATAAGTTGGTAGTTTATATCTTCGTGAGAATCTCTTAATACATGTCGGTAGCAGAAATAAGCGCATCCATCCGATAGAATATCAATAAAATCATTGGTATTGATCTCTATCTGATCTCTGTTTCCATCTTGCATCCTTTTTCTTAGAAACACATGTTTGAGTACGTTTATGATAATAAGATATATCATTGCCATCTTACATTCATCGCTGATCCGGATTCCCGATCCATGATACTCCTCATGTTTCAATGAATATTTTATGGCTGTCACTTTCTTGCCTTCCTTATTAGTAACAGGCTTAAAATCAACTGGACATATAAGTGATCCGGCTGGAAGTTTTACACATCCTAGCTCATCTTTCTTGGTCTGAATATTACGTGGAATATACTTTTCGGTAAGAATCTTATCGAAATTTGATTTCATTTTCTGTAAAAGTGCTATCTTTGTCTCCATGGTTTTATCTTTGTTGCGAATATACAAGGGTGATTATATACCAATTTACACCAGTACATTTTGACGCTTCACAGCCCCGGCCAACGCCAGCGACTCCACGTCCCCTTCCCGGTTCACCACCGGTGACGTATTTTATTGGGTTAGAAGATTCTGTTTTTCTAACCCAAATTTCTTTATATTCCTAGCTGCCAGTAAATCCCTGTCATTTACGGCCCCACAAGAAGGGCAAGTCCAGATACGATCGGATAATTTAAGATCCCGATGTATGTATCCACATTCGCACATCTTGGAACTAGGTTCGAATCTTCCTATCCGAATCAAATTCACGCCCTTCCAATCTGACTTATAGCTTAATATTCTAAAGAACTCGCTCCATGAGCATGAAGCTATGCTATTAGCCAGCTTATGGTTCTTCATCATCCCCTCCACGTTAAGGTCCTCAATAACCACGGTTTGGTTCTCGCCTAGGATATTGTTGACAACATGGTGTAGGAAGTTATGTCTTTGATTCGATATATGCTCGTATGCCTTAGCTACGGCTAATCTAGCTTTCTCTCTTCTTCGGCTTCCTTTTTGTTTGCGAGCTAATCTTCGTTGTAAGCATGCTAAACGTGCGGAAGACTTTTCCAGATATTTCGGGTTCTCGAAAACCGAACCATTTGATAAGGTAGCGAATGTCTTTATCCCTACATCGATACCTACAGCGGTATCCGGATTAATAGGAGACTTGCCCGGTAATTTAAGGCCGTTGTCTACAGGGATACTGATATAGTATTTATTTGTAGGTGACTTTGATACGGTAACAGTTCCTATCTTACCTTTAAATACTTGATTAGAATAAAATCTTACCCATCCTAATTTCGGTAACTTAATCCTGTTGTTATCGAAATCGATATGGACATTGAGGATATTCTTGAACGATTTCCTTGATCCTCGCTTTGACTTGAATTTTGGGAAGCCTTTCTTCTCCCTGAAAAATCTGGTGAAAGCCTGATCTAAGTTTCTTATTGACTGCTGTAGACATTCATTAGATACCTCATTGAGCCAAGAATATTCCTCTTGTTTCTTTAAATCAGTCAGTTTCTTACATAGATCAACAGCCGTAAGCGATTTTTTATCATCTTGATACGCTTCGATTTTCATCCGCAAAGCCCAGTTATAGATAAATCGAGTTGATCCGAAAGTCTTCTCCATTAGCGAGATTTGTTCGGATGTTGGATTTAGTCTATATTTATAAGATTTTAGCATACTACTCTACTGTCTTTTGATGCAAAGGTATGATATAAAAATTAATTATATATCATTTTAATTATGTTATACAACATAGTAGTGCAAAATTGTATATAATCACCTATACAAGTTTCATCAATACGAAACAAGTTATTCGGATGGATGGGTAGCCTGTGAAGGTCGCCCATTTGTTGTTTAAGGAGGGTAGGTTATGTCCGTAAAACGTTGAGCGCGTGAACGATGTTTTTTCTCAACCTACTTGTTACGCGCGCGTTAATAGGTATATTTATTAAATATAATTAACTCTATAAACATATACTACTTACTAATATCTCTATCCGTACACAGAACCTCTCCTTGCGTCGAGTTCCTGTGTACTCTACTTAAAGTTTTTATTTAATAAAACATTGCTTTTTACCGCCAAGGTATGGTGCCGCCAGGCAGGATACCGCAGGATAAACATGGTAGAAGCCGTATCTTATACCGGAAGCCGGAACCCCGGTAGGGGAATCGGGTGGAGCAAAAGCCAAAGAAGAAAAAGCGAGGTCATGTGCGGTCGCTCACGCTCCGGCCGTCCGTATCTTCTACGGCAGGACCATGCCCCAAGGCCTCCCATTTCCCCTTGGCTTTATATCCCATAGCTTTGGGAAGAAGGAATCCAAAGGGAAAAAGGTAAGGTCGTATGCGGTCGCTCACGCTCCGGTAGGCTAACATAACTCTACCGCCGTCCATGTCAATAGCGAATCTCTGGCGGCATTGTCCGGTATGACGGCGGTAGCCTTACCTTGGGTGTCCCAGCGTGTCCCCCCCCCACCAACCTTTTCCCCTTTGGATGCCTTGGGCTATGTCATGGGACGATAAGAAGCCAAAAAGAAAAAGGAGTGGTCGCATACTGTGAGGCAGGATAAGGCTGTCCTCCGCCGTCTACGTGCGTAGCGTACGTGAACTTCACTGTCCTCGCCATCGTAGCCTGCCGTAGACATACATGGCTTCGTTCGTACTACCCCACTAGCCTTTTCCCTTTGTATTCTCGTAAATACATGCTAGTCAGCATATATTATGTCGATTATGGCCAAATTTCTTGACAACGATATTTTTTTTAAGTAGTTTTGCTGAAAACTAATTTCATATGCCGGAACAGAGAAAAGCTTTCGTATTTGCGTTACCTTACGACACTAGACTGGATATGATCCAGCAGTTCTTAAGGATATACAACGGCTATCTGGATTCTAAGGGTAGAAGCTTGATTACCGAAAGGACGATAAACTTACTTTCTTTCTACATCAACTACGGATACTCGGATGATACCAGGGCTAAGTACATGGATTGTCATGGACAGAAGGAATCTTACGTCGCTGTCTTGAACAACGAGCTTAAACGTGGGGGTTTTCTGGTGGACAAGAAGAACGGGAACTTCCGTACCCGTGAGCTGTCTATTGAGATGAGAAGCTTACGTAACTATTTTATTCTTGACGGGGAGGGTGATGATACCCGTGTAATGGGGTTTGTGTTCAAGAGAAACAAATTGGATATTGATGGGTAGGAATCTTATTTCATTCGATAGGGATATCGTGGATGAGGTGGTAAGAAGATCTGATGGGAAGTTTACCAAACAACAGGTAGAGTGGTGCATGAAAGCATCCGTATCTTACATCCATCACCTAGCTAGGTATACTGACAATATATCTATCAGAATCCCGTTTATCGGATACGTTATATGCAATCTCCGAGAGATGCGGGTAAGGCGTGATAAGATACGCCGGATATTTGTCAAGGAAGGTAATCGTTATCCGGATGAAAGGATGCCTATTGAACTTGATTGTCTGGATAAGAAGATTAAGGCGATAGAGGATATGGAGGGGTTGAAGAACGGAGATCCTCTTATACGTGATAACCATGAGGCCATGTATCAATGTCGGTATGGAATGACATGGGAACAATTACAGGATTTTCAACAAAAACAATTTAAGAAATAATATGCAAACAATCGGTAAGGCCCAAGTAATAGCCCAAGCTTGGGAAGACAGTTTATTGGGTAGGATTCCTAAGGATGAGAAGGATTATCCGGAGTGGTACAAGAATCGTCTTGATTTATGCAAGAAATGTCCTAAGAACTCTTCTAATATAGCTTTCTTTAAGTTACCAGCTAAGGTATTGCTGCAAAGATTGATGGGAAGACAGGCATGCTCGTTGTGCGGTTGCTTTATCAAGGAAAAGGCTTGGATGAAGACCGAGGTATGTCCGTTGAAGTTCGTGGAAGGAGAGAAAGCCAAATGGAATGCTATGGAGGTGATAACGGCCGATCATAACGATTTTAATATCGAGTGCCCTAACGATTCCTTTGATATAGGACTTACGGATGACGAGAGCGAGTTTTATCTAAATATTTTTGATCAGAAAATAGGTGATAAGATAGAAATCGTGTTATTTATCACCCATAAAGATGGTTTCCATGTCAAGGAGCATCATCTTGGATGTGGATGTATGGGAGACGTGTCATATAACAAACATCCTGACAATGAGAATAGAACTATATTTAGGATGACGTTAGATACCTCAAAATATACGGAAGGTCATTTTGAGAAACATCTATCTCTTATGGGTTATACGAAGGATGATCCTGAACGTAATTTCAAACATTTCCCGCTACGTATTATAGGGGAAGCTTATAAGTAAATACTATGCGAAGTCCTGTAAGAAGTAATATAGATGATCGTATCCATGCTCTTATTGTCATGGAAGTCGGTTGCCGTGAGTTACCCGAATATTCGCTGGGTGATATACTTTACTCCGCTTTAAGGAGAGTTGCTAAGGCTAATGGTGGTAACGTACGCTTCTTGCGGGATATTAGCACCAGAGATTTATTAAGAATAATAGATCAGAGTATCAGTGATGAGATTGAGTTAAACAACAATGATTATAATGCGTAATATGGAAGATAAAGATATAAAAACAGAGATTAGAGATTATCTTAAAGAAGAGGCGGATACCCATATAAGGCATTGGATAGCCATAAAACGTGAGAGCAAGCGTCTGTATAGCGATATTGAGGATAGGACTAAGAAGATAGCCCTTAAATCATCTTCGTTGATAAAAGAGGAGGATTTTGTCGTTCTTCATGAGATGACCCATAAGATACAGATGTTGAATATAGAGGCTGTAAAAGTCAATTCTAGGTTGATGTTCATAATCCAGTTGGCTACCAGCTTCGGTATGGATCTGGATTTAGATACGACATATGCGTCCACCGCCAAGAGCATTATAGAAGACAGAACGTCTGGATTCGTGTTTTATGATGACAAGGAACGTCTTAGATATGCTGACAAGGAGCTTGAGGATATGTTCCATGATATGAGTGTGACGGAAGTAAGTAAGATAGGTGTTGTTCAATCTTATGAGCTTCTTATGAAGCAGTATAATGAATTTAAGGAATTAAAAGAAAATGCCACAGGGAAGACGAAAGCCGACGAGTAGGGACGTCGATCGGGTAAACGATAATCTTGAGGTCATATCCAAGGCCGTGGATGACGCCAAGACGTATATCGCCAAGCATCCATGGGATAAGGAGAAGCCTGAGGATATGGCTAGGGCGTTCGATTTCATATCCAAGCTGATCGATAAGATCAACGTATGGAATGACTCGTATATGGAGAAGAGTGGAATCATGGATGTATACAGGAGTGTCAGCAATGTCCAGAAGAAGGAACGTAAGGGACAGGTTTCCGGTGGTATAGAATCCGTATTAAAAAATATGCGATCATGAGTTTAAGCACGAGTCCAGAATTTTATGTAAACATGAAGAATCCCCCTATATGGAACGATCTGTTCGGATGGGAGGATCAGGATGATGATGTTAAGCAGTTCTTTACAGAAGAGGCTTATAAGGTCAAGTACGGGGTGACTATCAATGGTACGTTCATCCCTCCATGGCTTTATTGGCATGTTAATTTCTTTCCCGTATTTCAAGATCTTCCAAACGGGGAGCGTGTTCCTGCTATCAGTCGTTTGCGTGACAACGAATGGTTTTTCGCCGAGATGTACCAACGTGCCCGTCAGGAGAAGAAAGGGCTGGGGATGTTCGGTACCCGTCGTTTTGGGAAGGCCCTTCTGGACTCGGAGCTGATATATACTCCTTATGGACCTAAGAAGATAGGGCTCGCTGATATCGGTGATATCATATATGGCGATGATGGTAAGCTTACGACTGTAGTAGGCGTATATCCTCAAGGGTTCGTTGATATGTATAAGGTTACGTTTGAGGACGGGCGCAGTATAGTATGTTGCGGTCAACATCAGTGGAAGGTTAAATATCATGGTGATTATAAAGTCATGAGCACTATGGGTATCATCCACTCTGACTTCCAGAAGATGACTATAGACATAGGGGAGGCCGTGGATTTCCCCGAGCGGCGGTGGCTGATGTCGCCCCAGCTCCTTGGGTCTCTGACCGCCTCTTTCCTTTGTGGATCTACCGACAGGATCTTCGAGTTAAGCAATAAGGAGATGGATGATATTATTTATTCATCCAAAAAACAGAAGGAGTTGTTTATAAGCTCATTCATGAAGATATCTTGCGGTATAAGTACCGGTGATGATTGTTTTAAGGTCGTTTACAAAAGTGAGTATATTATATCCTTCGTAAGAAGAATATTCTGGTCTATGGGATATTATTGCGTCATGGATGGTGATGATATGTATATATCCAAGACTCATAACAGGCTTAGGATATCCGATATAGATTATTACGGGAAGTATAAGGCTACTTGTATTGAGGTCGATAATAAGTCCCATCAGTTCCTTGCCACTAATTTTGTCGTATCCCATAATACGACTATCATGTCATCACTTCTCCAGATGAACGCTACCATGACGATCGGGCTTAGTCATTCCGTGGTAGGTTTCAGCGATAGCGATTTATCTAATATAGGTGAGTATTGTGAGTATGGTCTTGATCATGTGCATCCTTTTTTCAGGATTAACAGGACCAAGACCGATTGGAGTTCTGGTGTCACCTTAGGCAAGCGTATGTCCAACGGGGTTCGTGATGTTCATGCCATAATATCCATAGCCAACATCAACATGGGTAGGAAGACATCCACACAGAAGACTGCCGGTCTGACCCCCGCCACGGCTATTTTCGACGAGGTTGGTAAGGGACCTATCAAGAAGCCGTACACTGCCGCTATGCCTTCCTACGACACTCCTTACGGCTGGCGTCTTAGCCCTATCTTGGCTGGTACTGGTGGTGAGGTGGAATTATCCAAGGACGCTCAAGAAATGTTTTCTGATCCTGAGACCTACAATCTTCTGGTTATGGACTGGGATATTTTAAATCGTAGAGCCATGAAAGGGAAAACATGGAAAGAACGGAAATGGGCGATGTTCGTTCCCGGTCAGATGGCTAACTCCGGTGTTAAGAGAACTATAGGATTGGGCGATTATCTTGGTAAGCCTGATGACAAGAAGCTTAATAAGATCAAGATCGACGCTACTGATTTCGAGGCTAGTACCAATAAACTTAATGAGGAACGGAAGAAACTATCTACAAAAGATAGGGTTGCGTACACTTCTCATACTATGTTCTATCCATTTACGATCGATGACTGTTTTTTAAGCTCATCCCAGAACCTATTTCCGGTCGAGTACGCTATCAAGCATAAGAATGATCTCCTTGAGTCGGGGCAATATAGCGGTATGCTGTGTGATGTCTTTCTTGAGTCAGGTAATAAACTGGGGACTACTAAATCGAATAAGCAACTGGCTGGATTCCCGTTTAGCGGCGGTGTTATTGACGCTCCTGTCCAGATATTCGAGATGCCTCAATCCAATAGGTTTGATGATTTTATTTATGTGGCGGGCCAAGATCCGTATAAGCAGGCCAAGTCTGATACTCCTTCATTGGGATCCTTTTATATATTCAAAAGGCGTGTTGGTATCCGAGATCCTTATGCCTATAGAATAGTTGCCTCTTACGTATCCCGCCCATCATCTATAGACCAATTCTGCCGTACGTGCGAGGTGCTTCAGAAGGGATATGGTGCTATATGTCTTATGGAGAACGCTGACCAGATGTATGAGCAGTATCTTAATCGGAAGAGCGGTATGCCGGCATCTTTCTTCTTATTCGCTGGTGAGGCTATAGCCAATAAGTATGTGAAGGCCGGCTCCCGGCAGAATAGCAAGCTGGGGCTATATCCTACCCCCGGCAACCAGAACCTGCTATTCTCGTGCGTCGTGGATTATTGCTGGCAGGATTTCGTTATTGGTTATGATGATCAGACTGGTCTTGATATAACTGTCAAGGGTATTGAGCTGATCGATGATATAGCCCTATTGGATGAGATAATACAGTATAAGCCCGGATTGAACGTCGATAGGATAATAGCCTTCGGGCATGCGTTGGTTCTCGCTAGGTATTTTGATGATAATAACTACATGCCTAAATCGAAGATAGATGAGATGAATAACGCTCGTAAGGAAGATGCTTATAAACACCATGAGATATATGCCTCTGCATTTGGATCGGTATCTATAGGAGCTTTTAGGTAAATGAATGTCAATTAAACGCCTATCTTTGTTGTAAATAAAATTGAATAATCATGGAAGTGTTTAATAGAGATCATTCGTTTCCAGCAAAAGGAGCGTTATTAGGATTACCTCCTCAGGCTATTTCCACGAAGAAAAAGAACAGGAAATGGAAGGAGGATTGTATGGACGCTCTTGAGACGATAGGGTTGAAACAGTATGATCGTAACCAGATGTACCGTGACTATTATCTGATGGCGGATGGTAAGTTATCTTTTATGGAGATGGCAGATGTTATCCCTCAGTTAAGGAACGTTCAGAAGCTAAGGAGCGATATAAGGATACCTTCTTTCTTGAAGCATTATGATATCATAGGTGGTATCGTAAACGCCTTTGAGGGATGGCTGACAAACCTACAGGATAAGTATACGGTTAATGAGGTAGGTGATATGGCTATAAGTGAGTATGAGGATACGATGTCAAACTTACTTCATCGTCATATACAAGAACAGTGGGATATTATCGTCAATCAGCGTCTTGTGGAGGCTGGTCTTGATCCTACGTACAATGAGTTTAACTCTGAGGAGGAGCGTCAGGCTTATGTTCAGCAAATCCAACAGGCCAAGACGTCTATGACCCCTGATGATATCCAGAGGTTCATGAGCACAAGATGGAAGACGCAGGCGGCGGTATGGGGGGATCATACGATCGAGGCTGACCGTAGCCGGTTTTATATGGATGAGCTTGACAGGGAGAATTTCCGGGATCGTCTTCTTAGCGGAAAGATGTTCCGGAATCATTTCGTTGGTTTCGATTACTACCGTCCGGAGGTATGGAGTCCTATGGAGGTTTTCCATCCTGATGTAAAATACCCGCAATATGGATCTTATGTAGGTCGTCTTCATTATTACGAGGGTGTTGAGTTGATATCAAAATACGGTCATAAGATGACGGCTAAGGATAAGCGCCGGATTATGGGAGGTGATGATGATTACGAGGGATGGGTATCCAATGACGGTACTAGGTATGATCAGAAGAAAAAGAAGCCTTCTATTACCGGTATGTATGAGAATGAGGTTATTCCATGGAAAGGATACCATGACTATGAGTCTATAGTCGCCGCTGAGGACTATTATGGTGTGCCGATGGGAGAGTACCATACCTTCGGACCTGACGGGGAGGAGCACACCCAGCCCCGCTTCTTGCCCCGCTTCCATCCCTTTGGCTATTTTAACTCTGACATGTCCAATGGCAAGAGATATGAGATAGATTCCCGTCTTTTTAGAGTCATGGAGGGATATTGGGTATCCATGAAACCGATATTCTTAATAACTTACATGACGGAGACCGGAATGGTGGATCAGGAGCTTGTGACAGATGAGCTTCTCCCGGAGTTCTTGGAGAAGAATGGTATAAAGAAAGTGAAGAGGGTCATGGCAGAAGCCGTCAGTGATCCTGAGGTGAACACCTATATCTTGGAGTATGTCCCTGAGGTTAGGTTTGGCGTTAAGATCACCGGAGGTAATTTAATGGATAAGCCTATATATATTGGTGGGGATCCAATACCTCATCAGATACATGGTGATAGCAGTTTGTATGATTATGTCATTCCGGTTTCTGGATTTATAGGGGCTAGTCTCGCTGATCGCATACAGCCGTTCCAGATGATGTATAACCTTGCTATGAACCAGCTATACAATAACGCCGAGAAGGAGATCGGTAAGTTCTTCTTAGGCGACTTAGGATTCCTGCCTACGGAATATAAGGATATGATGGACAAGAAGGGAGCTTTGGCTACTTTTATGCAGATCGTTAAGTCCGTCTCATTTATGGGTGTAGGTGGTAATGACACAAACAATCCTTACCAGAATCCGCAGATGAGCAGCATATATAATCAGTTCGGTGTATATGATCTTACTAATACGGATCAGATAAGATCCCGTATGGAAATGGCGTCTTACGCCTATATGATGGCTTATAGGATGATAGGTATATCCGAGCAAGCTATGGGTCAGTCAACTAGATACGAGAGTTCTACGGGCGTAAAACAGGGAGTTAACGCTACTATGCTACAGACCCAGACTTACTTTAATGATTTCGATGACTTCAAGAAACGGACATTGGATATTCATCTAGCCGTGGCTCAAGTATGCCAGAAGGAAGGATACGATTGGACTGTGATGTACAGGAACAGCGATCTGTCCTTGGCTTACGTCAGTCTTACGGATAATAGCTTGTCGTTACGTCATCTTAATGTTATGGCTGTCTCTAATTCCAAGAAACGTCTGGAATTGGAGAATTTGAAGCAATATATATTACAGACGAATACTTTGGGCAATGACTTGCTTGATATCACTAGAATGATGAATGCCAACTCGACGGCTGAGATGAATCAGATAGGAAGGGATGCCAGATCTTACGCAGATCGTGTAAGACAGGAGGAGTACCAGAATCAACAACGACTTGTACAGCAAAAAGCCGAGGCCGATCAACAGGCCCGTAATGACGAGCATGAGAAGGAGAAGGAGCTGGCTTATATCAAGGGTAACTTCGATTTACGGGGTAAGAGCATAATGGCCGCCGGTCAAGCGGCTAGGACACAAGATAACGAAGAGGGTATGGATTATGTGGAAGCTATAGCGGATCGAGCCTTGAAGGAAAGGGATCTGGATATCCGTGAGGAGGATATGAGAACCAGACAGGCTAATGCCGAGGCTGAGCGAAGATCTCGTGAGGAGATAGAGAAAAGGAAGTTGGAATTAAAGGAAAAGGAGATAGATGCTAGGAACAAACGTTCTGATACAGATAGGTTTACGTCAATAATAAACAAGAATTGATTACAAGTTTTGTAAATATTTTTACAAAATCTGTAATCATTTTGGCGTAAAATTCTGTCATATACTATAATGGGTTTGATTTAATTGGTAATTAGATTAATGATAATTTTGTAAAAAGCAAAAAAGGAAATTGTATGAATGACATGGGTGATTTCGCTAAGGGTTTTAAGACCATGAGTGTCGAGGAACTTTTTTACCGTGGTGACGGTGATGGCGATAAGAATAATATCGAGGGTAAATATGATAAGGATGGTAATCCTATAGGTGATTCCAAGGAAGAGCCTGCCGACGGCGGAGCGGCTGACGGTGGCGGGGATAAGGGCGGCGATGCTACCACCCCAGACCCTGATTCCATTGGCGAAGGCGGTACTGATGATAATAACGTGGTATCAGGATTTAACGGAAAATCTTTCTTGGAGAAGATGGCCGCCAGAGGTATCATAGACAGTATCGAGAACCTAGATATTATGGTAGATGATAAACCGGTTGATCTTTCTACTATCACGAAAGAGGATGATTTACTCGATATAGTGGAGGGATTGATCAAGGATAAGGCTGATGAGTTGTTGAAAGACAAGGTTGATACCGGGTCGATGTCTGATTTCATGAAGAAGATGATAGAGGTGGATAAGGCCGGTGGTAACGTTGGTCAACTATTAAGCCAATATCAGAGTATTCAGGCTCCGTTGGATAACCTTGATATGAGTAATAAAAATGATCAGCTTGCGGTTATCCAGCATTATTATAAGATGTTGGGTATGCCGGAAGATGAGATAAAGGATAATATGGAAATGATGATTGGTAAAGGCGATGAGTTTATTGAGTCCAAGGCCAATAAGTTCCATGATATCCTGAAAAAGGAGATGGATAACCTTATCGAGGAGGAGAAGAAAAAATCCGAGAAAAGGAAACAGGAGTTAGTTGAGCAGATGAAAGTCTATAAGAAAGGTCTTAAGACGTCTATAAGCTCAGGATTCCAGTTGACTGACACGATGATAGGTAAGGCTGTCGATTTCGTTACCAAGCCGATAGACAATCAAGGTCATACGGCTATAGATAAAGCCTATTCCGAGGCTATTAAAAATCCGGATATGGCCGCTGATCTGGCCTTGTTCTTGATGAATAAGGACGAGTTCCTTAAACAGAAAACCAACAAGGCTAAGATGGAGGTTAATAAGAAGACCATCACTCTTCTTTCTGGCAATAAGGGAGGAAAGCAGAATAAGACTAATATCGATAACGATACTATAGAAGCTAACTTCCTTGATCTGAGTGGATCAAAGAGTGTATAACGTTTAAATATATTGAAAATGAATCCGTTTCTTACAAAAAGTTTCCCGGCTACCGTGAATGGCGATAACGTTATTGCCTTTACCGATGCCAAGAACTATAAGACTTCGCTTGTAGAGCATAACTTAGGCTCATTGGCGAGCTGGTATTATGAGGATCCTGACAAGAATCATTTGGGTCTGTTGAATCTGTTCTCTAATATCGCTAATTACCCTGTACCGATGTATATGGGTATGATTAATAACGGTGCTACGATCTCCGTTAACGGTATTGGAGCTTCTTTCCGTTATGATCTTCCTGTTACAAAGACATTTGCTGTTGTTACGGCAGAGGATACTTCAGGTCATCATCTAAAACCGGGTATTGACGGTAGCTTGTTTGATATCGTTTTGAATACATCTGAGTTTACGGCTTATGATGTTATTACCTACGATGCTGCTAACGGTTGTAATATCCTTATATCAGGTGAGATCCCGTCTAAGACAGAAGGTGACTTGACGCGTTATTGGTGTCGTGTTATCGGTGGTAAGGCTAAATACTTCCCCAAAGAGAAATTACGTCCTGGTATCCGTTATTGGAAGATCGGTCATGCTCTTGGTGAGTATAGCACTCAGTTCTCTAAGGTATCTGGTGCTGATAAGGCCGGTTCTATGACTTGTGAGTTCCGTTTAGGGAACCACCGTGGTGTTGAGGGCGAGACAACTATGTACGCTGGTATGAAGTCCATGCAGGCCGCTCAGAATAGCACTTCAGAGTTCGTGGAGACCGCTCTTCGTCGTATGAATGCTATGAGAAGCGAGTATGAGGGCAATATTCCTGATTTGGCTATTATCGGTAAGACTGTTAATGGTAGACTTGATTTGCGTACGGCTAAGGTAGCGTCCACGCTGGAGGTATTCTGTATGGCTGAGTTGGTTAAGCTGGAAGCTAGACAGTTGATGTGGCAAGAAGGTGGTATTATCATGGATCAAAATGGTCCTATCCATTTGAATGAGGGTATCTACCGTCAGCTTCGCCGTGGTTACACTATCTACTATAGCCGTCCGATGGGTATTACTAAGGACACGCTTATGGCTGCCGCATCTTATATTTTCCGTGGACGTCAGGATCTTCCTATTACGGAACGTAAGATTAAGTTCAAGGTAGGAGCTATGGCTATGATCAATTTAGAGAAGTTGATCAGGGAATCGTTCTTCACTACCTTGCAGAACTTAAGCTGGGGTATGGGAAGCGATAGGATGTTGCCTTCTAACCCTATCTCTGGTACTAATGACGCCATGATCTTAGGTCCGGTTCAGGTTAAGGGAGCTTTCATCCCGGGCATCGGTAATGTTGAGTTCGAGCACGATCCTTCTTTGGATTACGCTGACATGACAGATCGTAGTGAGTTAGTGAATGGTATGTATCCTAGATCCTCTTATTCTTGTATTATTGAGAATATCACTGACGCTGGATCAACTAACGCATATTCCGCTATTCCTAATACGGCTAACGCTAAGTTAGGTAATATGAATAACAACGTATTCTATATCAAGCCAGAAGGTGTAAGTATGTGGTGGGGCTATGAGTACGGTCGTTGGGCGCACAAAGCCAACGGTAATGAGATCGTATCATCCTTGCCGGGCATGAAAGAACAATTCTGGTGCCACTCCGCTTCCGCAGCATGGGTTATGGATAACAGTAAGTTCTTGATTATCGAGCTTCAACCGAACTACTTCGGCTAAGTTTTTTATAAAATAGGTTCGATTCTTCCTATAAGTCTTTATCCTTATGGAGGAATTGAACCACTGTTCCTTCTTTAATCAATAATGTTTATTTCAAACATTTAATGATTCTATATTTTTAGTATATTTACTGTATGAAATTAACATTACAGATCAAATTGCTCCCAACATACGAGCAGGTCGAAATATTGAAAGATACATTTGGTGTTTTCAACGAGGCCTGCAACGTTATTTCTCAGATAGCGTGGGAACGATGTGTGTTTAAACAGTTTGATCTACATAAGGAGGTTTATTGTTTAATAAAGGAGACGTATCATTTATCTTCTCAACTTGTAGTACATGCTATCAGTAAGGTCGCAGATGCGTATAAGCTTGATAGAAAGAAACAAAGATGTTTCCGTGAATTTGGGGCTATTACATACGATAGTCGTGTTCTCTCCTACAATATTCCAAAATCCATATGCTCCATCTCGCTTATTGGAGGGCGTGAGAAAATAGCATATACCTGCTATCGTCCTCATCTTATGCAATTCGCAAAAGGAGAAGCCGACCTCGTCCTTATCAAGGGTAAATTCTATCTCTATCAAACGATAGAGATCCCAGATGAGGAAGAAGAGGATGCAGAGGATTTTATTGGTGTTGATATGGGAATCACAGATATTGTTTCTATCTCTGATGGAACCAGTATTTCTTCCAATGAGGTCAAAAATATACGAGACAAATATAATAAGGTAAGAGCTTCTATTCAGTCCAAAGGCACCCGCAACTGCCATAAGTTGCTGAAACGGTTGAGAGGACGTGAGAAAAGATTCGCTACCATCGTGAATCACAGTATTAGCAAATGGCTTGTTGCGAAGGCCAAGAAAGAAAACAAGGGTATCGCTATCGAGGATCTTAAAAATATCCGATTCGGCATGAACTCCAAAAGACGAAACAAAACATTTCGAAGAAGAAGTAACTCGTGGAGTTTTTATCAGCTTCGTTCCTTTCTTGAATATAAATGTAAGATGAATGGAGTTAAGATCATTGCCGTCCCTCCGGCTTATACCTCGCAAACATGCCATGAATGCAAACATATAGGTATTCGAAATGGGAAGCGATTTCACTGTAAATATTGTGGCAATATTGCGGATGCGGATATTAATGCCGCTATGAATATTGCTACATGGGGGTATGTAAACACCCATGAAAGATGGGAATTGTTATCGTGTTCTATACATGATGATGTTTCTACGTCTAAAACCCATAAATCTTTAGTTTATGGGTAGTTTACATATGTAATTTGGTTTTTATAGAAGAGAATATTCTTATTCTTTTTTTTTAGGAAAGTAACGCAAAAAAATAAGGAAATGAAAGAAATTTTAAAATCAAGGAAGGTATTGGCCGAGGTAAACGGTTTCAATATCATGTCAGATACCTTATATGAGGTTGTAGGCAAACACGATGGAAGTGCTCCTCAGGCCTTTCAAGACGCTAATATAGCTAAAGCTCCGTTCCCGGAGAACGCCACTCACGTATGTTGCCCTTGGGATGATTTCTCCAAGGCCTATAACACCGGTTTTTATCCAAGATCAAGATGCTATAATGGTCTTGACAAGAATGAGATCGACAGGCTCGTCAAACAGCGGGTAGATAATATCATGAAGCCTTTCGAGGAAATGTCGCAGATGGATCTATCTCAAACCAATTTAGAATTTTGGGATGACGCTAAGGATAAGATCTTCATGGGTAAGGTTTATAATACGGTTAATACCGTAGATCTATTTTATTTATATCTGGCTGTATTTTCCGGCATGTTGACTCCTCAGGAAATGGATGGAGATCCTGTCTTCATGAACTCCATGTTCTGTTTCGTGGAGAAAGACAATATGAAGGATTTCGTTCAGCAGCGTGAGATCAATAAGATGAACATCAGCTATAAGTTTATCAGCGCTCTTAAGAAAGGCGGCGACGATCGTCAGGCTGTCATCGATCTTCTTCTTTACATCGGTATCGTAACTCGCCCGGATTTCACGGAGGATGAGTATTATACAGGATCTCTATCAAACTGGATGAATGAGAAGAAGACCAATGTCGATTATCTGCTTGATATCTGGGATCGGTCATTGGAAGGTGATTTCAAGGAAGTTCTTGAGTTTTACCGTATCGTAAACGTCCTTCAACGAAATGGTCGTATCAATATGACTCCATCCGGATTACAATATAATGGCCAGATCATAGGACCTGACGTTCGGACATCCGCTGAGTTCTTGGCTACCAAGAAAGACTTTATTAACATAAAGGCTAATGTATTGGATGAGTATGAGGAGATCATGTCTATGTCTAATATCGATGATAAGTCCAAGACCAAGAAGGTTAAGGATATTAAGAAGAAGGATGACGTAGAGGAAGGTGATAAGATTAAGGAGGAATAACGATGACAATCCAAGAAGCGTATCTAAGGTCTTTGCAGAAGAACGAGCAGAATCTTGCCAATGGCGGGATTAAGCTTGATCCGGGAAGGTTCGTGTTGTTGTTTAACGAGGCCCAAGACCGGTTAGTTAAGTACTATCTAAATAGGAAGGATGACGAGACTATACGCTCCATCCAAAACCTTCTTGTTTATTGGATGTCGTTGGATAATGCGGTTAGGATGGATGACCCTGAGTCTACGTCCTTTAACTTACCTGACGACTATCTATGGTTCTCTAACATAAAAGGAGTTTTCTCATACAAAGGGTGTGAGGCCACTGATTTCGTTATGTGGGAGGCTAAGAACGAGAATATCCATGAGCTTCTTGGAGACGAGAATAACCGTCCTTCTTACGACTACCGTGAGACATTCTACTCCATAGGGAACGGGAAGGTCGTGGTCTACGAGTCAGGCTTCCGTACCGAGGAGGTTAAAATGACGTACTACCGCCGTCCTGTCAGGGTAGACCTATCGGGGTATATCAACGCCGCCGGTATCCAATCCACGGACATCGACCCGGAGCTGCCAGATCCTTTGGTGGAGGAGATTCTGAATATGGTCGCCAAGCAATTCAACCTTAACGAGAATGAGCTGCAGAGGTATCGGTTTGATAAGGATAATGTGGCTTCTTTTAAATAAACAACGTTAGTTTTGATTGATAAGCCTGCCCAGAAATGGGTAGGCTTATTTTTTATCATCTTATGCATATTTTCTGGAATCGGAGATTTCTCCGACTCCAGAAATCGTAAGTATGATTTTTGTGTTTTACAAAATATTTAATATAATGATTTTATATTGGAATATTTTTTATCTATATATTTTTATGGTAAAACTTTTATTTATATGTTTGCATCGTATTAAATAATTAAATATATATATAATATGAAAACTAATGTTGTTATGATCTCCAAGGATAGGGATCTTTTTGGTGTTACTATCAAGCAAGACACTAAAACGTCTTTCATGTCGTTGACTGATTTACAGGAAGCCTATACCAGGAAAAGGATTCAGGAAGGATGGAATGATAAGAGGATAGAGAATATCCTTTCTAACAAGGAAAGTGCTGAGCGAATATACTATATTCTTGAAAAACAAGGATATATAATAGAAACAGGATTTCCTGTTTTTATGGAAATGGTTGAAAAAGAGTCTCTTATAAAAGTAATGAAAAAGTTTGGTGCTTATAAGACTGTTGGTAGGGGCGAGAACAGGAGAACTATGTGTAATCCTTATATATGGGTTCTTGTAGCTATGGAATTGAATCCTATGTTGTATGCCGAGGTTGTTACGTGGTTAACCGATAAACTTATTCTTAATCGAATAGAGGCTGGTGATAGGTATAATGCTTTGTCTAGGGCGGCTTCTAGATTTAAGGATGTAGATTATGTTAAGATCGCCAAGGGTCTTAATTATATTGTTTTTAATATCCATGAAAGTATGATCAGGAATAAGGCCACGGAAGCTGAGCTGAAGGAATTGGAGCAAACACAAGGCAATCTTATATGGGCTATAGATATGGGTTATATAAAAAGTTTCGATGAACTTATTGATATGATGAGGAAGATGTATAAGAAAAAGTGGCTTAAATAATGTTTTTACAAAAAATGTAATTTATTTATATGCCTATACACTCGTGATTGTGTTTTATTGTCGTGAACTTGTTTATTATTATGTTTGCGTTAGGTAAATATCCGAAATAACATTAAAACAATATGATTTAATCAAAGTTTTAATGTACCCGAAAGGATCCGGTTATTAGCCTAAGCCTTGAGACAGAGGCTACGTTATTTGAGAATATATAGTTACCAAGGAATGTTTGCCCAAGTTCCTTGCTCTAAGGCAAGTGATTAAATAGGAGTAGTGTATTTGCGAAACAGTGTTGCTTGCGAAAAACCTCAAAATAACATTGGCGATGGGTACTAACAGGGTTTTACCCTGACTTATGTTGAATAAACATTGAATTAGTTTGTAAAATGGTGTATGTACAGGACATAGATAGTAAACCGATGATGCCTACGACAAGGCATGGGAAGGTTAGACGACTGCTAAAAGATAACAAAGCGGTCGTTGTAAACACATGTCCTTTTACCATCAAATTAACGTACAAGACATCCGATTACAAACAGGAAATTGTGTTAGGCGTCGATGCCGGAACCAAGCATGTTGGTTTATCCGCTACGACGAAAAGCAAGGAGCTTTACAGCGGTGAGGTTATTCTTAGAAATGATGTTGTAGAACTTTTGTCTACAAGAAGAGAGTCGAGAAGAGCGAGACGAAATAGGTTGAGATATAGGAAGCCTCGTTTTGAAAACAGGGTGAAAAGCAAACGTCTAGGATGGGTAGCACCTTCGGTACGACATAGGATTGATGCGCATATCCGTGTTATCGACAATGTCTGTTCTATCCTGCCGATATCCCGTATCATCATTGAGGTCGCTCAGTTCGATACCCAGAAAATCAATAATCCCAATATCTCTGGTAATGAATATCAGAAAGGAGATCAACTTGGTTTTTGGAATGTAAGGGAGTATGTCTTGGCAAGGGATGGGCATAAGTGCCAACATTGTAAAGGTAAGTCAAAAGATCATATCCTTAATGTTCATCATATCGAATCTCGTAAAACAGGAGGTGATTCCCCCTCCAATCTCATTACCTTGTGTGAAACTTGTCATAAGGAATATCATAAAGGGAATATCGATTTGAAGGTGAAACGAGGCAAGTCACTTCGTGATGCTGCGGTTATGGGTATTATGAAATGGAAGTTATATGATGAGTTGAAATCCAAATACGACAACGTTTCGATGACTTTCGGTTACATCACGAAATACAATCGGATTAAATACGGAATAGAAAAATCCCATACATCCGATGCGTTTGTCATTTCTAGGAACTTCAATGCGAAACGAATTGAACGTCAATACTTGAAGCGTTTAATTCGTAGACATAACAGGCAAATACATAAAATGAAAATTTTAAAAGGAGGAAAGAAGAAAAACAATCAAGCTCCTTTTGAGGTTTTCGGATTTAGATTGTTTGATAAAGTATTGTATAACAATGAAATATGTTTTATTTATGGAAGAAGAAAATCGGGATGTTTTGACATTAGGGATTTCGATGGTAAGAACTCTAAAAATGTTACATATAAGAAGCTAAAACTCATTAGAGGAAAGAGATACCCAATTATATTAAAGTAAATGAACTGATTTAATAATTTTAATAAAAAAACGAATTATGTTGCACAGACCGCAAGACCGGGTACTTTTCGTATCCCCGCACGCTAAGATGGTGGATGTCGACTCCATCTTCTTAAAGGAAGGACAGATCGGTATTTACGATACTAAAGATACTTCCGAGAACGGTTGCAAGGCCGTAATTGACTTTACCGGTAAGCCTCGTAACGACAAGCGTTATGAGATCCGTATCGGTCGTAATGAACAAGCGGCTTCCCGCTCTATCTATGATAAGGATTTTTCCACGCCGTTATTCTCTTTGAACGAGATTACAGAGATCTATGCGTCTTGGCCGAAGAAAGATCATGCTTATGTCGATGATGTTATCTTAGGATACAACGGTGTGTCTGATGACACGGCTTTCTCCGTTTCCAAGGGCGACCGTATCGTTATCCGCTTGGTTCTCGCTGGTCGTGCCTTTGAGCTTCTTGGCTATGAGGAGGGTCGTGTAGAGATCAATGACGCCATTCTTTTGGATGATTGTGATAATACGCCAAATCAATGCGAGGAGTGCGATCCTTGCGAGGAGGTTGATTTGTTGCCAGCCGTCCTGAAATGTATTGAGAGGATGAAGAACCAGCCTATCGCTGGTGGTGGTAAGGTATCTGATTATATTGATATCACTCCGGTTACAAGATGTACTAACGAGGCCACGGAGCCTGAGACGGAGGACGTGAACTTCTATTGTATGGAGGTTTGCGATACTGGTGATGACCTGGCCTTGGCTGAGGTTCGCTCCCAATACCCGGGATTGAAGATCGTACGAGATACTATTGAGGGTAGCATGTCACGTTATAAGGTTATGAAGAAAGGGGCTAAACCTGCTGACTATACTCAACGTCTTATCTCTATCATGAAAGGATGTACAGATTGTCCTCCTAGCTATACGAAAGTTAAGGGTGGTTATCTTTATTCTATTTCTTTGGAGGATGATGGTGTTGATATGTCTACTACGGTAGAATCTTTACCTAACGTGGTAGCTGATACGGTTAATAAGATGAGCCAGATCAAGGGATCGGGTTTGTATATCGCCGCTACTTCAAAGAAATTGACGGATGAGGAGATTTCTACTTTCGTGGAGGCCAATCCTACAGCTATCATCTACTATGTGGCTAAAACATCCGATATGTGCGAGAATCCTACGGTTCGTACCGCTTCATGGTCAGCCTGTGGTTCTTGCAAGGTATCCAAGGAGAAGTATTATATCACGATCCCGGATGATGAGTGCGGAAACAGCGCGTTGGAGGAAATCAAACAGGCTTTCCCGGAACTGGAGATCACTGATTACGGCACTCCTGCGGCTTGCCAGCATAGCTTCCAGACAGAGGTATATACCAATATGTTGTGTGATGAGTGTGACAAGGTGTTCGAGGGATTCTTTACCAGCGAGGCTCCGGCGTCTTACCGTAACCGTATGTGGAAGAAATTGGAGTCGGCTCAGGAACTTGGATCTAACTGCAAGTGCGGTATCCGTTTCCGTGGTAAGGAAATGCTGTTATCTCCGTCAGAGTGTTTGATGGATAAAATGACTTATGTAGAGGATAGCGTTGAGATCGTTGGCGCTAGCGGCGGTTATCCTGATTCTCTTGACGAGGGATCTCCTATCTGGTGGGATCAGCTTCACTTCGAGAGATTGTCCAGCAAAGCACCACGTACTCATGTCGGCGGCAATATGATGGATGATGAGTTGAAGGGTTACGCTCATTTCAACGGCTTCCCGAAACATCAGGATTTCATGGGGCGGACGTTCATGAACGAATATAGTCGTGTAGAGCAAACGGCTCAGTACGTTGACTTCCAGATTACGCTCAATCCTCATAGATACGCTCAGGGATTCGGAAAGGTTATCGCCGATGATCCGGTTAACCTGATCTTACGTGTACGTTATGGCGCTCATGAGGGTGTTCAGGAGATGATTAATATGATCGGTGCTGCCGCTGGTCTTGGCCCGGCTATCGTAACCGAACCGAAATAAAGAACCTTTTTTGCGTTCATATATTTCCTAAAGGGGAGAGATTCAATTCTTTCCCCTTTTTTATTAACTTTGAGGCATAAGAACTAAAATGTTATAATATGTCAGGCATTAATGAGTATCTAAAGAGACTGGCTTCCATATTCGGTAGCATGGGTTTCTCCGTTCCGCCAGATGACTTCTCAGGGGTTGTAATAGACGGAAAGACGTATCCGGTCATGATGAGGAATGACGGGTGTTACGTTTACTTCGATGATAAAGGAGTAAAGAGACTTGTAAGCGATGTCCCTAAAAAGGATTATCAGTTCATTAACATTAAGGACGCCCGTGTGTCGATCGTCAACCAATGTTATCGCACGCCGGGTGGTCAGGTAGAGGCTCGTATCCATACCTATATGAATAATAAGGGAGAGATACTGGCCGAGAAGATATTTATCATCAACTCTTCAGATATCGATACTCCTATCGGTACGGAATTAGATAAGGTTCCTGCCGAATGGGTGGCTATAGATTGTAGCATAGCGGAGATGACCGATCGGGAGTTGATATTCGTAAGTAAATGTTACGCCACGGAAGGGGGCAAGGTCCAGATCGAGGGCGTTGAGTCGGTAGACCCCCGCCTGAACCCGGAGGTATCCCATTATGAGGTGGTAAATACGACTGACGATAGCAATCCTATCGGTACGGAGTATGATAAGATACCCGATACATGGAGTCGTATAGTATGTGATTTCCCGGACATGACCCAAAGGGAGATAATACCGGTGCTTAAATGCTTTGATACCGGAACCGGAAGGGTGCAGATAGAGGGATATAAGATATTTGATTACGAGATGGGTACCAGAAAGGAATGGTATCGCGTCAAGCAAAGTACCGATCCTGAGAATCCGGTAGGTAAGTTTATCACCAGCATAAGCGATGACTGGGTTGAGGTCGTTTGTGACTTCACGGATATGGAGGACCGGGATATTGAGGTAACTGTAGAATGTTATAAGACACCGGCCGGTAAGGTGAAGCTGGAGGTTCTCACGTCATGGGACGGGAATATAGGGGTTAGGGATAAGAGTTATAAAGTCATGGAGACTACCGATCCGTCACAGCCTGAGGGTGCCAGCTTCATTTCCTTGCCAGATACTTGGATAAGGGCTGTCTGCGATTTCGATGATATGGAAGAACGTGACATTAGATCTTACATTGAATGCTACGATGGAGGTAACGGCCATGTCAAGCTTCGTAGGTTAGTTTCTTATGACTCCAAGATAAAGGCCAGATATACCCGTTTCGAAGTCCTTGAGTCGGATGACGCTGGCTTCGTCCCGGGGACCGACTTAGCTACCCTTCCAGAGAGTTTCTCTTTGGTTCCATGTGATTTCACGGATATGGAGGATAGAAACGTTCAAGTATATCGTGAGTGTTATGCTTTCAAAGGACAGCGTATTGAGGTGGATAAGGTTGTCTCTTATGACGGTGATCTAGGTGATAGGAAGGCCAAGTATATTGTACGTGAGAGCGAGGACGGCGCTATCTTAATAGATCAGGAATATGATGAGATCCCTGTTGGATGGAAGAAATCTCCTTGCGATCTTGAGAACCTTCGTGACAGGCATGTATCTTACTATGATCAGTGTTATGTCACGGAGAACGATAAACGGGTTAAGATCCATAATATCGTTATATATAACTCTTTAGGATATGAGTGGTATCATTTCTACGAGGTTACGCAGTCAGAGGATGATAAATATGAGGTAGGCGATATTAACTCCTCTATGATTGATAAATGGAGTAGGGCTGAGTGTGAGATGCCTGATATGGAGAATCGGTTCTTGGATACGACAGATACCTGCTATGATACAGGGAATGGTACGGTTAAGATAAGGCGTCAGGAGTCTATTGACTATAAGCTTAATGTCCGGGAGTTTGATTATAAGATCGTGGAGTCAACCGATCCTGATCATCCTACCGATACCACCCCTACCCAAGATACGATTAGTGGCTGGACGGTAATAAGCTGTGACCTTAATATCATGGAGGTAGATGACTGCTATGAGGTTGGTGGTCATAAAATCCATTTAAAGGGATTCAGGACGGTCAATCCGGCATTACAGGATATTAAGTCCATATTGTATGTCGTATATTCCGACCATCCTGATTATCATGCTGGAGATGAGCTTAATTCTATTCCAGAGGGGGCTAAGGTCACGATCTGTGATTATGCGGATAAAAGCCAAAGGCATATGGTCCCGGTGCGCGAGTGCTATGAGGTAGCCGATGGCCGGTTCTATGTGGAGGGAAGCAGGTTGGTGGATAACAATATGGTCGTTGAGCGGATGTCGGTGATGGTGCTGGAGTCATCCTCCCAGACCTACCCGGTAGGTACGACGCTGACCTCCATTCCTGTTGGCGCTACTATCGTGGCTTGTTTATGTCAAACTTGTTAATCCGTGATGTTATGGTAAGAACATGCAATGATTATTATATGATCGACGCCATGGCTGGCGGTGAGGTCATAAGGAAAAGGAAATATCGTCGTGAGAATACGATGATCGGATATAAGTGGTATGATTATAATGGGGTTGAGGTTATCGACCCCATTGAGATATCACGTCTTGACGGATTGGCTACTAAGCATCAACGTGTTGATGAGGCTTATGATGATCATGCTATTTTCATGTCGTCAACCAACTACGTTAACAGCGTTTCCGGTATACCTATGGATAAGCATATGGTTGTCGTCGAATGGAGGCCGGAAAGCGAACAGGGGTTTGTTACGATGGCTCATGAGCAAGGTCTGGAAGGCGATAGCTATTATATCGTTGTCATCAATACAGGTGATAAGCAGGCTACTATCTACACCCCCGTAGATCCCGAGGATCCAAAGGACGGTACCTCTAGAGCGGTTGATGGTGATAATATCTCCGTTGGCGGATCATATGTCTCTATATCCCCCAAGCAAGTAGAGAGGATAAGGGCTACCTTTCGTGATGGCAAATGGTATTATGAGTTAGTTACAAAGACATATCCCAGTAATACCGGAGGAATTAAGATCGGGGATGTCGATTATGTTACTTTCAGGTATTTATGGGATGAGAGTTCGGGAAGGGATTTGGATACCATGACAGAGGCTCTCAACTCGAATGTCCCGACTATCGATAATCTTGGTGTTGGTTATAATGGTCCCGGTAACGGTGATGAGTCCGTAAGGAGCGTGCTTAAATGGGGTGGTGATAACACCGGGTCTGGTAAGGAGTGTGTTTGGATGTCGGTAAAGGATCTAAGGGCACAGCATTATTCCACATTGCCGGATGAGACGCAATTCATGGCTTATGCTACATGGTTCGCTTCTATAGGTACAGGTAAGTGTTCTTTTGAACTTGTGGGTTACAAGGGCGGTACTATGAGCCAAGACGGATATAATTTTATAAATACCGGTGGATCTGTGGTGTATCAAAATACGTATGATTTTGTTTGTCATACCAGCAAAGGCTCATCTACGTATAAGACATCCTACGAGAAGGTGGCTCGTGTTACCTATAATAAGCTCACTAACGAGGTTTATATGTCCATCGGTGACGCTATAGATCAGGAGGATAATTATGATAAGCTGGAGCGGGAGATCAATAATATAAAGGAAAGACTTAGCGATGTCGAGAGCGAGTTGGCTGTCGTAAGACGTATAGCCGAGGGCAAGAACACGGCGTATATCTTTGATACGGTCGATGCCATGAATGAGTGGCTGGCGGTTCCGGAGAACACGGCTAAGCTCCGTGTGGGGGACAGCTTCTGGATCAGGGAGCAGGATGTGCCTGATTATTGGTGGGATGGAGCTCAGGCTTTAGAGCAGGAAGGTCCGAAGGTGGATTTGTCTCCTTATTATACGAAAGATGAGATTAATAATATTGTTGATGATATCAACCAGAAGATAGAGGATAAGAGTACGTCGATCATCTTTGATACCTATATCCAGATGAAGTCTTTTGTGGATGATCCTACCAATGCCGACAAGCTTAAGGAAGGTACCATCTTGTTGATACGAGAGAAAAACGTACCTGATTATTATTACGATGGAGCTGGGATAGTTAAGATGGAGGCTGACGTAGAACAATGTCTTTACGTTACTTTAGCCAATAAGCCTACGGAAAGCACCGTTAGTTATACCCAAGATCGGGAGGTGACTAATTTCACTCCTGGAGCTATAGCTAGATGGGTTGACGCTGACGGTAATGACGTGTTCTATAAGCTTGTGGAGGTAGTAGGAGGCAAGGCTAAGTGGATTACTCTTATCGATACTAAATACGGTAATGTGACGCTACAGAGCACTTATGACAAGAACTATGAGATCGTGAATATCGTATCTGGATCACGTTTACAAGCTATAAATAGCGATAAGGATGAGATCAAGTTCGTTAATAGCGCTACCGGTAATGTTACTGTCGTGTTTAACGCCACGGTATCAGGAGGAGCCAAGAAACTTACGAGCCTGTTGGCCGTGAACGAGGTGGTCCTTACGCCTGGGGCGGCGGCGTCCTTCACCCGTACCGGTGAGACCTTCACCCTCTCCGATCTTTTTGGTGTTACGATCTTCCCGGATCTGGCTGATTCCAACCGTGAGGGAGAATGGGTGATGAGCGTAGGCGTAACCGGAAAACCGATCCTTATGGAGGTAAAGGAGATGAGGAAGTGGGATGAGAGTATTGTCAGGGAACTTACTATTGATGAGCTTAACGAGAAGTTCCCTAACGTGGATATTGGATTCGCTGTCGTATGCAAGACCATCAACAAGGTATATGAGATGGTTAACGGGTATAAGGAATGGGTGTCTTATGATATAACCTCAATAAATTAATGGTATGGCTTTTTTAGCAGGATACGACACGGTAGCGTCCTATGTCACGTTTATAGTAAATGAGGACAGGTTCCCTTGTTATGATGGTAAGGGCGCTGATTATATACCCGATCCGATAATATCAGCGGATGCTTTTAATCGCAGTCTTAGGTTCTCGACAAGAAAGCCAGGATTCGTGGACGTTGATTGGGGGGACGGGACGAAGGATCAATATCCTTTAGTTAAGGTATCTGATGGTAGTTATAGGATTGTATTCAGGTCTCTTGACATTGAGTATAAGAAGAATCCGGATGATACCGTATGGTGGTATAAGAAAGAGGATGGTTCACAATACATACCGGTCCCCCCACATAAATATAGCGATATCAGGCGTAGAGAGGTTACGATGAGGTTCTCTAACGTAATTGATGGGGAATTTAATATGGATGGTATTGTCCTTCATGAGTTCCCTATAACTAATCTTCCTGATATAACTTATTTTGCTGTGGCTAGATCCGTTTTAAAAAATGGCGATATCCCATATGACAGGATAAGCAAGAGCGTTAATCTTCGTAATATACAGATGGGAGCTTTTTCTCATTCTGGTGTATGGAGTAATTGGCCAGAAGGTTTTTTAAATATGAAAGACCTGAGGTATTTCGGATGCAATAGCGTTTTTAATTTCGGGGATGATCCTGATTCTAATTGGAGAAGGTTCTCTGAATGGAAGAATCTTACCGAGTTTAATTTCAATTGGTGTAACATCCCTTCTTATGATCCGGCCTTTAATTCTATTCCGGCTGTGGGTATAAATATTATAAGCGATAGGAATAATATACCTGTATTTGATGAGGTGGATAAGGTAGGGGATGATAAGGCAGGCGTTGATTTTATGGGTAATGGTAGCTCATGGAAACAAGATCTGGTAGGAGGGAAGTTGAACAAGATTCAACGGGCATATTGTTCTTCAAGTACGGTGCCGGTAGACGATCTTCCGGATTACTTGTATGAGATAAGGGAATTTAGGATATGGAATTTGCGTGATGGTGGTAGATTTATAAATACGCAGGAGAGGGCTGATACGTTCGTTAACACGTTTTATGATAAGATGATGTCCTGGGATTATATAACGATGTCACAGACGGCTTCTGACGGTAACAGGAATCAGTTTTATAAACTTACCTTAGATTTATATGCTGCCGTAGCTCCTACTAATAAGAGGCCGTCTGGCGTTTATCAGGCTCCTGATGGGTTTGTCAAGGGGGCTAGTAATGGTAATCCTACGACACCTATGGAGAAGGTGTATGTGCTTACCAACAACTACGGGCAGACGTGGATCTTGGCGCCTGCCCCGGCTTCTAAGGCCGCCCTTACGAGGGCACGGCGGGCTGGGAAGGCCAGGATCACCCCGTTCGTTCTTGGCGTAAAGGACGGGCATGTATCCGTGTTCAGCGGAGACGTGTTAGATGAAAGCATGTCCAAGTATAGTTTTGCCGATAAATACGAGGCTATAGATATATGTAGTAATCTAGGGCTTGATAGTTCACCTGTTGTCGAGTATTTTAGAAGAATAGAGGAGGGAGAGGTATGAAGTTGATATGTAAGGATACGAATAAAGGGTCTATAACCTTTTTTACTAAAGGCAAATACGCTTTTAGGGGAGTTAACAGGAATGATACTACTGATGATGTGCCTGATCCTATATTGGATGGTAATAATTATAATGAGACTATAGGATTTTATTCTAATGCTCCTGGCATGTGCGAGGTTGATTGGGGAGATGGGAATAAAGAGCAATTCCCTTTTGTAAAGGCTAGGAGTGGATCTATATATGGTCAATATAGGTTGATGTTTAGGAGAAGGGATATAAGTTATCATAAGAATCCGGATAGCCATCCATGGTGGTTTTATAAGGAAGATGGGAGCGGGTATGTTCCCGCCCCCAATCATGCTTATGATGATGGCATGGATAAGGAGCGTGTGATATCCATGTCTTTTACCAATGATGTTACGATGATGGAATCCTATAGGATTATGATGGTAGGTTTTCCTATACTTGATATGCCTAGCCTTATCAATATAATTATAAGTATTCCTGGGGATCGTACCATAACAGATATACCAAAGGATAGGATAATGAGATCGGTAAATATAGAGCGTATAACATTAAGGGAGTTTGGTGTGGATACGTTGACGTCCATCCCGGAGGATTGGAATAGACTAACTAAATTGAAAGGTCTGGATTTGTCCAAGTCTATTGACTTTAGTGATACCGAAGCTTCCAATATAAGGAAATTCCCTTCCATGTGGCCTAATTTGGAGATATTGCATTTAGCTGGTGGAAGGGTAAGGTTATATCCTAAGGAATGGTTATCATTCAATAATTTGAAAGAATTGTATTTAAGTCCTGGCAGTGCTACATCATCGTTTGATCCTAACACATGCCCGGCTATGGATGAGGTGGATAGGATAAATTCTAGTTTAAAGATTTTCAGTCATATAAACAGATGGTATGGATCTGTTGTAAGTTGGCATCCGTATATGAGTGGTAAGGGGTTGGAAAACATTGAGAGTCTCGACGCTTCACATGGTTATAGTAATATAGATGTAAGTAATCTCCCGGATTATATATATGAGATGAGGTCTATGAATAGCTTTTATATGTATTTCTGCTTGTCAACCCAAAGTCGATGTGATACGTTTATATCAACATTATATGATAAGGTAATGGGGTTTAATTATCTCACTATGTCCTCCTCTGCTTCTGATGGCGAAAGGAATCAGTTTTATGGATTGTATTTAAGTATGTATTCGGCTTCCAGTCCTTCTGATAAAAGACCTAGTGGCGTATTACAGGCACCTTCTGGTTTTATAAAGGGTCAGTCTAATGGCTCTCCGTTGACTCCTATGGAGATGGTTTATGTGCTTATGAATAATTATGGATGGAGGTTTAGTATGGCGCCAGAGGCTTCGGTGTTAAGGTCAATACGATCTTCTGATATTGACACGAGGTCATATAAGCCATATAAGCTTATCGTATTTGACGATGGGCGTACCTTTGTAGGCAATGGAGATGTTTTAGCTCATGATACGGATAAGGTATTATCGTTTGGGGGTCAACCAGAAGGGGAGTATTTGTGTGATTCTATGGGATTGGACAGGAATGTTATTGTAGAATATTTTAACAAGATAGGTAATGGCTAAGACATTATATAAATACGAGGCATCATCCAACAAGTTCGTGTGGTTCACCACATGGGATAGGGCACTTAGAAATTATTATACCGATGATTATAATTATGTACCTGATCCTGTCGTTGGTAATCCTTATAATACGTTTGTCGAGTTTAGATCCAGAAAGCCCGGTATGGCTAATGTGGATTGGGGGGATGGAATAAAGGAGCAGTTTCCTATGACCAAGGTTCAAGGGCGGGATGATTATTGTATTATATTCCGTTCTTTGGCAATACAACATAGGAAAAATCCCAATATTACGTGGTGGTTCAGGAAGGAGGATGGATCGCAATACGTACCTATAGATAATCATGCTTACGCTGATGGGAGGAGGGACGTACAACGGGCTGTGTCGATAGATTTTACTTGTGATATTTATTATGCCAATATCCAAGTTTGCAAGATGACATCTTTCCCGATTGTGGATATACCAGGACTTGAGTTTTTGATCGTATCCCATACGCTGTATGTTAATGACGGTATACCTGTAGACAAGTTGTCAAGATCCAAAAAGTTAATTTATATCGATCTTCAAAATATAGGGCAAAGAATGACCGTAATTCCTGAGGCTATAACCAGTAAGACAGAGGTATATTATTTAAATATGTTTAATATGCTTGATCTTAGGGATATAGAATCTAGCGGGATAAGGAATATAAAGAATATGAAAAATCTTCAACTCCTTGAATTGTCTTCATGTTATTTGGATAGGTATATAAAGGAGTTTAATGATCTTCCTAAATTAACTTCGTTGAAAATACATCCTGGCCCTTCTGATATGTGGAATTATTTTGATATAAATACCCTTCCTTTTTTCGAGGTAGATAAGATAAATCCTAATATTACTGATTTTTATTTTTTAGATGACTGGGTAAGTGGAGAAAGGAGGACGGGTTGGAATGATGATAATATGTCTGGAAGGGGATTGGAACATCTTACTAGTTTCGTTGCAGCTCATAGCAATAGTCTTAGAATGGATAAGCTTCCGGATTATATTTATGAGATGAGGGCTATTACATGGTTTAACGTGAATGCATCCACTCATAGCCAAAAAAGATCAGATGATTTCGTGAACTCTTTCTACGACCTTGTTGTAGGATGGGATCAGATTACTATGACATCCGTGGCTAAGGATGGGAAGAGGAACCAGTTCTATAGTCTTTCGGTAAGCATGTATATTGCTGCTTATCCAACCGAAAACCAGCGTCCTTCCGGCACGGAGCAGGCCCCAGAGGGATTCGTGAAAGGCTCGTCCAACGGGTCTCCCGCTACACCTATGGAGAAGATATATGTGCTAGAAAATAACTACGCCCAGAGATGGACGATTAAACCAGAATAATATTATGAATATCAATATTTTAAAACTAAATTGGGGGGGGGTAAAATCCTATTTGCCTTATGATGAGAAGAAGGATGTTACCCAAAAGGAAGGTAATAGAGGTATTCGAGGAATTATCTCCTCAGGATAATGGATATTGGACGGTTCCTGATGGGGTCTATGAGGTTGAGTTCGCGTTGGTCGCCGGAGGTCTTAATGGAGAATATTCCGATATATATAATGCCGGGAGTGGAGGTAACGGAGGTGGTGTACTGACTGGGACTATACCCGTAAATCCAGGTGTTATATATAGGGTGGTTGTAGGAGATATAGGTGGTGATAGTATATTCGGTATATATCAGGCTATTGCCGGTAAAGGTGGAGGAGGCGGATATGGAGTTGAAGGGGAAGGTTATGATCCTTCCCCGGGAAATCCAGGGCAAGATGGATCATATGTTTTTAACAACAAATATCCTGACCGATACCCTTATCCTATGGGCGCTGGTGGTGGATCGGGAGCTTATACAAGAGGATGGGATAAAGGCTTTTTATCCGGAGGTAAAGGTGGCAATCACGGAGGAGGTGATGGGGCTGGAGCTGAGGATACTGAGGGTGTTACTATTAATGGCGAAAATGGAGGTAATGCCACTTATTATGGTGGTGGTGGTGGAGGAGCCTCTAAAGCTTCTAATAGTGGGGCTACGAGCGGTCGAGGAGGATCAGGTTATCGTGGTATTATTATTTTGCATTATTTAAAAAACGGATAATATGGATAGAAATAGTATTATAAAAGAACTAGGTTCGTATTTTGATATAGTGGAATTAGTATGTCCTCATACATATAATAAGTGGAAGGACAGATCGTGGCAGTTTCTTGATACAGCGTTTCTCCATAATCTTCTTATATTACGGAGGGATATAATCAAACAGCCTATGTATTGTAATAACTGGGATAAGCAAGGGCAGTTTTCCCAACGTGGTCTTAGATGCAACATCTGCCAGATAGTTAAGGATAAGAAAGATGTTTATCTATCCGCTCATGTGTTGGGTAAGGCTGGGGATTTCGATGTCAAGTCGATGACGGCGGAACAGGCTAGAGGCTTGATCTTGGATCATCAAGATATGTTACCATATCCTTTCCGGCTTGAAGGGAAGGTGGGTTGGTTGCATTTTGATAGCCTTGATACTAGGAACGGTATACATGCTGTGGTGTTTTAGGTACTTAATGGTATAGTAGTTAACTTTGCGAGTGGGGTATAAAATGAAAGACAAAGACATGATAGAGCGAGTAGGGGCTTTGTGGAATATTGCGCTTGCGTATGGTGCCTCTTGTTGGGCTTACTTCCAGCCAGTGCATCATTTATTGACCGTATTACTTATAGTATTAATAGCGAATTTTTTGGCTAGGTTAGCGCAAAGCGTAAGGGGCTGGAAGCTCCGTAGAAGCCGTAGGAGGAGGTTTAGTTTCAAGAGATGGTTTAGGGAGGTCAGGTTCACTGATATTCTTAAGGAGTTCGCTTTGTCTTGTTTTATAGTAATGACATTATGTGTTATATATAAGACGTTATACCCGATCGAGGAGGAGGCTAGCATGATACTTACCGTTACCAAATATGGGGTGTATATAGCCCTTGTTGGATATGTGATGCTTTTCTTGAATACCATAGGGGATGCTTTCTCTGACGCTTATTTGGTTAAGGTATTCAAGGCCGTGTTTAAGAGGATAAACGTATTCAAGATGTTTAGTTTTTCCAAGAACATACCTGACGAGACGTTTGACGATATAAGGAGGATTGCCGATGATGAGGTTAAGGATAAGTCTTAGGGCGATTTTTTGTTTAGGTCTGTCGCTGTCCCTGTCCTCTTGCGGAAGCAGGAGGCAGGTTAGCGAAACGTCTATTGATAGCCGGTTGATCAGCAGGATAGAGACGATGATAAATGAGGTTATAGACCGGAGGATGGTGGAGATAAAGACCTCTGACCTTAATGCCGATATTATTATAACGGAGAGGAAGTTCGATACGGACAAGGATGTTGATCCTGCCACGGGGGAGCGACCGGTGTCCTCGCAGACAGATACCCATATCGTCATTGGCCGGCGTGATAGCACCGTGACAGCCGACTCCCTTGGTATTGATAAGACGAGGAATGATATAAAGAATATGGATAATAAGATAGATATCAAATCTAAGGATGTGGATGATAAGGATGAGTCAAAGTGGCCTACAGCTATTATCTTTATCTCGATCTTAGGTATACTAGTTGTATTGTTCGTATTATTGAAAAGATTAGGATTGATAAAATAACAGGTGTACAAGGCGCCTTATACACCTGTGGGTTATCACCCCAGAAAGGATTGCAAATGCGAGGTCAGTCCCGGATTCGAACCGAGGTGTATGGTTTTGCAGACCACCGACTAAACCAACTCATCCAACCGACCGTATCGCGAATATATAATTTTGTCTTTGACCAAACAACCTCTTTGACCAAATTTTTACTCAACTAGAATATCCCTTAAAGAGAATCCCTTATCTAGTATACTGTTTGAGGAAATGTCTTTTCAAGGTCTACACTTATTGACACCAAAAGGAAATGTGGCGGCTCCGTGAGGCAGGGCAGGAGGTATCCCCACACGGCCGGCCAGGAGCGGAGCGACTCGTAGCCCACCTCCCTTTCCCCCTTGGCATATTACGCTTAAGCGTTGGAAAGAAGTAAACATATCAATGCATTAACGTCTGATGTAGGTAGTTGTTTGTCGATTAAAGATCCATAGACAACATAAGTAGATGTAAAAAATACACTAAACTAAATTATTGATATAAGTTATTGTTGAGATCTTGATTTTTCAATCTACTACATATTTTTATGTTAATGTAATTAAGTTATATACTTTAGATAATAACAAAGCGTTAGCTAACTCTTTTTAATCAATCAACTTATGAGATAAATAAAGAAAATCTTTATAATGAGACTCCCTTCTTAAGGGGGCGAAAGTTTCTTATATCACATGTCACAAAATAGACAACTGTGTTTATAAAAGAAGGTGGATAAATAAATTCATCTCTTTTCTTAACTATCCCTACGATAGTCTCCCTACGCAATGTCCAAGTTGGATTTCGACCATAGCGATCGCCGTAAAAAGCCGTGATCATAAACAAAAAAAAATGAGTACTTTCACAAGCACTCATTTTGAAATGACAAAGTTTTTAGTACCTTTGTGCTAAAACAAAATCTAATTATGGCAAAGATAATGCTTATATTTGATCAATTCGTCTCTTCCTCAGAAAAAAAGAGGATGTCAGAAGAAAATAGGGCCTTGAGGAGGGATTCCGGCAAGGTCATCCTACCTTATTTGTTTAATGACAATGCTAATCCTTGTTGCGATAACCCTAGGATAAAGCGTAAATCATCATCCAAGTCAGAGATACTTGAGAAGCCGATATCGGAGACACTGATAGGCATTCTTATCATATGCCTTGACCCTATAAGGTTTAGGACGCTGGGGATCCAATACAACATCAAGTGGTTCTATTACTTTGTGAATGAAATAGTTAATTACTATATCAAGCATCATCGTCTTGGTGGTGATAATCTCGCTTATCAGATAAAGTTAGTTAGGTGGCTTTTGATCAGTTATGTTAACGTGGCTGTTGTCCACGGTTATTATGCTATGGTGAGGAAGGTGAAGAAAGAGCATCCTGACCTTTTTGTACATAGTAACAAGGCGAGGTATTATTATTGGGACAATTGCCCTCCTAAGCATCGCAAGCTAGAGGATGAGCGAAACATGAACAATCCTACTTATAAGGCTCATGAGTGCAATAGGAAGCGCGCAGAGGATATCAAGCGTGTTGTTTATGACTCCATGGATTCGATCAGGAAACGTGACCTTAAGGATTTTGTGTCCTCCAAGAACAACGGGGTGAGCATTTCTTTTAAGGAAAAGGTTCAGAACAAGGTCAGGAAGAAGGGCTTTGGTAATGTCAGTATCAAGACCATAGAGAGGGCTATAAAGAGCTATTTAGATGAGCGTGGTGTCACTTTCTCTGAGTTCGTCGATGGGGTGAGGAAGTTGGATAGGAAGATAAAGGAAGTCAAGTCCGCTTTTGGCAAGGTTAAAAGGATTAAGATATTTGGCGTCAAGGCTTATGATTATGTGTCTGCAGATGAGATAGTTGATGAATTTGGTATGGCCGCGTTGTCTGATGATGTGTGGATTCCTGATAATAGCACCCCGTTCCTTGACGGTTATGTCTGTTCTTCTGAGCCGCTTAGTGATTGTTTGTGTTTTAACTAAAATATTTTTGCCATGAAAATAGTCAGATCCGGTGATTTTAAGATTATGTTTAATGAAAAGAACAGGCTGTTTAACGCCTCTATGCTTTTCGACCAGCTTGATGGTGGCGAGGACGCTTTGAGGGACTTGCTGGGTTCAAGAAAAGATCTTAGGTGTCTTATAACCAAAAGATCCTTTTGGATCGATATGCCGGCTATCGCCTTGTTTTTGGGCGATTATGACGGGGATGATATCAAGAGGCTTGTTTTTGATTGCGCTTCATGCTACATTTCTCATTCAATAGCGGCTTTTTTGGATGAGGATTTGGAGCCATTTTTTGTTTTTCGTGATAATCGCGATGAGCTTCTTCATGATTATGGGGAAGATGGTGATGATACAGGCGAGGCCGTGTCTAGCATTGTTGATTTATCCACCCGTTTCGTAAACACCGTTTTGTTTAGCAATCCTAACTCCCCTGTGTTTAGGTTTATCATTGACACGATGACAATAAACATAGGGAGATGCGTTGGTCTGATGAGGTCATTGATTTTTATGTTTGACCGCGGGTTTATAAAAACCATGGACGATCTTGATGACATCTTTGGGGTTGGATAGATTTCATTTTTGACATGACATGTGCTATCTTTGCGAAAAAGATATTAACATGAACCAGATAAATATCATACCGAAGATAATCCATGATAAGTTCGCCGCTAGGATTATTATGGATGATTACGATATAGAGAAACCTATCGTAATTACTGTCGTGGCTAGACGTAACGATGGTGAGTATAATACCCAGATATTGACATACCCGACATCTGGCGTTGATTATGAGGATAATGTAAGGATGGTGTTTTTTGATGTCGCTAGGTCTCATGTTTGTCAGATAACATCGGTGTTTATCAACGGTCATGAGGTCAAAACATATTATACCGATGTCCCGGATCTTGATATGCAAGCTCGTTATGACGATAGTTTGTGCCGGTACGACAAGAAGGTTAATATGAATGATATTAGGCTGTCGTTTCAGGTGCTAGAGACACGTGATCCCAAGGTGTTGCAGGTATTGGATGAGTCCGAGTGGGGACTACTGGAGGACAGGAAGGCGATCATCGAGATCACTACGCCGGGCATGTCCGACCCCGTTACGTTGTTCCTTGGCAAGAATCAGGTCAATACCTTTACTAGCCTAACATTAGGCCTTAATTGCTTTAATTACGATGATTGTAATGTAAAGTACCTTGATCTACCTGATGGTATATATGATATCAAGATCATAGGTAGCCCTTCTACTTACAACTTCAGTCGCAAGTATCTTAAGACGGATCTTATACGCAGACGTCTTGATCGGCTATGGATTAAGACTGATATCCTATGCGAGGATAAGGATAAGGATCTTATAAATAAGATACAGGAGATGGAGACGCTTATGACTGTAGCGGAAGCTAACGTCAGGTTGGATAATATAGAGGCGGCTCATGAGATCATTGATCGTGTTGGAGAGCTTCTTGAGATGGCTACTAATTGCGTGGATTGTTAAATATAAAAATATTGTCATGGGTTGTAATACTTGTAAGGAAAAGGCGTTAAAGGCCGAGAGAGAAAGGATTGAGAGAAGTATGATGAATCGTGCTTCCTCTACCGTTGTTAGCGATATGGAATACGCTTCTAGAAGCACCGCCGGTTGTATGGTCATGCTCGATCCGTTGAAGACCATGGAGCGTGACGTGGTGAGCATATACAAACAGACCCGTACCATAGGTGACGTGGGTATCGTCTATCTCAACATGCAGAAGAAGATCCGTGAGTGGATCAAGAACCTGCCATATGGATGCCCGCCTGACGAGGAGGTACAAGAAATGAGAAAGGAGATTCTGGATGGGCGCTCAGAGTATATTAAGCCTTGATAGATCGGATCTATGTAAGGCCGTGGATGAATGGTTATCTTGTCAGTGGAGTAGATACATGAGGTATCATAGGTATAGGATCGGGGACAAACCCGATGTATCCTATTGGGGCAAGATAATTCGTTTACAAAGATCCTTGTGCGATAATGATTGCGGGTTATGCCCGGATGAGATAAGATCGTTAAAGGAACATATTAACAGGTTACTAGTATGAAAAAGTATAATTGTTCACATATAACCCCGTCCACTTGCGTGCCTTACGAGGGCGATCTCCCAGAGTGGTCAAAATATAAGGACTCTGGTGAGTGCGTTATGATCTCCGACGTGATAGAGGAGATATATGACGAGCTTACCCGTATCAGGGAGGCTATAGATGTCCGGGATCTTGGGGAGTCTTGCGTGAAGGTAAGTGGCGATAAGACTGTGGCTAAGGTGCTTTATGCGCTGGAAGATAAGATTTGTAATGGATGATAAGCCAATGGAGAAAAATCGACATTGGTTATAATCAGTGAATTGTGATGATATACGGCAATAAAGAAATAGTACGGACGTTCACCAGAAACAACCCACCTACCGGGTATCTTGGCGGCTCTATTGACTACCGAGTCCCGGCCGATGTTTATTTTGGCGATACGCAGGAGGAGGCTGACAACAAGGCTGAGGATGATATCAAGGCCAACGGTCAGGATTACGCCAATACATATGCCGACATAATACCGGCTGTATGGTATAATGATCAGGTATGCGATGAGTTTATTAAAAACGATTGCGTAAGCGGCAAGGGGTCCAAGGAGCAAATATGCGTAGAGGAAGGCAGGTTTGTCTCTTACGTATCCAAGAAAGATGCCAATGATAAGGCTAGGGTGGAGCTGAACCGGATCGGGCAGGGGGAGGCCAACGCTGTTGGGGCTTGCTGCGAGGACTGGGCCTCACAACCTTTCCGTGGCGTTTTCTACAAGAACGATTGTGAGGCTGGGACATCAGGCAAGGAAGGTATTGTATATGAATTGCCAGCCGGAGCTATCATATCCGATATATCCCAGATAGACGCCGATACGTTAGCCTATAGGAAGTTCATGAAAGAAGGTCAGGAGAAGGCTAACGCCGAGGGTAGTTGTTCACCTGTATTCTATAATACGAAGATCGGTGATTGGTTTGAAAAGGTATGTCCGTTCGGATATAAGTCCGGTAAAGTATATTACTCTATCAAAGCCAACAGGTTTAGGTCATGGATATCGGTTGAGGATGCCAACGCCAAGGCTCGTGAGGTCTTGATGGTAGAGGGACAGGAGTACGCTGATCTTAATCTTGAGTGCGAGAAATGGATTGAGAATATTGATCAAGAGGATCAATGTTATTGGTAAGAATGCGTTTGTGTTTTCCATAATAACCTCAAATAGTATTAAAATCGATAAAAATTATTAGTCGTTTTTAATATACCCTTTAACAGGGGCGGGTTATTAGCCTAAGCCTTGAAATAGAGGCTACGTTGGTCAGGAATATATAGTTACCAAGGGATGTTTACCCAAGTCCCTTGCTCTAAGGCAGGTGGTTAAAAGGAGTAGCGTATTTGGTGAAACAGTGCCGCCTACGCGAAACCCTTTCCAACATTGGCGATGGGTACTAACAGGAGCGATCCTGACTTATCCCTTAACCGGGATTACATTCCAAGGGAATCATCGGGTTCCTGAGGAATGTTTTAAAGCTTGTATGTAGTTTAATAAGTTTAACAGATTTATTAATATGGATGATTGTGAGCATAGCGTAATTTTGGATTATTTTTCACGTAAATATTTTAATATGAGAGATAGCGTTGAGGTGGTAGATACGTTATCTGGAAAGACTATTCGTGTGGATAATGATCAGTATATTCGTATTCAGGATTTAATACTTAAATTGGATATGCTTTTTATTGAAGATCCTTACAAATGTAGGGTACTGATGGATATACTTGATATAGATTATATTTATCTGTCTATATTTTCTATGAAAAATATTTGCACTAAAAGAGATAAGCCCTATAAAACATATATAGCGTTTGATGAGAATACGCTGTTATATAAAATAGGTAGATCTTCTAATCCATTTAAGAGGATAAAAAGCTCTTCTACATTTTCTCCTTTTGTTAAATTGATGTTTGTGTCTGACAGAGATATAGAATCGGTCATTCATGATAAATACAGTAAATATAGAAGATTGGGAGAATGGTTTGATTTATCCGAAAAGGATTTATGTGATATCGTGAACAATTATGGCTTTATTAAATATGAAGAAAGATGAGGGATAAAAAGTATGTGTGTATAACTGATTTGATGAATAAGGCTAGAGATATTGATAACAAGAGTATAAAATTATCTGATGTTATCAAATATCCTTCGTCGTCTCTTGTGATAAAATCGTTCCTCTCTTCTTTTGGGATAGATTTAAAAGACGAGCCTGTTACTTTGATGGTCTTAAAAAGAGAAGGCTTCGCTAAGAGAATAGGCAAGGGCGATGGGCAGAAGTGGATGATAGAATTTAACCTGTCTTTTATATTGCTATTTTTAGCTTTTGGAAGTTTAGCATATGATTTGCTGTACGATAATATTTGATTGATATTACAATTTGTAGAAGCCGGGAATAATTCTCGGCTTCGTTGTTTAATAACGTATGTTGTCTTATAATCAAACCAAATCTGTATCTTTGCTAAAAACATTAATATTATTAATATGTGTAATATAGGTGGTTGTTGTCATGATCATTCGAGGGAGCGTCCTGAAGAATGCTGTCATGGTGTTAAGATAGACAAGTTTCTTAACAAATGCCCCGAGGATCCTTGTGATCCTTGCGATCGGGATTGTCAGGACGAGCCTTGTGTTGGCTATGGATGTCCTATAGTTTTATATGATAAATGTGTCTTATACTCAGGTGATGAGTTGGTGGTGGATGGTATAGAGAAAGGTACTGATATATCTGTCGTTGTAGACTCATTGAGGCGTATTATAGCGTCTAGGGATAAGCAGATAGATTTATACCATCGTGAGGTTCTGGATTTGAAGAAAATTATAAACGAGCTTGTCAATGCCGGTAATGGCGGCGGTGATAATGGTGCAGAAGAGGAGGTATGGTAATGAATGGTTGTAACAAGAAACAATACAGGCCTACTGTAGATGAGACTAAGGTGCCATGTTCTATGTATATGAGCACCGATTGTATTTATCCCGGAGACAAGGTACGTGTGGAGTCATTGGGATTATCTCCCAGCTGCGATATGTCTGATGTCCTTAACGCTATGATAAAAGCCATAAGGGACAGGGATGCTGAGATACTTGAATTAAGGAGAATGATTAATAAATTGATTTGACATGAGAAATTGTAATCCATGTAAGCCGGAATATAGACCGGGGAATGAATGTAGTATCTACAGTTCCCAGATTATATATGACGGTCAGTCTTTTCCTGAGGCGGATATCAGGAACGGTGATGGAATGAATAACGTGATCGAGTCTCTGGTAAGGAAGTTGGTAGCCGTATCTGCTGCCACGTCCTCCATCCAAAGGGATTCGTTTAAGGGAGTGCAGGTCGTAAGGTTAAGATACGAGCCTCTGAATGTTCTTAGCGTGACCTACTGCGGTACTATCGTACCTAACGACGGGTATGTGGTTTCCGGAAGATCTGTTAAGTTTAAGAAAAGGTATTGCATGGGCGATGAGTTCGCTGATGTTAATATCGTATATACTACATTGAATAGTAATATTTTAAATACTTCTTGTTATGGCTAATAGAGTATATGATACGGTATTGGCTTCCGAGTGCGACGGTTGGGTATGTGGTGAGACACTTAAGAAAGGATCTGTCCCGGCCGATAGATTGGAGCTTGACTCTTTCTCGGAGGCCGTCAGGGAGCTTATAGAGCGTTTTTTCGAGGAGGGATGGTTGCCGGACATGATCTGCGATCTTGGTTGTGGAGGCGCCAGTGTATTTGAGATTAAGCCTACTAACTTCGAGTATCCTCCTGAGGGCGGTGAGCAGATTCTGGAGATTATCGTAGGTAAGAGTGATAAATGGACTATAACTCAAGCGGAATGATATGAATAATTTAAAAGATATTCTTGCTAAGATCGAGCAAGGTTCCTCATGGGTGTCCTACGACAAGATTTCCGGTACCGGCCCTGATAAGGTGGCTATTAAAGTAGAGCCGGGATGGATGGGTAGGTTGCCTAGGGAGACTTACGTAGCGGTCGAGAAAGGCAAGGTAACGAAACTCGCTACCATAACCCAGAAGGGTATTGAGCGGGTGAGCGTAGATCCGGCCAATATCATGTTCGACATGGAGGGTGGGACGGCGGTCATCAACGCCAAGCTTAACTCCGCCTCGGTCAAGGCCTCCTGCCTTACCCTTGGTGGTTCGGTAAGTAAATGCTATATGGTGTCTATGAACGTCAACGGGTTATCCGTTAAGATACCTGACGAGGATAGCAGATACGTGGTGTACGCCGATCCTGAGGATCCGGGAGCCACTGACCTGTATGACGCTAGCTTCGTTATAGCCATGCCTAAGAATATGGATAACGAGGAGCATCATGAGATGTTCGTCTTGAATGGCAAGGTTGTTAATATCAATCAACAGCCTAATGATATACCTTATATTATACTTGATCATGACTTTGATAACGTGACTAGTGAGAACGGTCAGGTTGTTATTGATATTAAGTCTAACACTGAGTATGATATTGAGCTGGTATGTTGCACTTGCGGAGATGGCAGCGAGGAGCCGGAACCGGAACCACCCTTTAACGTGGATCCGCAAAAGTTGACGCTTAATAAGGATGGTGATACTCAAATCGTAAGGGTAGAGGCCGGAGATAATGTTTCATGGAGAATAGAGGAGGATTGACATGGCAAGGGAAGTAGATAAGAATTGCGTTGAGGGTAATTGCTTTGCCATTAACGACAAGAGCCATGGGGTAGGCGATAATAAGCTTAACATCGTATACAAGGCTAATTACACCGGTCAGATCTGTACGGCTAAGTTCCGTATAACGTCAAAGGACGGTAGTGTTGTTAAGGAGTATATGATAGCTCAAGATGCCAAGCCCGTTTATTATAATATCAAGATGGTTCAGCCGTTTACCAAGGACGATTGTTTGGCTAACCAACATGGATCGGTTGTGTTGTATACGGTCGAGGAAAGGACTTACAAATCATTTATCTCGCAGGAGGACGCCGATGCCAAGGCTATGGAGGATATAGCCCTAAATGGTCAGGCATACGCCAATGAGCATGGTGAGTGTATAACTGACATCTGGTATAACGAGGAGCAAAGGAAAACCTTTATCCGTAACAATTGTGATAAGTTCAGTGATGGTCAGGAATATGTTTACATCGTTCCTGAGGGTAAGTACGTGTCTTCTATCTCTCAAGAGGACGCCGACAGGAAGGCTCTTGAGGATATTGAAAAGAATGGTCAACAACAAGCTAATCTGGAAGGTGAGTGTAAGCCTAAGGAGAATATTTATTATGGTAAGTTTAGCAAGACCTTTACCCGTAACAATTGCGACTCCACTCAATACGGAACGGATGTGGTTGTTAATGAGACGATGGTTACAGGAGACTTTAGATCCATCGTATCTCAGGAGGAGGCTAATAAGTTAGCACAAGCCGCTGTAGAGGCTCAGGGTCAGGATATAGCTAATATCAAGGGTAATTGTGAGAAGATACCGGTATTTACCGGATCGTATTCTAAGGTATTCCAGAGAACTAATTGTCCTGAAGGTTCTACGCCTGTTGACTTTACCGTGGATGAGAAGATGTGTACCGGCTATCCGTTCACTTCTACAGTATCACAGGATGCCGCCAATAAGCTGGCGCAGGACGCTGTTGAGGCGCAAGGTCAGGCTATCACCAATGAGCGTGGCGATTGTCAGACTAACGTCTACTATAACGTTAGAATGGAGAAGACAGTCACGAGAAATAATTGTGATGAGTTCCATATCGGTCAACCTTATACTTATGTTGTAGCCGCCGGTAAGTACTTCTCTATTATCTCGCAGGAGGACGCCGACAATAAGGCCAAGGCCGATCTTGAGGCTAACGCCCAACAACAGGCTAACCTTGAAGGTGAGTGTAAGGAGAAGACCGTATATCATGGTAAATACAGTAAGGAATTTACCCGTAATAATTGCGATGAGACCCAGTACGGTACTAAGGTTGTTGTAGACGAGACTATGGTGACAGGAGACTTTAGGTCTACCGTGTCTCAGGAGGACGCTAATAACAAGGCTAAGGCCGCTGTTGAGGCTCAAGGTCAGGACGTGGCTAACGTGAAAGGTAAGTGTGAGAAAGTTCCTGTATATACCGGTACTTATACACGTACGTTTACCCGTAACAATTGTGGTGCTGGTACTGGTGGTACTTATACGGTAAATGATAGGATGGTTGATGGTTATCCATTTACTTCGACTATATCTCAGGAGGACGCCAACAACAAGGCCAAGGCCGCCGTTGACGCCCAAGGACAGGCTCTTGCCAATATCCATGCCCTTTGTACGTACACTGGCCGTGCTTCCTTGGAGTTCACGAGAAACAACTGTGGTGAGTGCAAGATCGGATCTAAGGTGACAATCACTCAAGATATGGTAGAAGGACACCCATTCCAGTCCAACGACTCACAGACCGCCGCTGACGCTATGGCTATGACCGCTGTACAAGCTCAAGGACAGGCTTTGGCTAATACCAAGGGTACTTGCTCTAACGCTACTATGTATACCGGTAAGGCCAGCTTCGAGTTTACGAAGAGCAATTGTGGAGCTAATCAGATAGGAGATCCGTTCACCGTGACACAGGATATGGTCGATGGTCATCCGTTCCAGTCTTGCGTATCGCAGGATGAGGCTAACTTGGTGGCTATGGCCGCTGTCATGAATCAAGGACAGAGGGTTGCCGATGAGCGTGGTACTTGCCATGAGGCTCCTAAGTACACCGGTCATTATAGTGAGGTGTTCGAGAAGAATAATTGTCCATCCGGATTGATACCTTCATCTGTTAACGTTACGGAGGCTGATGTCACTGGTGGTCCGTTCTATTCTTATGAGAGTCAGTTTGCCGCCGACGAGCTTGCTAAGGCCGCTGTCAAGGCGCAAGGTCAGGCTATAGCTAATGATCGTGGTACTTGTGATGAGCTGAAGATATATGTAGGTAATTATAGCAAGGAGTTCACTCCTAAGTGTCCTACTTGTCAGTACGCTGATCCTATTACCGTAACCCCGGATCTTATGGGTCAGTTCTTCACCTCAACCCGTTCTCAGGAAGAGGCAGACGCTTTGGCTAAGGCCTACATCGATAGGATGGGTCAGGCGTTCGTTAATAAGAACTATGATGACACGTGTCATACTAAGACCGAGCAACCGGTATGGGAGACTATCGAGACCGTATGTAAGGATTGTATCTCTAAATTACATCAACGTAATACCAATACCTGCTATACTGATCCTGAGAATCAAGAGCGGTATATAGCTGGTGGTAATAAGACATGCTTCTGGTTTGGTACGGCATCCAAGGCCTTTACCCGCCAATGCGCTGACGGAGGTGTGGGTAGTTCTGTTACTGTAACCCAGAATGATGTTACGGATCCAAGTCCTAGCTCTGATGGTAAGTTTAAGTCATGTGTGTCACAAGCTGACGCTAACGCCAAGGCATTGGCCGCCGTGAACTCTCAGGGTCAGGCCGTGGCTAACTCGAAGGGTACTTGTACGTGGACAGGAAGCTATACCGGACAGGTTAGGAAGAACAATTGCGCTGACGGCGGCGTAGGCGACATGGTATCCGTAAGTAGCGACAGGCTGCCGGGACATCCGTATACCTCCAACATATCTTTGGCTGACGCTAATAAGAAGGCCGAGAATGCTGTTCGTGGATCTGATGGTCAGAATTACGCCAACAAGAACGGAGGATGTACATGGACTTACGTCGCTAGCCGTGACTTCTATAAGAACAATTGCGCCGATGGTGGGGTTGGTCAGAGAATAACGGTGACCTCTACGCAAGCCAACGGCGGTACGCCTATCACCAGCAAGGTTTCTTTGGCTGATGCCAGGAGCAAGGCAGAGCAGATCCTAGACCAGAGAGGACAGGATTACGCTAACCAGCATGGCACTTGTGTGTGGACCGGTACTGGAAGCGCTACGTTCTATAAGGATAATTGTGGTACATGTAAACATGGTGTAGCTTTATCCGTTCCTTATAGCGCTTTAGGGTTGTCAGCGTTGATATCCACCGTATCTCAGGCGGATGCCGACAGCAAGGTTCAGGATGCTTTCAAGAATGATACGGCGACTAAGACCGCAGCTCAGGCTTACGCCAATAAGAATGGTGATTGCGCCGACGATGATGATACTCCTACTTATGGTAATTGGAGTTATTATTGCGACGGGTGTACCTATCGTAAGAAAAGGAGTCAAACCAATCCTTGTTCCTCTGCTTCTGATCAAGACGAGGTGGTTGAGTATGATTCCAGATCTTGTGGATGCGGATGTGATAATACATACCATATGGATGATAGTAGGTGTAATAATGGTAATAGCGAGGAGCATTATTCTAGCGAGTGCGATCCTTCAGGATATTGGCAGAATGGTGGTAAACATTGCTGTAATCCACATGACTACACTGTCTATACCAATGAGGTATGTAAGGGATGTTCGGGCGAATGCGGTGATGTATGTGTTCCTGATAGCCCTATTAAGGTGGTTAGCGCTGGTGAATTTTGTGCTTCTTCATCGAATCTGGCTAGTGAACAAGCTTATAACAAGTATAAAGAGTACAAGGATGCATTACAAAATTTAGTTGATGCTAGGATATGTCCTTCTAAGGTTGGCAATGATGACCGATGGGGAAATGTCAAGGCTACGAACTGTCCTAGCAACTGTACTCCTAAGACTATCAGTTATAAGCAAATCGCTGGTAAATATGAGGCTTGTACCAAGGACGAGGCAAACAGAATAGCCGACAATAACCTCCAATCCGATGGTATCTCTTACGCTAATGGCTTAGCGCAGGCCGATAGATGCGATTGCCCAGAGCCAACAAAGACGTGGAGCGCCAACGCTATGCTGAGCGGTGATCCTTGTAATGGCCTGTCTGGTTCTACATCCGCCTTAAGGTGCTCCTATGAAGTGTCTTACAATAATCAATGTGGATCATCTAAATCAATAACTGTAACTGTTACTGGTAGGAATGATCATGGACAAACCGTTACGGCTGGAAGTACTACCGTAAGTATACCTACTGGGTCTGGTAAAAAAACCGGTGTCATAGGTTTTGATTCAGGAGTACAATGTGGGTCTATAAGGGTTTCTGGAGGAGGATCTGGGAACTGTTAAGATTCTGATGTATAACAAAAAAAGGAGAGGCTAATAAGTCTCTCCTTTTTATTAAAAACCATAACAGCAGTGATTGTCAACAATTACCTGAATCATGACCAGAGATTGTTACATCTCCACATACCACTTCTCGGCTAAAATATACACTTCCACTCTTGGTTCCGGATCCTGCGGGAATTGTAAAGCTAGCGCTATTGACCTGCTCTTCTCCGTTTTGTGTATATCCTACACCACTCACAGAGCCAGATATAAATCTACCACATTGATTATTATACGTAATCGTAAATCCTCTTGATGTGACAAGTTGCTCATGACTCATGCAATCATTATTCATAGATACAGACCATGACCACGTCTTCTGCTCCGGGCAATCGCATTCCATAGCGTTGGCTTTTTCCTGCGCTAGTCTCTGTGCGTCAGCCTGTGCCGCGGCGGTAAGTTGGTAGTTTCATCAACCTCGTTTATTCTATTTTCGATAGAAATGACTAATATTGTATCACTAACATTAAAAAAGTAAGACTATGGCATGTGCTAAGAAAAAGAAGATGGCAGAAGGAGGCAAAGTCTCCGAGAAAAAGAAACCTCAAATGAAATGTGGAGGCAAGGTTAAGAAAAAGAAGTAATAACCGGAGGGGTATATCCCCTCCTTAGTATTTCATGCATGAAAAATTCAGAATTTGTATCTAGGATCATAAATGACATGAACTCTATTAGTAAAGACGCTCATGTCAGTAGAAGATGGATATTGTCCATAGGTAGGCAGAAGGCTCGATCATATATAGCCCAGAAGTACGCTGATGGGACTTTGTTCGGCGAGGAATCGCTATATACCCATATCAATTGTCTGGAGATGGAGAGAGTTCGGAAGGTTGATTGCTGTTTTGATGAGTTCAAGTTATGCCGGATTCTTATGAGATCCAAGAAAAGTCTTCCCGATATGATATACACCCGTATAGGGCCGGCTATTATAAAGGTATCGAATATCATGGATGATATTATATTTACTCCTATATCGTTAAGGAAATACGCTAATAATAAAGAGCGTAAATATGGTAATATAGAGCAATACTATTATTATGTTAATGACGGATATATTTATATCCCTGATATTAATATAGAGGCTATAAATGTGGATCTTATAACTCTTGACAGAAAAGCGGCATTAGAGCTAGGGGGATGTGGAACGAAAAAAGATGATCCATGTATATCTCAATGGGATTATGATTTCGTATGTCCTGACAAGCTACTAGAATATGTTGTCTCAGAGACGTTAAGGGAGACGATAACCAAATTGCAGATTCCTACGGACGAGAATCCGGATATGGATATTAACAAGAAAACTCAAAAGATTCAGTGATGATAAATATAATAAGGTCAATAATTAATTTCTTCGGTTTCAATAACGTCATAGTTGACGGTATAGGCGAAAGAGGGATGAGAGATAGCTCTATCATAAGATATAATGAGGTGCATGATATGTATGACAAGATTATAAAAGATCTAGGAGATATGTCAGCTTACGTATCCAAAGGTTATATCTATGATAAGATAAAAGACAAAACAGGTTTTAGTACAAGGCATATCAGTAGGATACTTAATCATACTAAGAAAAGAGATCTTAGGTTTATCTAAAAAGGAGAGGCTAATAAGTCTCTCCTTTTTATTAAAAACCATAACAGCAGTGATTGTCAACAATTACCTGAATCATGACCAGAGATTGTTACATCTCCACATACCACTTCTCGGCTAAAATATACACTTCCACTCTTGGTTCCGGATCCTGCGGGAATTGTAAAGCTAGCGCTATTGACCTGCTCTTCTCCGTTTTGTGTATATCCTACACCACTCACAGAGCCAGATATAAATCTACCACATTGATTATTATACGTAATCGTAAATCCTCTTGATGTGACAAGTTGTTCATGGCTCATGCAATCATTATTCATAGATACCGACCATGACCACGTCTTTGTTGGCTCTGGGCAATCGCATCTATCGGCCTGCGCTAAGCCATTAGCGTAAGAGATACCATCGGATTGGAGGTTATTGTCGGCTATCCTGTTTGCCTCATCCTTGGTATAGGCGGTGTATTTTTGTGTATAAATTTCTTGTATTAGGATGAAATCGTTATATTTGTGATATGAAAACAAAGTCATTTAAAATACTTGATCAGTACTTTCTTCGGTTTTATAGATCTATTATGTCTAAGAATGGCAAGAGAAGGAAACATACGATCGTGGACAAGAATGATATTCTCGAATGTCAGTCCTTGATATGGAAAGTCATACGTGATAAGTATCTGGATAATGAGGGTGGGGTTTATATAAACAACATCGGTTATCTGTGTCATAAGATAAATCCTAATCGTAAGATATATTTGAATAAGCTTACCGGTACTATTAACAGACGTGGGACGGGTGGATACTCTTATGTCCATACGTGCATTGATTTTATGCCTCGGAACAAGTATTTCCATCTCTATATTTCTCCGGCGTTGAACAGGGAGTGTAGGTTGGCTATGGAATCAGGTAGGAGATATAAGTTCTTGTATCGGGAGGTTGAGTCGGAGAGTAAGGTATTTGGAGTTAAATGGGTTTACAAGCTGTAGAAGTTTTTTTTGTGATCCAGTTAGCCCGTGAGGGTAGACTGGATTTTTTTTGTATCACGGATTCAAATACATATCTTTGTGCAAAAGACTTGAATATGACTATAAAAGGGTTGTTGGCCGAGATCAAGGCCGATTTACATAAATACGATGATAGCGGGGCTATAGATACCTCGTCTGTTTATAGATGGGCTGAGATCGCCTTGAAAAGGTTCGGGGGTGTTATAGCGGTCATGTCCGAGGCGGTTGTCAAGACCAGCAACAAACAGGCGGTATTGCCTTCTGATTTTTTCGACATGCTTGATGCCTATAGGTGTGAGCCTCTTGTCTGTGAGATTCCGGGCGGCGACAAGGCCAAGGCTGACCTCCAACACGAGATCGGCTGGGTCGAGCGCACCGAGCGTGGGTTCCGTTGGAACTCCTGCACCGAGTGTTGCAAGGAAGAGTTTGAGAAGACAATCACGGAGAAGATATATATCGGGTCTCACGAGGTTCGCTTCCATTACCATCACCCCGTAAGGCTGTCTATAGGTCGTGGGTTGAGACGTGATTGCGCCGCCGACAAGTATCGGGATAAATATGCTTGGGATAATTATGATATAACTATATCTGGCAATACTATGTATACTGGGTTTGATGGATTTATTTATATCATATATCGTGCTACGCCTAAGGACGATGACGGTCTCCCGTATATACCTGAAACGGCGTTAGGTTATCTTGAGGATTATGTCGAGACGTATATCAAGATGAAGATCTTCGAGAACGCCGCCGTTAACGGTTTGATACAAGGGGCTGGTGATGCTTATAAACTATACGCCCAGCAGGAGCCGGGTAAGTTCTCTAGGGCTATGAAGGAGCTTAAAATGTCGATGATTACGTTAAATGATTATCGGGAGCTGGCGGAGGATAACAGGAGGAGGATGTTGTCTTACGAACGGATGTGGCCCAATACTTTTGATAAGTATATTAAATTGGTTTAGTTGCAGGGGAGGGAATCGAACCCTCGATCTTTAGGTTATGAGCCTAACGAGATACCTCTTCTCCACCCTGCGATTATGATGCGAATATACGTTTTTTTTAAATAAAAAAGATAATATGGCAAAGAAAAATGATTGGATACATTTAGATAAGACAAGTGGTACCGGTCCTGCTGAGGTTAGAGTTACCGCTGATATCAATGAGACTGGAGAGATACGTCAGGCTACGTACAAGGTTATAAAAGAAGGCACCAAGGAGGAGAAGACGTTCGTGTGCAGGCAGGAGTCGGTCCCGGTGGTTATTATCCCTGAGTTCGACTACCTAGTGCTTAGGTATATCTGGGCTGACGAGGACGGCATTGACTTTGACACGGCTACCGGTTTCGATAATACCGGCCTCCCGGACGTGGACGGCAAGCTGGTTGGTTGGAGTAAACAGTACCAGACCACGCAGGAACGGGTAGGTGATTATCTCATCCATGGTGGTGATAACATGGAATCGGGTAATGAGGCAGCTTTGATCCAGATGGGACCGTTATTGGATGGCGATAATTACGATAAATTACCTCTTGAGATCAGGTGTAGTATATACGGTAACTGGTATGGTGGTCGTGAGAAAGGTAATGTCACTATCAAATTCACGGCCTATAAGGGTGGGACAATGGAAAAACGTGGATATGATTTTGTCAATATAGGAGGTGAGGAGGTTTATACCGGTGACGCCCCTACTAACGTATCCGCTCACGGCGAGGATAATTGGCAAAATATAAAGACCTTGTATTCTAAGGTAGGTACGATGATTTATAATAAGGAGTCTCGTGACTGTATTGTAAGAATAGGTGAGTAATTATTCTTTTTCATAATACAAATATCTATCAGCTCTCTCGTCCGTGAGGATGGGGGAGTTTTTTTTGTTTTTTAGTCCTTTACTTATGACATATTTGATCTTTTATTGCGCAGGAATAATCTAGCTTTGCCGAAAACTAGCGTTATGATTACATTAAGTGATGTTAACAATGAACTCCATGTCCGGTTATATATACTGGAGGTGTTTAAGGATTATATAAGAGATGATGATTTCGATGGTCTTGTAGATAAGGCGTTGGATTTTGTCATGGAAGGCGTTTCTATGCCTAAGGCTCCGGCCAAGGATACCACCATGAGTGACATATCAAAGAGCGTTTTGGCCTTGGTAGCGGGTGCTGGATTAGATGAGAGGTTAAGCAAAAGCTCTTTAGAGTTAGCTTACGATAGGTGTAAGATGAGGTACGTATTCGATCCTCGAAATCGGGATATACACGGTGTGATCGTAGGTTATTCCAATGACTTTAATAGTCTGGTAGCTGTGTGTGATGAGGGATCGAAGAAAGGAGTGGACAAAGGATCTAATGATTTTGTGGATGTCAATGAGAGATACGTGACTAACGGGTTCTTCTACATATCCGTAGAGGACGCCGACAAGCAATCAAGCTACATGGGGAAAAATCTATAATTATTATGTTTTTGTATTTTCATTAAGGGTAAACGTTGCAAAGTGTTTAGTCTTCCTCCTGACTTGTGAAAGTTAGGGGGATTTTTTATATTCGCGTGATTTGAATATTTTCGCATAATACGTATGGTTTTTACTTAGATCCGGCGTGTAAGTGATTATCCGTCGGATTTGTTATCTTTGCGAAAAACATAACATCGTGCAGAACAATTCTAACATAGCGGTTCCCGACTCCGGGATGAACAGGGATAAGCATCCACAGGATCTATCCCCGTCTGAGTACAGCTTTGCCTTGAACGCTACCATAGAGGGTGACGATGGAAGCCAGCTTAAGATCCAGAACGAGCCTAGTACCCTTTTATGCAAGCGATTTGATGGCTATAAGGTTATTGGGTATAAGAATGACATAGCTGGTGATAATACTTATTTCTTTCTATCTAATCCGGATGATAATACGTCTAAGATCACATTCATGCGGTCATTGGATTATGTCAAGACCGTGGAGGATCAGCTAGCTGGATCGGGGAAGGACATCCATCGTATCCTTGGCGAGAGGCTAGAGGAGTCGGATGGTCGTTTTGATGAGATATGTGATTTGATGGAGGTCCTGATAGAGGACGGGGTTGATGATCCTTGTCTTAACTTCTCCATCCATCACCCGATATTCGACATAGAGATCAAGGACGAGAAATGCGGGAAGGTGATATACTGGACCGATGGATATAATCCCCAGCGATATGTTATGGTCGATAAGGCTCTTAATCCGGATGATGATGGTGACTTTTGGTATCATTACCATGGGTATAAGACATGTGGGGATGACAAGCCAATAGAGAGGTGTAGGCTGGCCTGCGAGAAGCTGCTGGTGTTCCCGTTGCTGACGGCCCCGTGCGTGGAGCCTGAGGTCGTGGAGTTCGGGGGAAGCCTGCGTGCCGGGACCTACCAGTTCTGCGTGGCGTTGTGCGATGAGTTCGGGATTGAGAAGACCGGATATTGCTCATTGACCAACCCAATCATGTTATTCGATCGTCAAGATATGGTTATCCGCGATGGTTTATGGGGTAAGTCAACCAACATGGGTATCCGCCTTACCGTGTCTAATATAGATAAGCAGGTATCTCATTATAAGATAGGCGTTATACAGAACACGGTTGGGTTTAATGGTGAGCAAAGCCCGGTTCTTGAGTATTTCATAGAAGGTATACATCCGATAACGGAAAGGACCATCTATTACCTTACGGATCAGTATAGCGAGCGTACGACCATGGAGAAGTTATCCAAGGAAATACCGGTATATAAGACAGCCAGAGGCATGACGTCTGTCGGGAATCGTCTTCTTCAATACGGCTTGACCGTGGAGAATGAATGGAATCTTCAACCGGTCGTTAATTTCTTGGGTCATTTCGTTAAATGGCAGACATCGATAGCCACGGAGAATTTGTATAAAGACGGTGTGGCTTGCTCTAAATACGCCTCTTTCATGCGTGACGAGGTATATCCGTTGGGTATAAGATTCTTTACCAATACAGGATACAGGACGGCTAGATTCCCGCTTATCCCTCGTCCGGCCACAAGGGAGGAGATGGAGGTTATCGTTGATGAGGACGGCAACTCTGAAGACCTATCAGCGGCTTCGGTATTGGAGAACAACCCGCAGTGCGCCGGGAACAGCCGCCGTTATCTTTGGCAGTTTAAGAATACGGCAAAGATCATAAACGACCCGTCTTGGGGATTTGATGATTTTGGGGGAGAATGCAAGAATCAGCTAGATGTTAAGCAACTCAGATATGTAGAACAGGAATATGCCACGGTAGGAGAGACCCAATTCGTTATCAACACGATGGGGGAAGATGTTACGGTAGATGATGCTATTGATTATATCGCTGATAATATAGAGAACTTGTGTGATATCATAGAATCTAATGTAGGTATTACTGACGAGTTATGCGCTGCTATATCATTGCCAGAGGATCAAGACGGTATAAAGGCTCCCGATTTCCCTAGTGGATGTGATGATATCGAGAGGATAGAGACCAGGACTATATTGGATAAAAACTCTTTGGTGGATTCTAGGATTGATTTTACATATAAGCTGGCTAGTGATTATGTGGAGACCGAGCCTACTACATTAATACAAAGTAATGCCGAGTCACAAAGGAAGTTCTCTGTATTGTGTGATTTCGATAATTATTCCAGTGGAGGTAAGAATATCATAGATCTGGTTCAGGAATGGCTGGATGGTCAGGATGAGGATAAATTCCCGTCTGATATAGACTCCTCCGCCTTGGTCTTGTGTCAGGATATGTCTAATGTCCGGCAGTTATATGATGAGGGTATATGTACTAATGGGTGTTCGGTAGGTGATCCTCATGTGAATCCTACTATTAACGATGTTCAACTTCCTACATTCCAAGGGGGTAGGTCATTGGGTAAGTGCACATATTTGTATCAATATCCCGGATGGGAAGGAAAGAAGCATACGGAGACGATGCTTGATCAGTTAATGGATACGATGGAGGCTTATTTCCCCCAATATGAGAGTCAGTTTGGTATCGAGAACGCCATGTGTCTTTTTGGCGATGGTGATAATTCTAAGTTTAATACCGGTATAACTACTGACTGGGAAGGTCGTGTGTCTGTGCAGAATGATATTGACGCCAAGACCAATTGGTTCGGTAGAAGTAACTTGACTTATTTCAAGTTCTATTCACATGTATCCTCATACGCCAGATGGGTGGAGTTGGATTATGAGAAATACATAAGTGGTTTATCCGATCCTGATAACGGTATTATGTATATAGAGATGATGGGTAACTATAATTATCCGATCGGCGACTCATCATCATACAATAAGGTTCGTATAACGTTTTTCTCGGACAAGGAAGGTACCGTGGCTCCTAATCCTTTGGCTAATGATGCCAAGAAAGGTGTTATAGTGAATTACGTGGATCATAAGATATTTATGATGCCAAAGTACTTGTTCTGGAATGATGACAAGACTACTTTCCATAAGATATATGTTTGCATCGAGCCTGCGGTATGCGTGTTCTTCACCGGTTTCGCCATGAGGCAGGACATGAAGGAGCTTGCCGGATTCTATACGGCCGGCACCGCCATCTTCCCCGCCCCGTTCTGTTTTGGCATTCGGCCACTAGAGGTGAAATACGTATTCTTCTTTACGAAAGAATTGAAATTAAGAAGATTTGTTACCTATGAGGCGAAATGTATCTCATGTGGAGATAAACCCGCTGATTGCGCTCCCAGACCATATCAGTACGGTGATTTCGGATATTGGGAGTCTGCCAATAAGTATCCGGCTAATTTTGAGTTGTATGATTCAAGCAAGATCGGGATATCATCGGGAGGATCAAAGAGGAAGGACATAATAGATTCTTTGACGAAATACTATGGGTCTCCTAAATCAGTTGGGGGTAAGTCTTATTTCACCGGTAATGGGGATAACGCTGAGTACCCCAATACGTCAACCACGTTTTGTCAGAGACCTATACGTCATTACAAGTTTCCGGATAACTCTGTCGCTCCTTTCATGGGTAATCCGTCTCAACTGACCGGTCAATATGGAGTTGACTCCTATATTTATCCTATGGGGGTGATGCTTGATGACGATATCGTTAATGAGTTTCTGGATATAGCGGTAGAGAACGGTCTTATAGATAAGGCTAGAAGAGATTCTATAATAGGATATGAGTTGTATAGGGGCGATAGGACGTTGGATAAGAGCGTTATCGGGACCGGTCTGGCTTATGATATGTTTAAGTACGATGATCCCGACGGATCGGCTAACCTTTATCCTAATTATCCTTACAACGATTTGTCTGATGATATGTATATCTATAAGGATATTAATCGTGAGAATTTTATAACGCATCCGTTTAATAGGAAGGGTAATATCTGGTATTCATTCTTAAGCCCTGATATTGCCTTCAACAAGCCTGACGCTCCCACTGAGTGCCTTGTTGATGGTTATCAATTAGGTAAATCCTCTGGTATATTCAGGGAGGTGGAGGATCACCCTAAATGGACGATATTAGGAAGTAAGGCTTATAGTATGGCAACGTCATTGGCTACGGTGGAGGCTATGGCTAATTTAATATCCGCTATAGCTGAGTATACATATCAGTCAGCTTCACAGCAATATGTCGGTGGAGGCGTGATGTTTTTGGCCAACCCTGTCGGCATAGCGCTGACGGCTATCCGTCTGGCTACAGGTATCGCCAAGGCCACAGCCCAGTCCGTGGTGGATATAGGCAAGTACAGGTATCAGTGGTTAACGGCATTGATAGATAGGGGACCTAGACGGAACTATGCTTATTACTATACTTCTGTCGCTTATTATAATTTATTTTACCAAAAAATAGGGGAGTCAGAGTTACGTGGATTGTCAACGGCTAAATATATCAAGAGCGGGTTATATCCGGTAACAGACATCTCGTCGCAGGGGGAAACCGTAGGTGGTAAGCCTATTGTCATAAACAACCTCGATCGTGAGCATTCGTTGTTCATGTCATTTGGTATGGATAAGTATATGCTTGAATATCCGGAGTTGGTTTCAAGTTATGATACCAGCCGTATTCAGGATGAGTGTAATATTCGTAACGATGAGGTGGCTGGTATGACGCCTCATTTTATGACACGTGAATCTTTCGTATCCTGCCCCTATATGAGGATAAAGAAATATTCTCCAGCTCAATACGGACAGATAGAGGATATCAGGTGGGTGTCGTTAGGCGGGTGCGGGTTGATGGATGAGGGTAAGCGTAAACCTGTTTTTGGAGGTGATGTGTTTATATCCAGATTCTCGCTTAAAAGGAAAATGCCTATGTTTTACTTGACCCAGTTTGGTCAGGGAGATATGATACCATTCCCTTACTACGACTATCGGAATATCGGGTATCCACGTTATTTTGTTAATTATGATACCGGGGAGGATTATCTTAATAAGACTGACACGGATACTGGATCGCTATATTCGTTCCCTAGCCGTAAGAGTGCTTATGAGATGGCTTGCAAGACCGGGGATATGTATCTTAGTGGTCGTTTCTTTCTGTATTTTTACGGCATACCTCAGTTTCTAGTGGAGTCTGAGATTAATTGTAATTTCCGTATAGCTGGGTCTGAGCCTTATGAGGGTTTCTATCCAGAAGTAGGGGATTATATATCATGGACCCAAGAGCGTAATGTCCCTATATCAAGGGATAATGTGTTTAAGATGAGTCCTGTGTACAAGAATCGTTTTACGCTAGGCGGAAGGTCATTACCAGAGACGTATGATAGCAATTTTTGGGACTGCGCCTACCAAAGACCCAACGGCGTCATATGGAGCACCGCCGACGTTTCGGAGAACGGCATGACCGACCCTTGGCTGTCGTACAAGCCTATGGATTACCATGAGTTCAAGACCTCATTTGGGAAACTCATAAGCATGAAGGGGATAGAGTCGGATCAGATATTAGCCCGCTTTGAGAATCAGGTAGGGCTGTACAACGCTATAGACGTGTTGGCGGAGAGAATATCCCCGGAGAATAGTGAGCTAGGTACAGGTGGTCTTTTCGCCTCTCGTGGTATCGAGTATAATAATACGACGTTAGGATATTCCGGGACCCAGAGCCGGGATATGATCAGTTGTGAATTTGGGCATTTTTGGGTCGATTTAAGGCGTGGTCAGGTGTTTAAGGTAGATTCTAATGGTAGGAATCTTACGGAGGTCACACCGGGGCTTAGAAACTGGTTTAAGGAGCATCTTCAGATGAAGATCATCCGTAGCCGGATATATAACGCTGATACGGACGCTGAGTTGTCTTATTACGATATCGATAACAAGTTCTTTGGTATAGGGCTATCCATGGGCTGGGACAATCGGTTCAAGAGAGTTCTGATAACCAAGAAAGATTATATACCGGTAGGGAATCCGAGCGAGTACCAATTCCGTGGCGGTCGGTTCTACAGGAACGGGCAGGCGGTGGAGCTACAGGACGCCAGCCATTTCACGGACGTCTCGTTCACCGTTGGATATAACTGCCTGAAGGGTGAGTGGAAATCATATTTATCCTACACCCCTGATTATTATATCGAGCACCAGCATTATTTCCAGTCTGGAAAGAACTACTCAAGTGAAAGTCAGGAGATAGGGTTATGGTCTCATGGATTGACCAACCAATCGTATCAAGTATTTTACGGTAAGCTATATCCGTTCGTTATAGAGGTACCAGTACGTGAGCAGTATGTGAATAAGATTCTCACGAACTACCAATATAGGATGGATGCCAGAAGGTATCAGGATGAGGTTAATTATCAGGTTAGAAGAACAACTGGATTTAATAAGGCATGGTTCTATAACGATACCAACAACAGTGGAGAGCTTAGGATGACCATCGCCGACAAGAACGATATGAGCCAGCGGTTAAGGTATCCTGTAACCAATGACGATAGCCGTGAGATACTGGTGACGGAGGTTGATCAGAAGATAAATATAAATGACTATTTTAACGAGGTCAAAGACGATACTAATAACCTACCGGTATGGGTTAAGGACGTGAACGATATTGGCCGGGAGATCGACCCTAGGGCTGTCGATTATCATCGGAGGTGGCGTGATCGTCTTCGTGGCGATTGGTTTTTGGCTAGGTTCGTGAATGATATTGAGAGCCGGTTCAAGATGATAGTTCGTTGGTTCAGCAATGATGAGAAAGTTTATTAATTTATTAACATATGGGGGGGGGGTATTTGCCGCCTCTTCCTTGTATATTAAAACGATATGGAAGATTTTATTGGTAAGTACGATGGTAATCAAATAGACAGTAGACTTGATAAGGTCAAGGATATGGTTGGCGCTACGGCGTCTCAGGCTGGGGAGGATGGATTGGTACCAGCTCCGGCGAAGGGAGATGAGGGTAGGTTTCTTTGTGGAGATGGCACGTGGAAGGATGTGGTAGTCGAACCAGATTACACAGTGTTTGACATTGTTATGGAGATATCATCAAGTGGTAACCTATCTATATCTCAGGAAAATTATAATAAATTATTAGAGAAACTTCCAAGCAATGCTGTTAATATATTTCCAGTCAGAGATAATGGAGTATACATATCAAGTATTTTTGGTGGGTATAATGTTAATGATGATAATTCTATTTGGCTTTATATAAAACAGGATGCGGGAATATTACATAATTCTTCTATACAAATCTCTATATATCAAAATTTAACTGTTGCTATAACTTCTGGTATGAATTATTTAATACCAGTAAATGATGGAATTGATGTATATACAAACCTATCAAATGATTCTTCTGAGAATGATATTAGACAGTTAACAATACATACTACAGGTGATGGAACTAAATCTTTAATGGATGATGGTAAATATCGTAAGCTGCCAATATATGGGAAGAATTTATTGCTTGGATCTGGTACAAAGGTAAGTAATTCTAATTACATTCTTTCCAATTATTGGTTATCTGAACAAATACCAAATGGAACACAAGTGACATTAACTTTATGGGGAGAAATCTATCAGGATAAAACAGATATTTCTATTTACAATTCTGGAGAAACAGTATATGAAACAAAAATAGATAAGGATAAAATTATTAATGGGAAAGCCTCTGTAACATGGAATTGGGTTGTTGGAAATTCTAGTAATACATTTGTTCGTGTATATGCGTCTCCTAATTCTGTTACTGGAATATCTACCATCCATAAGATTAAACTTGAATATGGTGACATTTCGACCGAGTGGTCTCCAGCTTGGGAAGATATACCAGATCTAGAAGAAAGATATGCATATGGTGTTGAGTGGGATACTGCATCATCTAGTCCTGATGGTGTTAGAGTAGGTAATATGCAATTGCATAGAGAATTACCTGTCCAGAGTAAGATGAGAAGGTGTCTTTTGGATAGAGATGGTGGAGTTAAAGAATATTTGGATAATGAGCTTTCATGGGGTGGAAGCTATTTGGATTATGCCGTTATGACAGAGATACCTGAACATTGGTATAAATTGTATTTTAATGGCACTAAATTTAGGAAGATGTTGTCCGAAATTCCATTACCTGGGTATAAACATGTAGATAAGTTCTATATCTCAACATATGAAGCCAGAATGTATAGAACCGATAATTTATTATGTTCGGCGGCTGGAGCTAGTGAATTAAGTGATCCTAATTCAACTAATTTTAGAGGTGGCGACAATACCGCTGAATGGGATGATACCTACCGTTCCCTACTCGGCCGCCCCGTCACCAACCTCACCCGAGACCAATTCCGACAAGCCGCGAGGAAAAGAGGCAGCGGTTGGGAGATGTACACCTACAACGCCCACAAGACCCTGTTCTGGCTATTCGCCGTCGAGTACGCCACGCTGGACAGCCAGAAGCCTTTCAACGCCCAGAAGGACGCTAACGGTTTCGCCCAAGGAGGCTTAGGTCCGGGACCGACGCAAATGACGGATTGGACTAACTTCAACAACGCCAATCCCCTTATCCCATGCGGCTATACCAGCGAGTTCGGGAACGGCTCGGGAGAGAAGGCATATGTCGTGAAGAACGCCTCCGGCGGTACTCACGCCACGTTGATGGCTAACAGGTATCGTGGTATAGAGAATCCGTTCGGCCATATATGGAAATATACTGACGGGGCCAATATACAGGTCACCACGGGCGATGCGGGATTATCCATATTATGGACTACCGATGACCCGTCGAATTTCAGCGACACCTCTTACACCGGCTATGACAAGAAGGGCAATATCTGCCGTACAAACGGTTATGCCAAGAAGATGTTGCTTGGGGAAGATGGCGATATAGTGGCCACGGAGGTTGGCGGTAGCTCCTCTACCTACTGGTGCGACTACTATTACACCAACACATCGGCTAACCGCATGCAGGTGGCGCGGGTTGGCGGTAGCGCGGACGACGGGTCGTATGCGGGCCTCGCTAGCGTGTATACGCATTATGCGCCTTCCGATGCGTATCGTCACCTCGGTTCGCGCCTTTGCTTTTTCCCCGAATATCGTAAAACGTCGGCGTAGCCGCACGTCTCACGTCGGGAATTTTTTTGTATAACGATTAAATAACAAGACATGAAAAGAACATATAGCGACACTATACCGATCACTATAGAAAAGGACGGTGACGGATCCTACCTTTACCGGTGGGATATTAAAGAGGAGACAAGGGAGATGGGTGACGATATGGCCCCCGTGATCTCCTATAGTTACAACGAGGTCAGGATATGGGCCACGTTAACTGCCAACAAGATATTGGAGGCCTGTATCGACGCCCTATGGGGTAGCGGTGTTGAGCAGAAGATGCTGAACGACTATAACGCCGCCAAGTTAGGCATACTTGACTCGTCTTACATCGAGTCCTATAAGGTATTTCTGAATGACAGGAAGTCATTGAAGGAGCGAGTGGACGGTGATTTTCTGGATTGGGAGAATGGCTAGTTGACACGCTAGCGCCCTCAATGGGGCGGGATTTGGTCTTATGTTGATATCATGGGCGGGTATGTGATGTGGATCATGTTCCCGTCTCGTGTTTTAATATCCGTTTGATTGTGCGTATATTTGTGGAAAAACGTGATTTATGGCTAAGAAAAATAGACCGGAGGAGATTCCTTCATGGATAAAGGATTTGTATAAGGAAGATCTTGATCGTGTTGTAAGAGGTGAGCGTCCCATGTATTTTAGGGGTATGAATGATGGTCCTTTAAAGAACGTATCCCCGGAGTTTGATATCCTTAGTGGAGGAGCTGCTGTTAAGGGTATGAATGGGATAAGAGGTGCGTTGTCTCCGTTGAATAATGGCATGGGTAATTATAATTTCAGCATTAGGGGTATAAATAAGAAGATAGGCGAGCTGGTTGATGAGGCGGGATTGTATTTGCCTGAGAAATTAAGACCTATATATCAGACTGTGGTGGACGCTATGTCGAGATCCAAAGATAAGGGATTGGGTTATATCACGCAGCCGTTGGCCAACGCCCTGTACCCTGCGGACGAGCGACGGAACCGGCGTCTAGACGGGGAGCATCCCGTTGGTTATGTGGATGCCATAGACGGCATATGGCCTAGGGAGAAATATGGGTTATGGGGAGAGAAAATTGAGCGGAAAGCCGAAGGAGGTCCTACTGGTAATGATCCTATGTATGTAAGACAAGATGTATCTGATAGAGCTTTGTATTTAAAAGACATCATAGGTAACGCCGTAAGAAGGAGGTTGTATAAGAATGTAACGCCTGATGTGGTAGCCTCAAATGCCAGTCTTCCCGATAAGGTTAAGGAATTTATATACGGAAGAAATGGCAAAGCTAATGTTGATGAATATAGCGAACAGCTATGGGGTAGATTCTTATCCCAGCCTAATAGTCTTGATGGAAATAGCAAGGAGATAAGGATTCCTGATAATGTCATTACTGATATTGAGAAGATGTTCAATCGTGACACTAAGGATGAGATAAAGAGGTTAGATAAAAAGATTCGTGATACGGAGCAAGAAATATATGGCTCTGATAAGCCGGCTACAGATGATGCTTATGGTAGGCTGGAGTTTTTGAAAAAGTCTAGAGAATGGGTAGATATCTTTGAGAAGAATCGTAATTCTGTAAGATCCGGAAAGCCTACGGTTTTTTCTGAGTACGATTTTTATCCCGAAGCTGCTGGTGAGCTTACCCCGTTATCAGGGTTTGGTAATTTTACAATTTATAGACGTCCGGATGGAAGGTTAGGCGTTTACGATGTATATGATTTTTATAGTAATGATCAAGAGTTCCCGATTAATATAGCTACCAAGGTATTAGATGCTATAGGTGATAAGTTTGAGGAGAGAGGCTCTTTCAAGGATTATAATCCTGATCCAGAGAGTGGTAGGGATGCTCTTATTCGTAACGCTATTATGTCTAAGAATAAGTTGGAGGACAAGGCTGAAGGAGGTCGTATAAATACAGGGAGCGATTATGGTTCTGGAAAGTATGTGATTGATCCTCGTAGATCAGAAAATAGCAAAATGGCTGTATATGATGAGATATGGGACTATCTGACAGAAAAGAAGGGTATACCACAAACGCAAGCTATCGGCATCCTGTCTAACATCGCCGCCGAGTCCGGAGGGGACACCGAAGCTCTAGGCGCCGCCGGTGACTTTGGAATCCAGCAATGGCTTGGACCTAGGAAGAAAGAGTTGCAGCGTAGGTATGGTAGGAAACCGACATTAACCCAACAACTGGATTATCTCGTGGATGAGTATCAAGGCAAGGTTCCGGGGTTAGGTTGGAATTACATCAATCAAGGCAAGTTCTTTGACAAGGACGCTCAGGGGAATGAGTATAACTATTATATGTATTCTAAATCCGATTTCGATAACGCCGTCAACTACAAGGACGCTACCGTGGCATGGAATCAAGGATACGGTAGGCCTCTTGGATCGACCTTAAGAAATGAGAAGAGATTTGAGTTCGCTGATATGTTCGCTAATAGGTATGGTGTTCCTGAGAACGAGCCAATGAGATACGAGTTCGGACAGCGGGATTCGGGCACGGGGGACGGAGGTCAGCAGCCCGTGCCTGAGACGGTAGCCCCTGCCGATCCTTCTTTGGCTTCTCGCCCTTCCATAGATAGCTGGTGGGAGAAGGAAGGTCAAGACCTGTTATATAAGATGCTAGCTCAATCCGGCGCTAACAAGAAAGCTATAGAGGACATCGCTAATAATATTAAGAATGATCCTCAATCAGAGGCGCAGATAGCGGAGGCCGAGCGTATGCGTAAGGAACAGGCGAAAAGGCAGTTGGTGCTTAACATGATACCGGGGTTGATGCTGAATATAAAGGGTATGAGCAGAACCCAGAATTAATGCTATATTTGTGAAGTAATTAAACGTTTTTGATATGAAAAGATTGTTGTTTTTATTTGCTATGTTATTGACGCCATTCGCTTTGATGGCGCAAGAGGTAATCCCATCAGAAGGGTCTATTACTATTGATCTGACTACCTTCACCGGCATCATGGCTTTCGTCACGATGTCAGCTACCCAGCTAGCCAAGGTTGTGCCGTATATCGACACCCACAAGTGGGCTAAGATCCTATCGGCTGTAGTTATCGGCATGCTGGTATGTATCTTGGCTTGGTTCCTTCAGGTATCCCCGTTGTTGGTAGGTAGTGAATGGTGGGAAGCTCTATTATATGGAGTGGCAGTCGGGCTCAGTGCTGCTGGTTTCTATGACCTAGTGAAAGCAATAGGTTCGTTATTTGTAAAAAGGATCTAGTTGCTGCAACTATCTTGCGATGAATTAAAATTACAAGGTATTATTATCTGTAATATAGTTAATTATATTTTGTAATTATATTAGTATTATTTATATTTGTGCGCCTATCTACTCATCACGAGCGGATAGGCGCATTTATTAATTTAAAACGTTTGGTAAAGTTATGATTATTTAACCAACAAAACCACCATACTTTAGGAGGTGGATGAATTGGTTTGATTAATTTTGAATCAAAATTGTAAATAAAAAAAATGATTACCTACAAATACAACATCTATCATTCCAAGAAAACGAAGTATCTTGATAAAATGCTTCGTGAATGTTGTTTTGTATGGAATCACGCTTTATCTATACAGCGTAGGTATTACAAGTTGTTTGGGAAATATATCTCAATTGGTAAAATGAAGAAGCATTTTGCTAAAAGAATTAAAAGAAATCTTCTTCATTCTCAAACAACACAAGAAATACTTGAACGTCTTGATGAATCTTATAATCGTTTCTTTAAAAGAAAATCAAAGAGACCACCTAAGTTTAAAAGATCAGATTGTTTCAACTCTTTTGTTTTTAAACAAGGAGGGTTTACTCTAAATGGTAATATTCTCACAATCAACAAAGGAAAGAAACGTTTTAAGTTTTCATACAGTAGAGCATATGAAGGTAATGTTAAACAAATAAGAATAGTCAGAGAAACCTGCTATCGTTTTAGTTTGATTATAGTTACAGATTACAATCCTGCAAACTCTTACAGAAAGACATATGATGGTGCATCTGTAGGATTGGATTTTGGTCTGAAAACTTACCTAACTAAAAGCGATGGTAGTAAAATCAATTCTCCACTATTCTTCAAGCAATATCAAAACAAGATTAGAAAACTAAATAGAAAGTTTTCTAATGCGAAGAAAGGATCCAATAATAGAAAAAGAAGACTGTTTGAACTTCAACAAGCGTATCGTAAAATAAACGATTTTCGATCTGATTTTCAATGGAAATTAGCTCATGAATTATGCAAACAATATGATTATATTTTCATTGAAGATCTAAACATTGAAGGAATGAAACGTTTGTGGGGAAAGAAGATTTCCGATCTCAGTCATTCTTCTTTTATTAACAAACTTACGTATATCGCTTCAAAGTATGGAGTGATAGTACATAAGATTGACAAATGGTATCCTTCCTCAAAGACTTGTGAATGCGGGTTTGTTAATAAAAACTTGTCGTTACGCGACCGCACGTGGGTATGCCCGTCGTGCGGCGCAATCAACGACCGTGATATTCTTGCAGCCCGTAATATACTTCGGAAGGGCATTTCCGAATTGGAGAGCAAGAGTAATTCCAGCGATAGTAATATCGGGGTTTCTTGCGTCTGTATCCAAGAATCCCATTTGCTTTAGTGATGGGAGTATGTCATCTTGGTCATGAGTGGAAAAAGAAATGGGGCAATCCTGTTATGTCTTTAAAGGATTAGTATTAAAGAGACTCATCATTGTCAAATGGTGAGTCTGTATTTTTTTAAACTATCTTTGTATCAGAACGAAATTAATTTGATATGAGCAAGTATGTAATCAAGAGAAAGATACCTAAATATCAAGAGGCCGGGGAAGTCGGTTCATATATGCTTGGCAATATGGATGGTATACAGGGGTTAGGTATAGAACCTTTGGTAAATACCAACCAAGGATTACCTGTGTCGGTCAATCCGCTAGGGATATATTCTATGGATACTCCAGATCAGTTGAGGACTAAATATGCTAATGCTTTTGATCAGGATAATGTGTTTCCGGCTAGCTTCAAGGGTAGTTTGCAACGTATAGCTGAGAATTATCAGGACAATGGTATTACGCTTAATAACATAACTGTTAACGATGTTGATAAATCTAAGACCGGTTCAGGCGAGACGGATGTTTTTGATTTTACCACCATCCCTTACTATGGCGCTGATGATATAGGGTCTAGGTTCACTCAGATGGGTCGTGGTATAGGACGTATGAGAAGCGAGGGATATGGCGATTTATCCACCGGGGCTAAAACGGCTAATACGATAACCACCATAGCCTCAGGAATTAGTGGTATCATGGGATTGGCTCGTAACGTGGTTTCTGGGATAGCGTCAGAGAAAGGTACTCGTACTAATATCAGGTTGGCTCAGGAGCGTGAGGCCAGACAAAGAAGGCAATCCCAGATGCAGTACAAGGATGGTGGGGGTGTTTATCTAGGGCCTAATAATAGGTTCGATAGCGGAAGCCTTACCGGTGAGTACCTGTATCCGTTACCTAAGTCAATGGAAGATCAAGCCAATGTGGAGATCGAGAAAGGTGAGTACGTGACGCAGCCCGGGGAGGCGCCGATGGAGGCTATGGGGCAGAAGCACGCCGATGGTGGAACCCCCGTTTTCTTGGAGGAAGGTACGAAGGTTATCACCGATGATACCACCATAGAGTCGGATTTCGCTAAATACATTAGGGATACGTATGGTATTAAGGCTACACCAAAGGATACGTACGCCACGTTAATGGATAGGTATAAGGCTAAGATCGGTCTTAAATCGGCTTACGATGATCAGAAAAAGGCGCTGGAGAAGCTGAAGAAAAACGATAAGATAGATGACGAGAATACAAGGCGTTTAAACGCCTCCATATTATCTAAGGCTATAAATGATAGTAACGATACCGTTAATGGCTTAGAGGGAAGATTTACGGATTTCGCTAATGTTATATACAAGGAACAGGAAGACCGGAAGATGAAGAAGGATGAGGATACGTATTTCGCCAAGGGTGGTGAGATAGATAACATCATATCCAGATCCATGAAAGAATACGGTCTTACGGAGGAGGATATAGCCGATGCTAAGAAAGAATTGCTTAAGAAAGTGGCTGGTATTCGTCAGAAGATGGAGAAAGGTGGTAGTTCTTTATTCGATTACCTACTTACTTTCCGTCCTGTAGAGAACAAGTACAATAATAAGGATAACACGTTCGGGTATCAACGTCAGGGTCAGGATGGTTCCTATGGCGGTATTAATACCGATGAGAGGCTGGAGTATTATAAGACGTTCATGCCTTTGGCTTATGATGCTTATATGAGCGCTCCGAAGGCTACTGCCGCCAAGGCTCTTCAGGATGCTATATACAGCACTACTGGTGGGTGGATGGGCTTGGCCACGGCGGAGAACCCGATCATCGCCAACGCAGAGGCGCTTCGGGATTATACGACACTCGTTTCCTTTGGAGGCGAGGATAGCCAAGGTAATTACCCGGAAGATAAGAAAGCCTCATATCATGATAGGATGAGAGACAATAAGTTTGGTCAATATTCCTCATCTCGTCCTATGATCGGTCTGGATGTTGTTACAGAGGAACAGCATAAAGCTCTTAACGACGCTGGTATCACTCATTTCAGTCAACTGTTTTCTGACAAGAATAAAGATATTGTTAATAAGATCCTTGGGGAGGATATGCTTAAGATGCAGGCGTTAAGATCCATGAAAGGCATGGAAGGTCTTGATTTTATACTTGACCCGCATAAGGTGGCTCCCGGTCCTATGGATATAGGTGATGTGGAGGATCCTGATGTTAAGCTGGATATGCCTGAGCTGATTGATCCTAATACACTTCCTAAAACCAACACAAATGCCGGTAAGTCGAACGGCGGCAATGGAGGCAGGAATATAGTAGGTGGTGGTCTTGACTTTCCTGAGGTGTTCAGGATGACTCCGGGAGCCGTGACAACGGAAGGTCTGGAAAGACATTACGCTCCTACCGTGGACCCGGTGTTGAGATCGGCTGATCAGTATATGGTTGAGGCTAATCGTGCTTTCCAATCACAATTGGATCAGATGGGTAATGTCCCGGATTCCCAGAGAGGGGCTTTATCTTCCAATTTACAGGCTATCATGAGTTCCAATATAGGTAAGTATATAAATGAGGTAGAACAAGGGAATGTGGCTCAAAGGACTTGGGCTGATAATGTCAACGCTCAGTCATGGGCTAATACTTATGATAAGAATATAGCTCAACGCCAAGCTTACCAGCAACGGATACTACAAGGATTGGCTATAAATGACGAGAACTGGGCTAGGTATTTCGATAGCGTCAATGATGAGATTCAGCAGAAGTGGAATACGGCTACGACCATGAATACATTAAGATCTATATTCGGGGATGTAAAGATCGGTCCTAATGGGCAGCTGATCGCTGATCCTCAAGGAGATATATTGAGTTATAGGAGATTATATCCCGCTCAGGAAGTAACTAAAGGCAAGAAAGGATAAAGGATGGCTTCACAATATAGTATATTAAGGAATTACGGCAAGTACGTATCACCCTACAACATGGATGTCATGATGCAGGGTATGGGATACATGCAGCAGAAGATAGATACCAATCGGCAGGCTATAAACGAGTATGCTGATTATATTATCAATTCTGACATTATAAAACCTCAGGATAGGGAATATCTTCAGAATAGGTTAAATGGATTGATACAGGATGTGAATAACGTGTATCGTAAATCTAATTTGGCTTCTGATGGTATAGCCAGAAGTATACAGGCTCGTCTTGGGGAGGCTCTGGATACCCGTGTGTTGAATGCCATTGCCGGCACTAGGGAGATCCGGTCGTTTAGTGAGAAGATGGAGGATATGAAATTGAATAATCCTAAGATGTATAGTCCTATAAACGAGGCTGAGGCTTTCGCCGATGCCGTGGCATGGATGAATGACGGTCAGGTAGGGACACGTCTTAATCCTATACATTATACTCCTTATACGGATTATCACGCTGAGGTTGATGAGAAGATGAAGAACTTCATCTCCCTTAATAAGGGAAAGAAAGTCAATGTGCCGGTGATTGATGCCAATGGTAACAGGACGGGGGAGATGCGTGAGATGTATATAGATGAAATGAGCTATGCTCAAGTCAGGGATATAGCCATGGCTTCCATATCAGAGAACGGCAAAGCTCAGATGCAACTAGAGGGTAGGTATATGGCTAGGACGAATTCTGACCTATTCAATGTCCAGAGTACCTCTGATTTCCTTAAAGGGTATATTGATGATTTTAGTGCCAAGGAAGAATCTATACGGGCAAAGCTAAAGGGCGTTGGCAATGATAAGGTCAAAAAGGCTAGGTTGGAGTCAGAGCTGGCGGATATCACCAAGCAGAAAAATGATTTCGTGGAGGAGGCTGAGGGCGTTATCGGCAGCAACTACAGTCCGGAGCGGGCCGGCATGTTCATGGTGAGGCAGCAGTTCCTTCGTGGCGTGGGGTTACGATGGTCTTATAATAACTCATACGAGACGCTTGGTGTTGATGATTATTATTTCAAGGCTAATCAACAGATGATGGAGAGGGCTAAGTTCAATGAGACAAAAAGGCATAATCTAGCCATGGAGAAATCCGCTTTGATAAGAGCTAGTAAATCAGGTAAATCGGAGAATGGAAATGGTGGGGGCGATGACATGACCGGTCCCACCGTGGTTACGAAGAGTGCCAATCTTGAAGATGTGAATATAAGCGATGAGTTCATGAATGGATTTATAGCCAATGAAAAGGCGGTGAATACAGGCATGGAGAATTTTGTAAAGTCTCTATCAGACGATGCCAAGAGGAAGATCGACGCATGGGCATCTGATCCTGAGAATAGTAATGTGGTCAAGGATATGGATAGGGGTCAGGTTATCATGACTTATTTTAAGGCTAATGGTGGATCTACGAATACACTTCTTGATTATAATGGAAAGGATAGTTATATAAAGCTTCTTGGGTTAAATAACCAAAGGAATAAGTATAGTAAGATTAATGAGGGTTTCAATAAGGCTGAGAATACTGTTTTGGATGGTGTTGATGCTATAATTGAGAAAGAGGCTAGATCGTATGAAGGATCAGGTATAGACATTAGTTACGGATTTGGCACATTCAATCTTGGGGATATCAACAATAATGGTGATAAGGTTTTTGATATAGATGGCATAAACGATATAACATTAGACGATTGGGCTAAGCTATCTGCTTATAGTTCTTTGCTAAATGATAATATAAACGTTGTTAATAGTAATATTCAAGGGGAAGCTCCATACGTATCGGTAGATTCAGGTCAGTCAAGTATTATTATGGATCGTTTGAATGATCTTATGGGAACGTCTTTGTCGCTTGATGATATTGAATCTATAATGTCTCTTGCCGTATCTGGGGCTAACAAGAATAGGCATATCGAGGAAATAAAAGACAGGTTTGCTGGGGATAATAGAGCGATCGCTGTCGCTACCGCTATATATGACGAAGCGCATAAGGAAAGAAATGATTTATTAAGGCATAAATGGAGCCGTGGAGATTTGGGTAGGTTAAATGATGACGCAAAGCGTGCTGGCGAGGATTATTTAAGGCAATATCGTCATGAGTACGCCGAGCGTGAGTATATCTTTTCCGGTGATTATCCGTCTAAAAGCAAAGCCGAGTATGATTATATAAAGATTAGTGACCTATTTACCCGTGGTGGTGGTTTTATTCCTAAGGATAAGGATGATGCCAATACGAAGATAACGTTTACCATATCCCCTATAGGTGATGGTAAGTATCAGATCATTGGCAATAATGGAGGTGATGGTAGATCCGTTATTGAGGTAAGCGAGGCTGATCTGGCTGCCAATGACCTTGCTTTCTATAAAGAGGATGTAAATATTCCATCCGAGACCTACGACTCTGGTGTTGTATCTATATCGTTCGCCAATTCAAGTGATAACGCTTATGGGAAGATGGCTAAGTCATTGCAGGTGGCTCCATTCGCTTACGCCAGCGGGGCCAAAGATATGACAATGCCTTATATAGATATGTTTACGAATATAAATGACGGTAATATCAGGAAGAATCAGATGATGATCGCTACTGACGTGTTGTTTGATAACGCTTCCATGTACGAGTTAAGGGCTTCAGGATATAAGTACAATAATGGATCTTCTGGCATAAATGTGGATATATATGGTAAGGGGAAAGCCAGTAAGGGAGATACCCCGTTGTATTCTATAGACCTAGATGGCGTAGCTTACGCTGACGAAGTAGCCAGAAAGATTGATTTTTGTCCTCAGTATTATTTGACTATGGCGTGGCAACAGATACTTAGTAAGGAAAATGAGGTGTATTGGAGGAGTGAGGGCAGATCGACTACCGATGACTTCGAGAGTTTCATCTCCCCTATAGCCAGTATCATTGATCAAGAGATAAAAAACAGAAATAGTGGAAATAATGGAAATAATGGAAATCGGTAATAACGTTCCTGATGGAAAGAAATTGGCCGAAAGATATGGCTATCCTACAATGGGTGTTGATGCCACTAGAGCCATTGGTACGAATACCTACGATATACCGGATCGTGATTTGCCTCCCGTGCTTGATCCGTACTCTGCTTCGGAGAGATCAAAGTCGCAGATACCATCATTGTCGGAAAGGATTAAGAATACCGTTAAGACAAATTATTATGATGATATAAAGCATATGTCCCCATTGGGATATATGGCATCTGACCAAAGCTATAAGGGTAGGTTTAACCTTACAGGTCCGGAGATATCGTTGGAGGATTCAAGATATCGACTCAGTAGCGGTACTTGGATACCTAAATACGAGTCTTATATTCCAGGCGTAGATAACGACATGCGTCTATCTAGGAGCCAAGGTAGGACCGAGAAATGGGTGAGAGGATTGGGTAAGCTGGCGGGTAAGACTGCTTTATACGGATTAGGCGGCGTTATCCAGCCTTTTTATGGTATTTACGCCGGTGTATCCAGAGGTAATTTTAACGCCGTATTTGATAACGATTTCACGAGATGGCTGGATGATCAGGATAAGAAAATGGATTATGGTCTAGCTCATTATTACAATCGAGAGGAGCGGGATATGAATTTTCTTCAGAGCATGACTACGGCTAATTTCTGGTCTAACGATTTCTTATCCGCTCTTGCTTTTACCGCTGGTGCCATGTTATCATTAGCTGTATATTCCGGTGCTAGATTGATGAACTTAGCTCGTACGGGAGCTAGGGCAGGCGTGGCTTTGGCTAGGATAGGCAAAGCGGCTTCGGATACCAAGAAAGCATTCGGAGCTTACCTTAGGGCCGCCCGTATAGGGCAGAGGGTAGGCAAGGGGCTGGATGCCGCCCTATTTCTTGGTACGTCTACCTCATGGGAAGCTTCAGTGGAAGCCAGAAGTATGTTGATGGAGGCCGAGGAGAATTTCAGGCAATCTTATCGTAACGCTTACGGGAGGGAAGTCCCGTATGAGGAGCTTATGAGGTTCAGGGCTGACAATGCCAATGCCGCTAACGCCGTATTCGCCGCAAACGTCGGCATATTGTCATTATCCAACATAGCTATGTTCGGTGATATGTTTGGCATGGATCTGGGCGTGGATAAGTTCATAAAACGCAATATATTTGGCGTAGGAGCCGAGAGAATGGATAACGGTGCACTAAGGGCTATAACACCAAAGAAATGGCAGAAAATAGCTGGTAATACGTTTAATATCATCAAGCGACCGGTATCTGAGGGTTTGTTCGAGGAAGGTCTTCAAGGTGTGTCCAGCAAGTCCGCGGAGGATTGGGTGGAATCAAGATACAATCCCATGGCTATTCGCCAGAATATAGGTTATATGGAGGCTATAAAGAACGGGTTCAAGGAGACTTACGGATCTAATCAGGGCTGGAAGGAGATCGGCATCGGTATGATTATCGGATCGGTTAGGGGTGTAAGAAGCCTTGGAGGTATAAAGGAATGGAGCCAAGACATGTCCCGTAATAAGGGGATGGTAGAGGCCTACAACACTAATGCCGGCGCCTTGACCTCGGCGGCTGTCCAAGCTATTCGTGGCAGCATGGCCCTGAACGCTCAATTATCAGGCTTAAGTACGGATAATAACGCTGACGATATACCTAATTCTAGAATCGTAGATAAGACTTTTAGTGATGCCGTATTCAACCGTCTTCGTTATGATCAGGAAATGGGGATGTTAGATGATACCAAGGAGAATTTCAAGACAGTCATCGAGTCTATACCTAATAGCGATATAGCCTCCGATATGAATATGACAGATGAGCAGGTAAATGAGTATAAGTCCAACCTTATCAGTGAGTTCAATAAGAAGGTTGATAATTTTACTATGGCCAGCAGATTTGCCGACTCCCTTACCGATGGTATATCCAATAGATCATTTAACACCTATATCTCCAACATGGCTTATAACGGTCTTGAGGCTAAGGATAACTTGGATGATATCGCTAATCAGTTAGGAAGGATATACAATACAGATATAGGACCTGCTTTAGATATATATTCTCGTCTTAATCCTGATTCGAGTAGGGATCTTGAGAAACTCAGGAAGCTTACAGATGATATACAGAAAATGGAGAAGAATGTTTTGAAGCTTCAGCAGAGTGTCACATCTAAGGAAGCTCTTGAGTCTGATAAGGTCAAGTTAGCCAATGAGAATGATAGACTTCTTAAATTGACGGAGGATAGGATTGCTTTGGAGAGGAGATTAGCTACGTTAGTTAACTCAGAGACAGATATATCTAAGCTGTTATTAAACAGGGATGAATCAAGGATCAGCGCCGCCGATCTTATGGCAGCTTATGAGACTATAGTCGGTTTTGAGAATGCCGTATCTATCCGTGGGGTTGATAATCATAAGGAGGCTATGGCGTTGCTTAGCGAGTATCGTCATAATCTTGTGGCTTATAAGAATATAAACGAGTCACTTCGTCGTATGCGTGACAGAAGATTCATCCGGGCGCAGGAGCGCGGGTTCATGAAGATATTATCGAACGCATGGGGGAAGACTTATGAGGAGGATGACAGCAAGTATGATTTCAGGAATACCGATGATCCTGATGCTAATTCCCTTTATGCCAATGATCAGGCCATAGATAAGGCTTATCAAGATGGTCTTATAGGAGAGGACGAAGCATTTATGTTCAAGACCTATAATCATATGATCGCCAGATCTATGGAGAACGAGATTAAGACCGATGAAGGTAGTATAGTCGAGAGGGTTCCTGATGATGAGGATATCATAAATCCTTCTGACGATAGAATCAATAATATAGCTATAAAGATATGGAACGGTAATGAGGATGTCTTATCTCCTAGGGAGAGGCAGATATATGATAATAATAAGGATCGTATCAATGATCTTGTAAATGGGTTTGGCGATAATCCTATAGCTAGGCTTAATAAGATTAGGTCAATGATAGATAGGTTAAATACCAACGATAACGTCTTAAATAACATCAGAGATACTATTGATGATATCATAGATATAAACATTAATGGTCTTGATAAGGATCAGGTTAAGGGGGCTATACAGACTTACAATGATCTTATGAATGATATTGACAACGGGAATGAAGTTGATCATGATAAACTTAATGAGGCTATTGATATTATCAATAATTATTCTGATGATCCTCTTCTTCAATTCGTGGAATGGATGAGGCCGTATAATAATGGAAGTATAGCTGTCAAGGATTACGATAAATCCATACCTATGGGTGATGTCCTCACAGAGAGCGAACCCGGGACATCCACCGGCAGGACGGAAGTTAACGCCGCCCAGAATCCGGTGGTGTTGATGGCCCAGAAGAGAGAGATCGGTGGGGTCATGTATTATGAGGTTGGTGGAATGAGGCTTGACAGGTTTATGGCGGGGTCCGGGCTTAAAAGGTCTGATGCCACTGATACTGATAATGGAAGGGTGATGGATTTCACCAACGGAACCGACATATTTACTGTTATAGAGTCAGATAACCACTCAAGATGGATGATTAGCGAGGATGACGCTCAGGCTTTCGAGAACGCTACCGGTGTCATATTGGGGCGGCAGACCGCCTTATCGACCTCCAACTGGTTCATGGTGTATCGCAAGGGGCAGGATGGGTCTATTGTTCCTTATTACACGGGTGATACGTTTGGGTCTAACAACGAGTCGGTGAATCAGGAAGCAACGGCTAGCCTTCGCAAGGGTGATATGGTAAGGTTTAAGATGGATATGTCAGATCCATATACCAAGGAATTGTATGATAAATACAATAGTCTTAACGCCGTTGACCCTAATTCTGATGAGACTAAGTCGGCTTACCGAGAGCTGGTTGATAATATGGTTATTAAGATCGTGGATAGCGACGGAAATTTCGTCTCGGTGCTAAAAGCCAATGATCCAGACTCAAAAGGGAGTAACGCTGATTTAAGGAGTATGGCCTTTGAGTTGTATAGGGATAATGTGGGATCTGTCGCTGGCGAGATTGATATACCGTTTGTAGGTACAGTTACCAGTGTTTTGCCGGGAAGACCTAATTTTAGCGTAAGTGATGATAATGGTACGTTGATGGTATCCGAGAATGACTTTACCAACGAGACGGTTGGTAAGGTTGAGAGCGTAGGATATATAGAGAATGGGGAGGTTACGATGAGGGATAATATTAAGTATAATATATTCCCGTTCTGTACGGCTATCGTCAGGGACAAGTATGGTGATTATAAAAATTCACGTATCCCGGTCGTAGCTATAAAGACAGGAAATGGAAGAAATTACCTGTACCCCGTAAGATTGAAAAATCAGGATATATCGTCATTTTCATCCATGATCGAATCGATGGCTGATAGGATTACGGAGGGTCTAGGCGGAGGCGTAAGTATTGATGATATAATGGATCTTAATAACGCTATAGCCAGATCCGGGTTGGATAATAAGACGTATATGATCCCGCTGGCTGGGGACGTGGGTGTTATCAAGAACCGGCTTAAAGCTGTTAAGGAGGCGGCTAGCAGGATGCCTATGACCGCTGACGTAAGAGGATGGATAGGTGATTCCAGAACTAAGGAGGATATTTTGATGAATGACGTTACGATCAACATAGATCTTAATAACGATCCTTTCATAGCTCCTAAGTTCAGGATGAGTATTAGGAGAGATGAGACGTTCTTCGAGGAGACAGAGACCCCGTTCGTCAACCCGTCCGGCTCCCAATCGGGTTCCGCTTCGCCTACGAAGGCTGCCGAGGACAAGTCTTTGGTTTCCGATGGCAACGTAGTATCCGGAGAAAATGAGGCGGAAAATCCTTGCTAGGTAAATTTATTCGTCTTATCTTTGCGGTGTCAGTCCATCACCTGACGAGTAAGATATTTAAAAGTTGGTCCCTGTCGGGTGTGTGATGGCCCCGGTGGGGACTCTTTATACCATGCAATTAGATTCTTTTTTACACCGGAAGATCATGCAAGACTTACGTATCCAGCGAGTGAAGGTCTTGATGATGTTATATACCAGTCATTATTTTGTCAATAACAGACAAAGGCAGTTGCTTGACCATACATACTCATTAAGCAGGGATCAGGCTTTTGATTATATGACTGAGTTCAATAAAAGGCTTAGTGATAAGGTTGGTATAGAATGTACGATGGATATTCTTCTGCCTACCGATGATGATAACGCTAATATCATAATCGAGTACAATGGCATCATTAAGAAGTTGATGAGGGAAGCCGAGAAGCTGGAACTTGATACTGATGCTATCAAAGCCATGATGCGTGATCTTCTTGATGAGTTGAAGGATGATATTGATCTTAATATCCTGATATTTGACGTAACCCAGTTACTTATAAAATACAATCTATTTAGGTTGGATGCTATAACCGAGCAGGAGTTCAAGAACTCTTTTGTCAGGATGGATAGTAGGAATATGGAGATAAAGAAACTAACTTTATCTGATATCAAGAAGGTGGTGGAGATGATAGAGGATAGGTATAGCTACGCTTTATATATGACAGAGGAATATGGCTGATTACATTTTTTGTAAAAATATCTCTTGTTTGTTTGTAGTTTCAAAATAAGGTCTTATATTTGCGGTGTCTATCCGTTGCTAGACCAGAAGAAGATATTAATATCGCTTAGGCGTAGGCGATAAATGAGAGCTATCAGTGGAGTGACGGACGCTGGTGGCTCTCGTTGTTTTATATTATGGATGATAATTTAAAATTATTTGAGAATCCTGATTTTGGGGATGTGAGAGTATTGTTGGATGAGAAACATGAACCATGGTTTGTCGGTAATGATGTAGCTAAATGTTTAGGGTATGCAGATCCTAGGGATGCTGTAAGAAGGTTGGTAGATGACGAGGATTGTAAAATGCTGAGATTGTCAGAAGATAGGGAGGCCTACGATTCCACCCCTATTCACAATCAATATGTTAGCCAGATAAAGATTATTAATGAGTCTGGTATGTATACTTTAATTATGTCATCTAAGTATGCTCGTTATAGATATCGTAATGATGACGAGTTCTATGGCACTAATACTGTCTATGTGACTCCTAAGGGATTTCAGTGGATCGTGTCTAAGATATCTAAAGAATGGATGCCTAGGTTCTTGGAATTGAAAGGCAGGGTTCTGAGTAGATCAGATAAAGATATTTTCGCTAAACGATAAACTCCATTTTTTATAATTTAGGATTGAGTTTTTGCCTGTTCGTGAGGATCGGCAAAAAGATTTGCACTTTTCGGAGAAACATAAGGTTTGTTATTATGTTGTTATTTTGGTGTCCCGTCCGCTCGTGAGAGTAGGCGGGATTTTATATCTTTGTGTCAAAACGATTTAGTAATGGGACGATCTTGTTATGTTATAAAAAATAAGGAGGGTAGGGTAGATAATGTCCTTGCCCCTAATAACCAACCATCCGGATTATACCAAAGGGCGATGGAGGTGCTGGGCGACCAGAAGCAGGCCTTATCGGTCTGGGGTACGGCCTACTCCCCCGACTTCGTGTCCTTCTTTGGCGATTGGATGTCCATGCCATCAGAATACGACTTAGATAGCAATGGGGAGCCTAAGTATGATGATGTCATGTCCTTTATCAAACAAAAGAATTATGCTGTGGGTAATTTCATGGCTGACGAGGTTAAGGATATCAATAATACCCTTACTTCCTTGGGCGTTGATAATATCAATGATCTTAATGATATGATCGTATCTAACTTCCTTTCCGGCGGTGATATATTCCTCAATAGGTACAATCTTGAGCGATCTGGGATGTATGACGCTGATGAGATTGATAATATCATGACTAACCGATCGGAGTATGAGCGGGTAAGGGATATGATGAGGAGGATTGTCGATTTTATGTCTGAGGGGAATCTTAATGAGAAGGATATGTATTTCCTGTCCTCCGAGTCAGGCCTTGGTGATGATTATATGATATATGAGGATACATATGACTCGTTAGGGAAGAGAAAGGTCTTGAATCCAATAGAGGTAAGGGATACGATCATGAGGGCGGTAGGCGGTATCAGCGACCGCCGGGAGTTCGATCAGGCTTTCACCTCCGTCCCCTACCCTTCCTTGGCGCTCCGGTATCAGGAGGATCAGGATTACGCCGATCGGATGTATGATACGTATCGTAATATGACCCGTATGGAGGTTAGGAATCAGGATGGAGATACGATTACCGACTCGCACTTTTACAATACCATACCATATATCAGTATGCCTAAGGACATGAAAGGTTTAAGGGATAAGGTTGGTGAGATAATCGATATGGATGATTTTAAGGACATCAAGGACGTTACTAGACGTTTGTATGACATAGCTATGGATCTTGCCGACATGGGCGTGGATATAAGCGAGGCGATCAGTGATGAGATGGTTATATCTAGGCCGGAGGATATCCGTGATCTTATGGCGTCGCTGGATGTCATGTTATCTTCCATACAGGCCGGCAATTCGGTATACGATAGCTTTATCTCCGATCTTGATAGGATAACAGGAAAAGGGAATCCGATATACGAGGTTCAGGATACTTATTCTACTGGGGATAGGATGGTGTATGTAAGGTCCGGGAATACATCCCCTTCCGATATGTATGATAGGAGCATGTTGTATATTAGTAGGAATACGTACCATAACACGGCTCCGATAACCGACACCGATCAGGCCTATGAGATGTTGGCCGATATCGGGATAGAGCGGCCCTCGTACTTGCCGGCTGGCGTGGTCCCCGCCGGGGCTTCCCGTTCCGATATTGGCGTGGTCAAGGATAATATAAAGAAGCTAGTTATGTCCAACATCTCATCCTCGAATACCGAGAACATGATCCTTACCAGATTAATATACCAACATCCCGTGACTCCTGAGATGGATGATGTCGATATTGATCGGGAGTTCAGGAGATACGAGGCTAGACAGGGGAAGGATCGGGATTTTATCAAATCCTGTACATCGTTGAGGAAGATCCAGATCAAGGAAAGGTTAAAAAAATCGGATTTATATAATAATGTCTTACGTTTCCTTGATTTTAATGGATTTTATAATGTATCCTTGAATCACCATGACAGAGGTACGTTAAAAAGCATGGAGATGTCGTTGCCGGAAGGTCAGGTAAGGGATCTTCTGTTTGACGTGGCTATCGAGTCCGGTGACAGTAGCATGAGAAACCTTTTCTATCTGGATGGTCAGGATAGGATGATGGATGTCGGGTTTTACAGGTATCTGTACCAAAGGAATCCGGGCCTGCTCCGGGAGGTCAACGGCGGTGTCGAGGCGAGACCGGACGGTTCGTTCTTGGCTCGTGGGAGGTACGACGATTTCGTGTCTTTCCAATCTGGCCTATATGAGAAGGTAGGAGAGACGGTTGATGGTGCGATATACAGGTTCGTCGATGATCTTATATACTCCGATCCATCATCATATCAAGAAAACATGGTACGAAGGATGGGTGACGTTACGGTAAGGAGTGACGATAACCGTCTATCAAGGGTAGAGGATAATCCCTCATCCAGTAAGATAATTAATGAATACACTGCTAATACAAATAAATTAATGCGAGATTTTTCGTGTGGTTAATCTCTCTTTGGCGTCGTGAGACGTTTTCTTTCGAGCATTGAAACATTGAATTTATAGATTTGCATGAATCCGGGCCGTAGTGATACGTCCCGGATTTTTTGTCTTGTACCGGTTCTTATTAATACCAACTGCATGACATGACGTGCCTTGATGATGACATATATCACGATCTTAGGATTATTAATTTTTGAACTTTGTAACGCCCGCCATCAGGTGGGGTTATTATTAATTCAAAAATAAATAGACATGGGTACAAGTGGAGACAAAATCGTTTTGTTAGACGGCATGGGTTCCGGGAGCGGTAGTGCCGCTAATGGTTTATTATCTATGATTCCGGGTATGTTTACCAGCCTTTTGGGTGGAAATAAGATGGATCCGAATCTAGTCGCAGCGCTGATGAATGGTCGTAACAACCAAGATCAGTACGGAGGGGCTAACGGCTGGTGGTTGTGGATCATCGTCCTATTCTGGTTATGGGGCGGACGTGGTTTCGGAAATGGTTTTGGTGGTAATGGAAATGATTGTTGCGCTAACGGTCTTCCGGCTCAATTGAACAACGACTATGGCCGTGAGCTTCTGATGCAGGCTATCCAAGGTAACAGAAGCGCTATTGATCAGATCTCTAACGCCCTTAACTGTTCTACCTCTCAATTACAAAACGCTATCTGTAACGTACAAGGCGCTATTGATAAGGTGGCTGGTCAGGTAGGTATGACTTCTCAGGCCGTTATTAACGCCGTACAGCAACAAGGATGTGAGATCGGTAACCAAATCAGCTCTTGCTGCTGCAACTTACAAAGCGCTATGGCTAGCGGATTCAATAACGTTCAACATTCGTTGGATACGATGGGTTGCAATATTCAGAACTCTATTACACGTCAAGGATATGAGAACCAATTGGCTATTACCGGTCAAACTAATGTATTACAGAACAATTTGACGAACGGGTTCAATAATATCATCCAGTCAGCTAATTCCAACACCAATGTATTGGCGGCTAAGATTGACGCTCAGACCCAGATTATCAATGACAAGTTCTGTCAACTTGAGATGCGTGAGATGCAGAATACTATCCAACAGCTTCGTGAGGAGAAACAGGCTTTGGCTACTTCCGCCATCACCCAACAACAGACACAGAACATCGTTAGCCAGTTAGCTCCAAAGGCCCCGATTCCGGCTTACGTCGTACAGAACCCGGGTTGTTGCTATACTCCTACCGTAAGGGTAGCTAACGAATGTGGATGCGCTTGCGGCACTACTAATGCCGTATTATAAGAAAGGGGGACAATATGGCTGATTTCAGAGGATATATGATCGGTTCATTCGCCTCCTCCCGTCTTGACAGGGGAGGCATCCCGGTAGTAGCCACTACTGGAAAGGTATCTGACGCTTCTGCGGCCGAACCTACGGTTGATTTTGGCATCAATCCGTGTCAGTGGAACTCACTACCTCCGGAAGGAATATTGTTATGGAAAGTCCGTCATCCGGTGACGGAGACAGAGGCTAGTTATCCCGCCACGATCGTTCTTCCGTCTGGCTTATCCACCACCACTCCTGTTACGGTATCCAACGCCGGGGTTATCGTTAACAAGACACCTATAGTGGATAAGGTTGGGGCACATATGACAGGGCAGGATATTACGACTCCCGTGGCTTCTGGTGATCCTATAGTAGGGGCCTACACCGAGCATCTTGTGTATTATAACAAATGCACCGGGGTATTTAGGATGTTAGGTCATACGGCTACGGCGGCTACCGCCCCTAGCGCATGAATTTACTAAGAAAGAACAGGGAGGGTAACCTCCCTCCCATTTAAAAAGATCGTTATTATGTTTAAGGATTTAAAGAAAGGATATCAGGTTTATACGTTGGATACCTCAGGGGTTCCTAAATTCTTTATGGGTACGGTGGTTAACGTCTCGGAGCCTAGGTTCGCCCAGTCCCAGTTAGGTCAGTATCAGCAGTTGCAAGATCGGGTTATGGATCTTACTATAGAGGTGGACGGGAAGTCCATGACATACGTAGTTCCAGAGAACCAGAACGTGGCTATGGCCAACGGCATTACGCTAGCCTGCTCCGTGGATCCGATAATGAACCACCTGAACGCCATGAAACGAACCAGTACGGATATCGTGAATAGCGTGGATAAGAATAAGGAGATCATAGAGGCATGCGACAGTATCTTGGAGGATATCAATCCTACTTTTAAGCAGACTAAGGATCAAGACCGAAAGATTAAGAATCTTGAGGAGAAGGTCGATAGGATGGGGTCTTCTTTCGATGAGTTAAAAGAGTTGTTAATTAAAAAATTAGGTTAAGATGAGAGTTATAGATTTAGGCAACGGCCAAGAGGAATATGATGATGAGATCTACGACCGCAGAGGCGGTAGGGGACGCTCACGCCGCTCCGACGGCACTTATATGGGTTACGATGGTGGCGTATATGATCATTACGGTAAGGAACGTGACGGGATGATGGAGGAGCTTGAGCGCCGTGAGCGTGATCTCGAAAGACGCGAGAGGGAACTGGAGCGTAACGAGCGGGAGCTTGAGAAACGTCAAAGACATCATGAGCGGGAGGATGAGATGTACCGTAAGGGATGGTTTGGCGAGCGTGACATCCGTGACGAGTACGATGGTACGGAACCTTATATGCGTAGAGGTAGGAGAAGTCGTTACTACTGAGGAGCAGACGCTGATGACCCGGATTATAAGCGGTATATAGACACCCATGGATATCACTTTTCCAAGGAGTTGGCTAGGGAAGCCGCCGACAAGATGCTTAACGCTGACGGATCCAAGAGAAGATGGACGATGGAGGACGCTAAGCAGATGTTCGATAAATGCGGGGCCAAGAAACCGGATAACGCTACGTGGGGAGATATCCAATATCTGTTCGCTATGTTTTATAGCGACTACTTTCCTAAGGTATTGGACTGCGACCAGAAAATAGTCAAGGCTGTCTTGGCTTATCTGGAAGACCCTGACGCCCCGGAAGGGACGGCGTTCGTCAGGTATCTGGCGGTGCGGTGCTTCGTCGGTGACACAATCAAATGGAGTGAGATGATATGATTTGATACAACGTTGGAAGAACCCTGTCGGCGATAGAATACCGATGGGGTTTCTTTTTTTTGTCAAGTATCTTATTATCGTTACATTTGTCAGGAGTAGGTCTTTTTGTTCATAGGTAGGGCGGGCGGGAATGAAAAAAGGCATCCTCACGGACACCCTTCCCCTTTGGTTGAAAATCACTTAAAACATTATGAGTTACTACACTGCAAATATAGATAAATAAATATAAATAGCAATGGGTAAGGGGTATTATTGGATAGAGCCAGTGGATCAGACGTTGAATGATTTCCAGTTTTATAAGGCACGTATCGTGGGTGATCCTGAATATGACGAGAAACATCATCGTGTTATATTGAGGACTGATAAGTATTTTCCTGTCGGGAGTATCTTCCATGCCCTTAACGATAAGGAGATGTTTGTTATTGAACGTAAATTCAAGATCTGGGGCAATAAGTATGTCATAAGACCTTGTGAGGGCGAGTGGGAATGGGAGTCTATCCAAAAACTTAAAGACAAGGCTATTATATTCCGTAGCGGATTCCTGCATGGGGACGGCAGCTTTTAACACCTGCCCGTATCTACCCCCCCCTAGATTTCTTGGTGCTTATATATATGGTTATATTTGAGCAAAAATAATTATGATATGGAAGATTTTCAAGGTAAATACAATGGCAAGCAGATAGAGCAGCTTTTGGATAAGGCTAATGATATTGATCTTTCCAAATACGCTCTTAAGACGGATAACGCCCCTACCGCCACAAAATTACAGGCAGCTAGGACCATAGCGCTGTCCGGTGCCGTGACCGGTAGCGTATCCTCCGACTTCGGGAGTAATATTACTATCTCCACGACATTGGCGAACTTTGACGCCTCTAAGATCACGTCCGGTACTATCGATATAGATAGGTTGCCTAAGGCGGCCTTAGAGAGAATGGTCGTGGTGGCTGACGATACGGCAAGGTTTAAGCTTACTACAGCCACGGCTCAGGTTGGGGACACGGTTAAGGTAACGGCCACGAATAAGATGTATCTGGTCAAGGATGATAGTAAGTTGAATACCGAGGATGGTTACGAGCCTTATACGGCAAGTTCGGCGTCATCTGTGCCATGGTCTGGAGTGACCGGCAAACCTAGCACCTTCGCTCCACCTACGGCGGCGGCCTCCACCTTAGGTGGCGTAAAGGTAGGATACACGACTTCTGGCAAGAACTATAAGTTACAGGTTGACGCTTCTGGTAACGCTTTTGTTAATGTTCCATGGACAGATAATAATACGACCTATAATCAGGCCACGGCTGACACTTTAGGATTGGTTAAGATCGGTTATACCTCTAGTGGGAAGAACTATGCCGTATCCTTGGATGCTAATGGTAAGATGTATGTGAATGTCCCTTGGACTGACAATAACACGACTTACACCCAAGCCACGAGCGATAATCTGGGTCTTGTTAAGATCGGATACTCTGCCAATGGCAAGAACTATCCCGTTGTTCTTGACGGTAGCGGCAAGATGTACGTGAACGTTCCGTGGACGGACACCAACACCACATATTCCAATATGGGGGCGGCGACCTCCTCGGCTGCGGGAAAGGCCGGTTTGGTTCCCGCTCCTGCCGCTGGAGCGCAAGGTAAGTATCTTCGTGGCGATGGAACGTGGCAGACACCTCCAAACGCCACATATAATAACATGGGTGGAGCTACGTCATCGGCGGCAGGAACATCCGGATTAGTTCCCGCTCCAGCTGCGGGTAAACAAGCCTCTTTTTTACGTGGTGATGGCACGTGGGTTGTCCCTACTAATACCACATACGCCAAGGCCAATACATCGACCCTTGGGCTGGTAATGATCGGATATGCGGAGAATGGCAAGAATTATCCGGTAGAGCTGGATAGTAGCGGAAAGATGTATGTTAATGTGCCTTGGACAGACACTAATACGACGTATGGTGTTGTAGGAGCTAACGGGTCTACAGGTCTGGTAAAGAACGGGAGTACGGTAACCAGCGCTTCTGGCTATACCGCCTGTCCTATTGTTAGTGGTGTCCCTTATTATAAAGATACGAATACTACATACGCCAACATGAAGGCGGCTACGGCTTCTGCGGCTGGTGCTGCGGGATTGGTACCGGCTCCCGCTGCGGGCAAACAGACGTCCTTCCTTCGTGGCGATGGAACATGGGTCGTACCTACCAACACCACGTACGGGTTGGCCTCCACTACCGCCAACGGCTTATTGAGACAGCTTAATGGTAGCACCTCTAATTTTATGCGTGGAGATGGTACATGGGCTACACCTCCTAACACGACATATGCCGTGGCCAATGAGTCTACTAACGGTTTGATGGCGGCCGCCGATAAGAAGACCATGAACAGGCTTATAGGGGTTAATACGGTCACGACATTAGCTAACCTGCCTATTAGCAAGAGAAGTATCACGGCCACGTTATCAGCCGCTACGACCTTATCCGTGGCTTCCGGCATGCAGGTAGGGGAGGAGTTGATGATCAGGTGCGTTCCCTCAGCGGCTTTCACCCAAGCGATACCCAACTCCGGGGATTATGTCAGCATGAGCGGAACTTCTATCACCACTACGGCTAACAAGCCTTTCGAGATAAATATCTGGTGTTACGCTTCAGGTAAGTATAGTATCGCCGTTAAAGAACAAGATTAATGATATAAGATATGAGCTACGTATATATAAACAGGGAAATATATCCCAATCAATTAGTTCAGGACGATCCGCTTGATGATAATTACGCCAAGGGCTATAGTTATGATGATTACATTAACGGGAATCCCGCCCCATGGATAGAGTTTGGGGAGGAGCAATTGGCGTTCAAGGAGGCTAATCCTAAAGCTACGGTTAAGGAGATTATCGAGGCTAAATTGGATGACTCAAGGCTTCTTAATGAGGAGAAATCGGCTAAGTATGAGGAGATCAGGACTTATGAGAATGAGAATCTTCATGAGTTTTTCTTGGATGACCAAAATATCTATATCCCTGAATATGATAGGCGTAACGCTTTGGCTGATGGGGCTATAGCTGGTAAGATAACGATCATAGGTCTGGAGTTCGATATGACGGAAGGCAAGATCTTGATCGGGATGATGGATAAGTATGATAATGATCTGATGTCGGCGTTAGGAGCCAAACAGAGGGAAGTAAGCTTAGCCACTACCGTAGAGCAGGTGAGGGCTATTGACGCTCAGTCCGGCTATCCAGATAAGGTAAATATCACCATGACTTATGTCCGGCAACAGGCAAAGGAGAAAGATGCCTCCGATCCTCAGGAAGTGGCTGTCAGATTCTCCAGAATGGTGGTTAATAACAAGGCTATATCTTTATCCCCTAACGAGAAATTGGATGTTAAGGTCCTATTCCCTATATGGGGACAAGAAGGGGCGGAGTTCGGGCTGTCGGTGGATGCCGGATTCTGCCTCAGGGTGGTTAAGGACGATACGGATATCCTTTATGAGGTTATTCAACAACATACATTATCAAAGGAATGGGAACCCGGATTAAATACGGCTTCCTTATACAAGGTCATTGATAAGGAGCATGCCGGGACCATAGGGGATCCTATCCCGTATTTCCCTCCAATGGAGATATTCAAGGATAAATATTACATCCAGAACGCTGATGTGTATAAGTGTACTAGGGATAGCGGAACTCCTCTTAGTCATAATCTAAAGGACTTGATCGGGTTGTATGTTGAGGTTGTACAGGGCTAGTTGTATCTATCCCCCCCCTATATTTGGCTTGTGATATGATACAAGTTATTTTTGGCATAATAAAATGACATTTGTAAATATATTTAAGTATGGCATCACAAAAATTCGGTTTCGTAACCGTCGACCCGGTATCAGGATCAGGAGATCAGGCGGTTAATTTCTCCGGTGAGAAACACACCGGTCGTCGTCAACGCACTATCAACCTTACGGTCACCACGAACGGCGGGGCTAAGAAGGCGTTGGTAGTCAATCAGGCAGCGGCTGCTGAGGTGGTAAGATCAGACAGCCCTAACGCTTCCGTACAAAAGACAGGCGGTAATGTTACCATCACCGGTAAGTCCAACAGTACTAAGCTTACGTTCGCGGTCACGCCGGCTGAGGAGAATGGGCTTACGTTACAACTCCCGGCTAACTACACGGCGGCTGGAAAGACTACGGCTAACGGAGCGGTTATCGCCGACGATCCCGGAGCCGCTGGCGAGTTCGTTTGGAGCATCACGATCTCGGACGTACCGGCCAACGTCACGATCGAGGAACTGACAGCTACATTGAAGGTAACTGCCGCTGGTGGCCAGACAGCCAACGTGACGGTAACGCAAGCCGCTGGAGACTCTACTATCGAGCTTGACAAGGAGACTATTAACTTGGATGTAAATGGTACTCAACAGACGGTTAACGTAACATCTAATGACAGCTGGACTTGGGCGCAAGCAGCCGCCAGAACCGTGTTGAGGATGATGGGACGATAACAGTTAGGAGATAATGGTATCGAACCCCAATTGGATAAATCCGGTTGGGGTTTATTTGTTTTGTTATCTTTGCAATAGAACAAAAAATGATATAGATATGGCTAATGATTTGAATATTAATTGGAAGGATGGGGTAGGCGAGGTAACGGACCAGCCTCTGACCGTCAGCCCGGGGTCCGGGACCGGCAACGCCCCTGTTTCCTTTGGCTCGGTGATGAATAAAGGCCTTGACCGTACCCTTGAGTTGGAGATAACAACTCCAAAAGGTGTTAAGAAGACGCTCACGGTGAATCAGGAGGGATGCCGGCAGGCTTATATTACGAGTGACGGCAAACGATGGCTGACTAGCGACAATCGGGTGTATGGGGTTTTGAAAAGCGATGCTCCATGCGAATGCACGGGTGATTGCCCTTGATATTTTGTTTTTACGAATTTTGTAATTACATTTGTGGCGCATGTCCATCACCATGCTTTTCGTCGCTAATTTATTATAAGGGATACCGGTCTGTGATGGGATCGGCATCCCTCTGTTTTTTAATATGGAGAAGATAAATGTTTTCGATGTTCAGGTTCCTGATGGGAGACAAATCCGTTGTATGTCGTATGATAAGGTTACTTATTTTGATCTTGACGATATATGTAAGTTAGGTTTCAGTTCATACGATTTACATGATGTGGCTGATACCAAGGTTATGAGTGAGTTCCTGCACCGTGATGGTGATCGTTATTGGGTTACGGTAGATGGCGTAAGGCAGTTGTATCGTAGGATTGAGTGCAAGATGTGTTTTGAGGTTATAGAAAAATTAAAAAAAATTATGAGAGAGCAGGAATTTGATTTCGTGGTATATCCGTTGAAGTTGATTATCACGGTAGGATTGGATTACGAGACGTTATGTAACCGTTTCGAGAACATGGAGCCGGATCATAAGGGAGAATGGGATGATAAGGATGATATGGATAAGGAAGCGTCTTTCGTGAATCTGGTAAGGGATAGGGACGATGATGGTAAATTCGCCATACTTTGGAATTTTTCAAGCGACGATGATATAATGATGAGAAATATATGTCATGAGTCGTTCCATATAGCCATGAGCGTGTGTCAGTTCTGTAATATGTCGCTTGGATTTAAGGTCGGGGAGGATGAACATGCGGCGTATATAGCCGGCTTCGCTGGTGATTGTGTTAGCGAGTTCATCAATAGCAAGAATACGGATTAAGTCGTAAATTATATAAGGAATATAAGAATATCAGCCTCCGCTTATTTGTGGGGGCTTTTTGTTTATCTTTGTCAAAAACATGAAGTTATGTCGAGTTGCGTAATTAAAAGGAATAAGGAAGGTAAGATAACCCGTGTCTTGACCCCTTCCGGCGAGGTATCCACCTTGTTCGATAAGATAGCGGGTATAGCCGCCGTAAGTGACCTTAATAAGGCCGCTGAGGCTTATATGACTATTTATAACGATAAGTTCAGGTCTAAGTTCGGAGACTGGACGAGATCCGTTCCAAGGAATAAGGAGGCGGCCAGATCCATAAGCGTCAGACTTAGCGCCAGCGAGTGGGGGCAACTTATGTCAGCCAAGGTCTTGTCCGCCATAAGCGATATGGATGCCCCGGCGTTGGCCAGAAGCCTTGGGAATAGCGACAATGTCGTGGCTTATCTTACCTCCGGAGAGGTAGGTGATGTCAATGATATGGCTGTGGTAGATACATCTACGGTACAGGAGGTGGATCTGGATTCCATAAACGAGGATAATATTGGCGATACGATACTGAAAGAGGCGTCATGGGATGATATAAGGGCTATCAGGGAGAATATAGATATTAAGGAGACAGCCCGTATGTTATGGAAGGCCGTGGAAAGCGCTTTTACCGGGCAACGACCTAATATCAGGGTGAAGGGTGGAAATGTAGATGGGGAGATCATATTTTCTGGTAATGTCTTGCCGTTAAATAATATTGAGAATTATACTCCTCCATCTTCAAGATTGGTATATGATTCCGGTGAGCCTCGCCTGTTCTTTAGATCGGATGACGGCAAGATACACGAATCTTACGCCAACGCCATAAAAGGATCGTCCGGTGGGCGGGTCGAGGCCGGGTTCTTGGCCGGCAGTGTCGAGGAGAGCGACGTCCCGTCCGGTACGGCTGACATCTCCTTTGGCTCTTCCTCCATAACCCTCAATAACAGTGAGTCATTTATCCCGGTCCTTGGTATTAGCTCAAACTCAGATATAAGTACTCGTGGAGGGTTTATTAATTACCTTATCAAGAAAGGTATGTTGAGTGGGGAACGTATAAGACTAGGGGATAGATATTATCTTACTGGAGCCGGCAATTCTGATGGTCTTAAGATCTATAACGCTATGAATGCCTTATCCAGCCTCAGGAATAGGTTTGGAAGTCAATCCTCTGAGATGAACGTATTGGGTTCTATAGGTTTTGATACGGAGGTAAGTAATGATCTTGATCTTATCACTACGTCCGGGGAGAAGGTTACGGTAAGCAGACCGGAGATCAAGGGTATGTTAAGGCAAGGTAAGTTCGAGGAGCTTAATAATAAGTATGATGGATTCATGGAGCTAGCCTTGTCGTTGATGATGGAGGATAACGCTTTGTACGGGAGTAACGTCCGTGGGGTTATCGAGAATGAGAAGGCGGAAGATCTCCAGAATAGGACTGATATCACCAACATCTTATCCACGTTAGGTATCCGTGTGATGGGTATGTCCGAATATATGGATAAGTATAAGATGCGTAATGGTGTCGAGCCTTCGGCTAGGGCCTTATCCGATATGGCTAATGGGGTTATTGCCTTGGCTGAGGGGGCTACGGTAGAGGATCTTAATGAGGAGGTGGCTCACTTCTTGATCGATACTTATCGTAATCAGCAGGAGATTGACGAGATACTTGATTCTGTCGAGGGAACTTCATTATGGAACCAATTCGCTGGTCGTTACTATGAGGTGTATGGGAAGGAATACCAAGGAGAGGAGTTGGATCGGATGGTGAAGCGGGAGATCCTAGGCAAAACGTTGGCCCAGCGGTTCGTTCCGGGCATGGAACAGGCGGTAGAGGATCTGACCTCGTCCGAGGACGCCCAGCTCTCCTTGTTTGGCAGGATGGTACGAGCTATACGTAATTTCTTCTCCAGCCAAAGATCGGACTTGAATAAGGTTCTTGATAGGATAAAGGAGTCGGCGTTAGCGGATGATCCAAGCGCTTTTGACGTGCTTCTGTTGAAAGATAATGGTCATCTCATGTACTCATTATCGGATGTTGACGTGGCCAATAAGTTGATCAAGAACGGTAGGTCATTGGAAAGGCTATACACTAGATTGCAGAGGATGAGGTCAAGCCAAAGCCAGAGGATCGGTGAGAGTATCTCCCTTCTTCGTGATATAGGCGAGAAGGTGAGACAAGTCGGGGGTGAGCTTAGTAAGAACAACAACCTGTTATCCACCAAGAGTGTCATAGCTACAGCCAAGGCCGAGGTAGAGTATTTGGTTACGGTCGCCAGTAGCCTACGTAAGAGCGGAAAAGGATTGGATTATGAGACGATACAGGTTATCGATAACGTATATGGGGAGATAGTTCCTCTGATCAGGAACCTTCGTGGATTCGTCAATAATCAGGCGGCTGATTATTATGGCAGCAATAAGGTTGGCATGGTAGAGGATATGGATGATATATTGCGGATGGCTGAGACATCTATGTCTGATATAAACGCCCTTCGAAGTGATCGTAATGAGGACTGGCTGGATGGACAGCTTCGGATGTTTAATATCCCGGAAAGATATTGGAATGGGATAAAGAAGTTGATAAATAACATCCATAAGGATATCAATGTCATGTCCCGATTCTTTGGCACACTGGAGCATAGTGGTAACGCTATCTTAGGCATGTTAGGGCAACGTCTTGCCAAGGCTTATAACGATGCTCATGTTGAGGGCGTGGCTAATATCAATAAGATGACCAAGATGATGAAAGAGCGTGGATGGGGGATAAAGGATAATGAGGATCTTATACAGAAGATAAATGGCAAGAACTCAGATTATCTTGACTCCTCACGTGATTTCGCTAAATACGATTTGCTATACAGGACCGAGCAGGCTAAGGCTATTATCGATATATATGATCTTAAGAATGTTACGGGTAAGACCGAGAAACAGCTTATCGATCTTCTTCTATCCGATAGAGGCCTTAAGGTGAAGACCCGTGACGACATAGTAGGATATGACGGGGATAAGCCTATTACGAAGGAGGTATATCATGTATTCAAACCTACCATCCAGAATTTTGATATTTCGGACATGACGTTCGAGGATCAGCAACGATATCTCGACGCGATAAATAGGTGGTTGGATGAGAACCGAGAGAAACCTATGGTGCAGGCTTATTACGATAAGATCGAGAAAGTTGATAAGAAGGTCGAGGAAAGACTGGGTCGTAGGGTATCGCAAGCCACGTCCGATTTCATGACCCGTATCCGCAGGAGCAGGTATGTGGCTATGGATAAGTTCGTGAGGAACGGGAAGGTCGATTGGAAGGCGTTTCAATCCGATCCTATAGCTTGGAGATCTTATCTGGATATTTTACGTGACAGGGCTATAGCCAAGAGCGAGTGGTATTCCGATGGGACACCAAAGGAAGAGGGATCCGAGGCGTTGATGATGTCCGAGGAGATCAAGGCATGGGACGAGGCGTGGGCCGAGGAGTTCGGGAATACCAACGAGGGTCGTAAGGCTTCCGCCGAGTTCAAGGAGATACTTCGTGGGATAGAGCGGTCCGAGGGCGGTAAGGCGGCGTTCGAGTTCCTGCTGGCTGGCGGTCATCTTGGTTTCTCTAAGGATATGTGGGGATCCGAGGAGGGTGATTATTACGAGAATCTGGTTGATAAGATCATGGAGCAATCTGTATCATCATCAAGGATAGAGAAGGTAGAGGAGGCGATGGCAACAATAAATGAGATCAACGATCAGTTAAGACCTTTGCTTATTCAGTACCGGGACAGTACCAGATATGGCGAGTATGATTTCGATCGTCTTCGTGGGTCATCGTCATTAAGGAAGATAAACGAGCTATACGACCGTCTGGCCGAGGCCAAGAGCGTTATTAACGCCGCCGCTTCCGCTGAGGATATTGAGATGGATATGCCTGATACGGTGGAGAGTGGAGTCACGGATTCCTACCGTAACGCTCTAAGGGACGCCATGGCGTACGACAAGGGCATGGATGAAATTAAATTCGCCAAGGAGCATATGTCCGCCCGCTCCCGGAGTCAGGTGGATAGGATGGCCGCCAAGCTGTCCCGGAAGAACCCGTCATGGACAACCGTGGAGGTGGCGTTCTTTAGAAAGAAATACGGTCCTGATTTCGGTGATAAGCTGGCTAATGATATAGCTATGGGTAAGGCTAACAGTATACTTATCGAGTACGCCAGAACTCGGCTATATCCTTATATGAGAAAATACTCTCCCAAGGGATATTCTGATTTCGTTAGGAAGATAAATAACGGTACGTATAAGGTATCCGAGTTCTTTGATGCCATGGAAAATGGTATATCAAAGGAAGAGAGCGTATCCCGTTTCGGGTTTGATATTAATATGATTGACTTATCGATCAATAACCAGTGGCTAGAAGAGGCCGATGCCGAGAGTTCTTTCCGTAATCCTAATTATAATCCCGATCTGGGTTATGGGTATCATACGCCTAGGTTCGATAAGTACAAGAACGAGGCTTTTTTCAAGAAATACGGTATTACCAACGAAGGGGAGGAAGCTACGATCAATAAGGATAAGTGGGAGATGAGGAAGGAATTGCTTAACATAAGCCGTAAGGCTATGGAGGATTATGACGAGCGGTTCAGGAACATCTACCAGATACCACAAATATCCAAGGGCGGCGTGGAGAGGATGGTGCAGGCCGGGGTTGACCCGAAGGCGGCCATCGGCAACGCCGTGCGTGATATTGTTGGCGAGAGGGTGGATGACCCTATACATGGTCAGGGGCAAGACCTAGGAGAGCTTGATGAGAACGATAACAAATATCGCATGATCCCCAAGTACTATCTAAGTAAGCTAGAGAATGCCGATGACGTATCTCATGATTTTGCGTACTCCTATTCTATGCTATCCCTTCAGGCGGCATCTTATAAGTATAAGAGAGCTGCTTTGGATGATGTTATGGGATATAGGAATATGATGCTTGAGACACAATATGATGGGGGAAAGAATCCAGAAGCCACTCATGCCTACAGGATGTTTCAGGACTGGGTTAACGCCAGTATCTATGACGTTAGGATAAACAATAAGCGGACTGAATGGAATATAGGCAATTATAAGGTCGATCTTAATAAGCTGGCCCTTATGTTTACCAAATTTGTGTCCAAATCCAACTTAGGCTTCTCCCCGTTCGTGGCGGCTACCGGTGCCCTTACCGGGCAGGCCAACTTCCTTTTGGAAGGTATGGTAGGACAGTACATAAGCAAGGACTCCATGAAATACGCCTATGGGGAAGCCCAGAAGCAGTTGAGTACGTACGTGTCTGAGATCGGGGACATAAACCGTACCAACAAGCTATATGTCGTTGGAGAAGCTCTAGGCGTGTTTAATGTCCGCAACCGTGTACGATCCGCGGCGTATAACAAGATCTGGAGAACCTTATTCCGGAACCTGCCGTTTAAGATGATGGAGGTTCTTAACTCCCCGTTGGATCCGCAGGTCATTATCTCGGTCATGGATGATACCCGCCTATACGAGGGTCAGTTCTGGTCATACTCCAATTTCAAGGAGATGATGATGAAGGACAGGAATATGTCCGCTAACGAGGCTAAACGTGATTGGGAGCGTTTAAGGGATTATTCTATGTGGAACATGGTAGATGTTAAGGATGGAAAGATCGTGGCTAAGAACGAGGCTAACAAGGATATTATAGACCGATATATACCCACCTTGTCCAGTAGGGTCAGGAGCATGGTGCAGATCTGCAACGGCGCCTTGAACGAGCGGAACCGGGTGGGGGCTAGCCGGAACGCTATCCTTAATATGGTGCTGCCTCATCGTGGATGGTTTATATTGGCCGTGCAGCGGGCGTATAAGAAAGCCGGTTTTAATTTCCAGACCAACCAGTTCGAGGAAGGATATATGAGGACATTATGGAGACTGGCCGGGGATGTTTACAATACTATGTCCGAAGGAAGGATGGGAGAGATATATGATGTGATGAAGGAGGAGTATAATAAGCTTAATCCTTATGAACAGACTAATATTAAGAGATCTATTATTAATATGGCGGTATTCGCTACCATGATAGCCATAGGACGGGCGTTGATGGGATATAGGGAGGATAATGAGGATAGCTGGTTCGGGCAGTTCATTACCTATATAGGATTCAGGACGATCAATGAGATCGCTTCCCAGACATCCCCGTTCATGGAGCTTAACGCTATAGATATGTTACAAGACCCGCTGGTCACGGCCCGGAAGCTAGGTGATCTCACCGATCCTCGAAACTGGGATCCGTTCGCTACCGTCCAGACCGGCGTGTATAAGGGCGAGAGCAAGCTATGGAGGCAGCTCATGAAGTTCTCGTTTGGTAAGCAATGGTATAATATCAAGACGGCTAGGGATATTAAGCAGACATCCGACTACTGGTTGATGACCAACGGCATGACGATGGGATTCTTCTTAGGAGGCAGGGATAAGGATGAGTCCGGTGAGGACGCTAATTGGTACTTTGACAGGGGAAGATAGCCGATATAGTATGACAAAAAAAATAGCCAGTAGATTGCTTAAAACAATCATATTGGCTATTTTTGCATTCCCATCTATCCATCCCGGACGGATGGGAATAAACATTCTATTCATGAATGCAAATGTAGATCTTTTTCATGATTCCACGAAGAATAGTAGTGGAATTTTGACGTCCGAATCCAACGAAATGGATTTAAACATAGGTAATTATATACAAGTTTACACTTATATAATTAGTTAATAAATTTCTTAACTGGGTTATACCCAAACCCTGTATGGAGTGGCATTGCTGCATCCCCCTTTACTTTTCTCATGATATTATAACTTCCGTTGATGTCAGCATTGATAAGAATACCATCTCTTGTCATAAAAAGACCTCTTCTTACCCTTCTACCAACATAAGTATCATGATGACATACTGGTTCTAAATCGAAAGAACTGCATTTTGACGTGTGAGATTCGTTTACTTCAACAAATCTTAGTCCTTGTCTTTCCGATTTATATCTTAACATTGATATAAACATCTCGAATGGAATCGAAACAAAATTCTGATTATTCCTTTTACCAAGGTTAACATTTTGTTTCCATCCATCGTTATGACCTACTATCAATGTTGTTATATCCTCATTCAAACAATTATTTATTATCTCCTTACTTGCCTTATGAAGATAATCTTTCACCTTGTTGTTTCTCCTTCTTGTTAAGGACATCAACCGTCTCGAATTTTCTTTTCCATTTACTTTCTTTAATTGTTGTTGAATATCTGACCTTTTCTTATTGTAATACTGATTGATGGATTTAAGTCTCCTCCCATCTATCAAAATAGGTTTATTGCTTACGTTAGTTACGATAGAAGCAAGATTATTTACACCTAGATCAATAGACATGATTCTGTTGTTATCATCAAGTTGCTTTTTCACAATTGACTCATATACAACTTCTATGACATAACAATCGGATTTAGGAACAAATCTAATCTGTTTTACAGTCCCCTCCTTGCAATTAGTCTTTAAAGGAGATAATCCTTCCTTCTTAGGGAAATAGATAAAATCTCCTCTATGTCTAAATTGTGCGTAAGAATAAGAAAATACGTTCCTTCCTTTTGTTTTATGCTTATATTTTGGGAATTTAGGACAGCCGGTAAATTTCTTATTATCACGTTTCCATGCCTTGATAGCCGAGAAATAAGATTTTAGGTTCTTGTCTAAAGCCATAAGAACTTGCTGGGAGGATGATCCACTCATTGCTCTATAATCTATGTTATTATCTGCTACCATCTTCTTGTTAAGATCTACAGCTCTTATCCATTTACCTGTACTAAGAAACTCTTGCTTTATTATATACAAAGCCGCATTGTACAGATTCTTGGATAAGAAACATATTCGATCTAAATCCTTATATCTCTTATCGTTAATAGTAATTATATGTTGTTCCACCAAATACATAGCGCAAATATAAATAGAATATTTATAAATTCCTATTTATATGCTATTTTTTTTAGTGTAAAATTATATATAATCACCCTTCTTTTTTATCCTTACATCCTATCATGATAAGAGATAGGATAATAATACTTGCTTTAATCTTTGTCATAGCAGTTCCATACCATTCTTGTATATCACGTCACCTTCTTTTCTATCGTCTATTTTATTAACTTCATTATCAATACGGTAAAGTTAAATATTGTACATACTATGGACATCCATAATGTTATACTTACCATAAATCCTAGGCTTTTAGGTATAGGATCCATTCTTCTGAATGTTAAGATCATGTATATAAATGTCTTTATGTTTATAATTTACGATGTTTTTCTATATAGTTAACTATCAAATCTTTAACTCCTTTTGGGACATCTACCAGTTTGAGATTACCTTGGAATATGTCCTTGCCGTACTCATCCATAATCTCTCCGAATGAAGGATTCATGACTCTTGTTGACATAGATATCGGTTGATCAGTGTCAAATTTGATAACGATCTTCTTTCCGCCATTTATCGCCTTTTTAAAAGCCACGTAAAGCTTTCGACCTTTTATTATATCACAATTCCCTTTCAGGATATTAGACATATGTATGACATATTCTTTCTTCGCATCTCCGGGGTTGTCCATAAGCTTAAGATCTCCTCCGGTATCTCTCCATTTCCTGAAGCACGGGAAACATAGACCGTAATTTGCCTTGGCGTGTCTAGGTATCATCCTGCTGCTGCCGGCTGGGATCGTATCGCCACAGCAGATACACGTCCTATCCTTGTTGGTGCGCATCGGCACATAGCTCTTTATCGGGTATTCTTTTCTTTTATACATCTTCTTCTGTTTTCAAAATTATCATCACCATACTCATAATTAGGACAAGCTTTGTTGCTTGGTCGTCTAACATAAGTCTTTTGCTTCCTGTTATATTTACTGTTAGGGTTTATATAATGGTCACACACTTGCCAAATAGAGCAACATACTTTCCCGTATCTTTTCGCCCAATCATTATCATGCAGATGTACGCATGTAGAGCAAGTCGGATTCTTAAGCTTATCCTTGTTATCATCTATGATCTTATTGACCCGATCAAGAATAACATGCATTTTTTCAATATTTATGACGTTAAACGCGTCTGGTTTCGGAAGATATGTCATCGAGCTTATATCTATGTCCATTTCCTTGGATTTGTTGTAAGCCGATTTGTATTTCCTTACCATCAAATCTTTTAACTGATTTACCTTCTTCTCATATGTTCCCATGTCTCATTCGGTTTTCCATCCCTGTTTCCTTAATAAATCCACCATCATCCCTTTTATCTTAGGGCTAATGGCTTCGGTAAGTATATCAGCGGCCAAATTGATAGAGAAGCTGGTCATCCTAGACTCCCCTATATATTTCTCGCTGGTAACTTCTTTCACATAGTCGTGAATATCCTTAATCATCTCATTTTGAGATCTTAGGAGATCCAGTATCTCATCGAGTTTATCATCCATCTTTTTTCTCAAATACACCTGACAATAACCAGACAATCACTATCAAAAAGAAAAATAACCCAAGAGCCTCATCCGGGTAATCATGCATGGCCTCTAGAACATCTCTCATAGCTTGACATCCATTTTGTTGATTATCTTATAAAATATATCCCTAGTCAGCTCAATATCATAAGTAGCGTCATGGAGTTTATTCTCATCAATCTCAATACCCATAGTCTTAGCCACGGTCATCAACTTAAAGTTCTCCATATCGTTTCTTACGCCCATAAGGAATGGTGTCACCATAACATATACATCCATACAGTTAGGATAGAACCATGATCCGAAATACTTATCCCCACATTGCTGGAATAAAGCCCGTAGGAAGCTGTTATCGAATCCAGCGTTGTTATACCCCACTAAATACATTTTATCCCTCTTATCGAACTTATTCACGTATTTGGATAATATACCAACTAACTGCCTGTATCCGTCTTCCATAGGCTGATAAGACTGCACTTGCTCCAAGGTAACGCCGGCCACGTCCAGCGCCTCCTGCTCTATCGTGGCGGCAGGGTTCGGGGCTAGGCGGATGTCGAACCTCTCGACCTCCTGCCCGTCGATATCCACGATCCCTCCTATTTGGTGTATCCCGTTTCTCCAGAACTTAACCCCGGTTGTCTCTAAATCGAAAAATAGTAATTTGCTCACGTTGTTAAAATTATTCGTTTTTTAATGCTTATATCCCTAATATTTCTGCTACATAAACAAATCCGTAGCATATACAATCATTATGTTTCTCATGCCATACGACGGCGCACGGGAAATATAACGGCATGTCCTCAGCCATAGGATCCTCTTTGAGGTCATCGATGTTTATCTTCTCCCTCCACCTCCACAGGTCTTGGATATCGTTCAAGATCAATTTGTTCATAACAATCTGGTTTTTAATGTTGATACAAAAATACAATTTAAACAAAAATAAAAGCATGAATAATATTAAAATAATATTAATCATGCTTAAATATAAATATATCCCTTCTAGTTCTCACGGATATACGTATTCGTACTCATCTGGAGGGGATGTCTTATATTCAACATCGCACTCCATATTGGTGTAATAGTTATTCCCTTTTCTGTATACTAACGCTACCCGACAGTCGTATTTTTTGCTGTATCCTATAAGAGGGACATCAGCCATAGGCGGATTATCCCCCGTTTTGTATCTTATTCTTGTTACTTGTTTCATGTTCTCATGGATATAGATATTCGTATTCTTCCGGTGGATATGTTTCAAATTCGGTGTCGTACTTCATACAAGTGTAGTACTTGTCTTTGCTTCTGTACACTACTGTCCACGGACAGTCATATCTTTTGTTGTATCCTAAAAGAGGAACACCTTCCATAGGAGGCTTATCTTTCGTTTTGTACCTTAATTTTGTTATTTGCTTTATGCTCATATAATCTTATGTTTAAGTAATTCCATCATCATCGAAAACAATGTGTCTACAAGAAGTTTCTCGCTACTCCAATACATAGGGATCTCATCTATATCTCTATACGTTACAGACCATGCATGTTCTAGCTTATAACATTCTAATATACAACCCTCTATCTCATATGGGAGTAAATTCAGTAACGTCCCTACATCCCAAACAGGGTTGTATATATCCGGGGTAACGGCCTCGATCAGTCCTATACGACCAGCGTCATCCTCCATAGAATGTAATTGATCCAGATACTTGTCTCTGAAACCGATGGCGGTGGAGATAGGGAGGCCGGCCTCAACCAGCACCCTCCCCTGTTCTTTTGTGGTGAATATCCTTTCTTTCATCTAACCTTTGATCTTTTTTTCTACAGTAACAATCGTATCATTATGCCATCCCCCATGAGCCACGAGAAGAATCTCCTGCTGCTCGAAGCCAAGCCCTGCCCCTATACCGCCGGAGTTCCACGCGCAGGTAATGACCACCCCGCCTTTCTTGGTGATCCTAGCTATCTCCTTCTTCTGTCTAGCCCAATAACTAGATTGTGTTGTTTGCATATTAACAGATTCTCCAAGCTTTTTATATGACTCGGATACCTGTCTAGCGGAATATGGTGGATCATATAGTACCATATCAGCTATATTATCATCAAGATGACACAAGAAGTCCGTGGCGTCCTTATGATACATAGCCCTAGTATCAGGATCAAGATCGTTGGTTATCGTCCCTATATCGCTGTTTCTGGCGAATGGATCCACTATAACCATCCCGTCTTTTTTATATCTATCTATAAGTTCTCTTATCGGTTTTATGCTGAATGTCTCGCTGTTCGGCATCGACCATTTCTTGCTTATAATCATATCGCTATAATTTTTCAGGCCTAAAAATATCCTTTGCGATCATATCAAGAGTAAGTTTATGTATCTTAGGTAAGACCTTAACCAATTTAATGCCAAAATTTTCTCCCCTCTTAACAAAAGTCCATTTACCATATATGATTCCATGCATCATATTCCGTATTACTTCCTCACTGTCTGTCAAGAATACTTGGTAATAGATACTTTTGGTATAATTAAAATCCTCCCCATGATCATTTGCTGGTCTTAATATCATTACAGCCGAAGAGCATCCACGAACGAATCCGTGTATTTCAAGGCATTCATCAAACTCATAATTATCGCGTTCCTCATCATGAACATCCTTAACCCATTTACATGGTCTCCCGTCCTTAAACGGGATCTTTAACTGTTTCTTTGTCATAATCTTTTTAAATCATATTATAATGTTAGGTAATTTCATGAAACACATCCACATGGTTTTACCACTCCTGCCTGTTGTATGTCCAAATAAAGGTGATTGATCAATAGCTCTCAAAACCTCTTTGACGGTTATTTGATCCTCATTCCATTTAAAGATAAGAACACCATAATCATCGAGCACCCGGAAACACTCATTGAAACCCTGATTCATCAACCTTGGCCAATCCTCCGGCAATTTGCCGTATTTCTTGGCAAGCCAACTATTATCACCTGCCTTAAGCAGATGAGGTGGATCAAATACGACAAGCTTGAAACTTTTATCAGGAAAAGGCAAATTGGTGAAATCAGCGATAAGATCAGGATGGACTTTTAAATCTCGACCATCACAAAGAACGTGTTCCTCGTCCCGGATATCAACAAACAATGTCAAAGGATTCTTTTTGTCAAACCAGAACATCCGGGAACCACAACAAGCATCCAATATAATTTTATCCATTTTTTCTACCTTATTGTTCTATATTTATAACTTTCAACTTATCATATTTATCGGTAAAAATCTCATGATCAAACAATTTGTTAGCTTCTATCTTAAAACTTCTATACTTGTCAGTTATATTGATATTAACTCACAAGTTTAATCTCCCCTTATCATTCAATTGTATATGGATAAAACCTTTTGTCACCTTCTTCCCGGCTTTAAGAGCCTCTACGTCTTTATCGGTAATCTTTTTCATACTTTCGATATTTTATCGTTACAATTAAATTCATCTTTCATCCTGATCTTTATGCCTCCATATGATAATTCCTTATGAGCTGTGACAAAATAATCAACCGCATCTTCATCTAATAAACTATGCGGACACCTTTCCCATACAGGACTTTGATCTAGATGATCCCATGTGGCTACAAGTAACCTATTCTTGTCATTATCAATAGCTATTTTGTATGTCCCTGTAGTAGCCTTACGTTTAATGATCGCTCCATTTAACATCTGTTTTTTAGCCCAGCTCCATGAGCCTCTCAATCCAAATGTTCTTATAACCCAGTTATTTATCTTCTTCATTTCAAATTATTTGTTAAAAGTGTAATATAAATATAAATACATAAATTGAATAGGGCTATTCACCATGCCCTTATCAGTAGGATCATCGTATTTGTCAAGCCAAAGACGAAGCGCCTCCCAATCGATATCCTTACGGTCACATACCATGCAGGCTAGGTTAGCCCCGAACAGTTCCCCGTCGCCGCCCAGCGACTTGTTAAATCTCTTGGCTAGTCTTCTTTTGAATCCCTTATCATACCATATCCCGGAGGTAGCGGCATAACAATAATAAGCGTTGTACTTCATTTTCACGCCCATCCTCTCAAATAAAGGCGTATGCCATATCCGGTCAAGGAAGAATACTATTCCACGATAGATAAAGGTTCGGAGATTCTTCCTGTATTTCTTCCCTAAGAAGTTATCTACGCAAGATATAGTCCCGCCTGAATAGTACCAGTTATTGGCACCTCTCTTGACCTTATCCGTCATCTTGAACTTATTTTTCCTATCCTCTACTCTATCCCAAGGCTTTAATTTATCCTCGTTAAATGTCGGGCAATAATGATAGTAATGATTGATCCACGAGAGGTAGGGGTTGTATATCGTATATCCATTGTCGCTGACATATGAGTTCATATCATACCCAAGTTCTTTGGCTAGAATAGATCCTTCATCAGCTAATACCTTCAATATCGGGTTCAAGTTCCATATCTGATCTTGGCTGACGAACATCGAGTAGCATGGATCCTCATCCTCCCCATACCATCCTCCCATCCCGCTCACTATTTTATCCAAATCAAGTGAATAATCTTTCCCGGATGAAAAGTCATCTCTAAGGAAAAAACCTCTATATGGGATCATGTCATATACACCCGGTTGATCCTCAAACATATGTTTAGCGTTCTCGGTCAATCTGATCAATGTTTGCAAGGCGGAAGATATATCTATGGGCGCATATTCACACCTATAGACCTTATTATTTATCCAAAGATATTGAAGAAGCTCGGCTATATTAATAGTCCCGTCCTCCACATATCCTGTCTTGTTATCGAAGTTTATTTTGGCTAGAGGTATATTACTCCCTTGTGGTTGACCGCTTTTTTCATTACAACAATGCACGAACCTGTCAAAGAATATATCTTTCCAGCCAAAATATTTATCACTTAGCGTCATGAGCCTATTTCTTATCGTATAATGACATGACGTTAATAAGATCAGCCTTTCTGCACATCCCCTCAAGTTTATTAAAGCCATCCATATTATCTCCACTGACGATAATAGTAGGATATACCTCTATACCGTACTTGGATATCTCCTCATCCGTGGCTTTGTTCTCCGGGATCTGGTTTAACGTGACCTCACCCTCATATTCCTGTAACGTGTTGGCGATAATATATCGCATGTAATCGCTGTACTCAGCGTCTTTCTTCGTGAAAAAATCAATTCTTACCATTTTTAAATAGTTTTTAATTTGTTAATAATTAAATCCGCTGTAAATATAGCGTTATCTACCTCATCTACACTCAACCTCCTCCCATCGAAATCGTTGGACAATAAATCTTTTACGATCTGATATCTTCTCAACTCCCAATCTATGTCTATATCAAAATTAAGATGCCTTACACAATCATAATTCAGCTCCTTACGATTCTTATCAAGGTACTTAACTATCGGGAATGAAGTACCATTGTCAATAGTACGTGCGATCACATTAATGTACCTACCAGTCCTTTTGTCAATAGCTTTTAATTTCTCGTCTACTATTATTTCTCCTGATCCTTCCATTCTATTAACCCTTTGTTATGTTTATCGTAATATAATAACGCTATGGCGTTCCAACAAATTTGTGCCAAATGCATCAGCCCTGTCTCCTTATCATATCTCTCGCCTTTCATGTACGCCGTCATATGGCGAAGTAAAGCCGCTCTATATCTCTCAAATCCATCAGGTATATTCTGCCATGAATTGTCGGCGTATTTCTTAGCCCCCTCCGTATATACCCTCACGATATCCTCTATCTCAGCCAAAGGAAGGAGATCCCACCGAAGCTTGCCGTCGGCCCGGTCGTCCTTGCCGCTGCCGTCTTTCCCTACAAGCGGTCCGCTTTCCACCACCGCGTCTCCTATTTTTGGCTTCCCGAAATTCATCGCCTCATCTGCCGTCTCATCATCAATAAGCCTTAACTTGATAGCCCTGCTTAACGAGACAACCATCTCCTCATCAACCCAAATAAATTTATATGTCTCATCAAATAACGGTTCTATTTTCATTATCCCCGTATTGTCGGCGGTTTCAAGTACCTCAAATACCTCACCATCATAAACAACCTTGTCGTATTTGCTAAATTCCTCTTTCATTTCAAACTCCTTTTTGTTTTATTAATAAAATTCACTAAGATCCCTGCATTCCGGTGTCTCTCCTGTCATAGAATAAAGCTCACCAGATGATAGATATACGCAATGCGAGGTCTTCCCGTCTCTCCACTCGCTTTGCTTCGTAATTCCGCAAATAGCGCAGCGTTGGATCCCCGGCCCCGCCTTTACCCACGAGTGCCGTACGTTTTTCTTTCTTGTCCTGTTGGTGTCGTCAAGTTTTCTCATGATCAATCCTCCAAGGCCGTTACAATTTTATCTTTCCCGATAATAACCTCATTTCCGCTTCTTACATCAAAGCATCTCTCACCCTCTGCCTCCTTGAAATAAAGAACGCCATTGTACTCGAATAAACCGAAGCCGTAATCATCTAGCTTCATTTCGTTAAGTTTCTTGAATTTGCATACGTTTTTCATATTCTCCATATTATATTGCATTACTGGAAATATCATTATGATACTTATACCTATCACAAGCAGCCCTGTGTAAAACTTTTGTGAATCATATTTTTCCCATCCCTCCATCATCATGACAAAGGAGATTACTATTATTATAATAATAGATATCAATCCTACCATATCACATCCTCCTCTCTTTCAAGAATCCCATCATATCCTCCACGCTAAGTTGGAAGCCGGCAGCCGCCTTATGACCGCCTCCACCGGGATTGGCCTTGCGTGCCAGCACCGAGACATCCACCTCCTCTTTGGTGGTATAGAACGAGCATCTAAAGAATCTTCCGTTCCAGCAAAATGGCATCATCAGATCATGTCTTTTAGGGTTATACATAGATTCAAATGTAGTAGAGTTAAACTCCGTGGTATTCATACATATAGCCTTGTACCCAAATACATCAGCCTCGAATGAGAATATATTTATCTCGCCCCTGTTTTTCTCAACGATATACTCCAGTATCGCCTCCCCGTTCCTTATCATGTCATATATGAAGTCATGATCGCCATCCATGGCACTTGCCGCCATATCCACGTCAAGACCACAATATCCTCTCATCCCGTATTGGAACGCCATGACATCACTCCATTCGAAGCGATCATGATCCCATACATCATAAGCGCTCAATAATTTTACCACGTCAGGGGTTTCGATATCATCGAAAAGATATTCCCACGTAAGCTCACAAGCCGCCGTTCCGATACGTCTCTTGCCCTTTACCTCGTAATCCCTCATATCGTCTATGGCGGTCTTATGATGGTCTATCCATACGACATCTATACCTTTCTCTTTCCACTCATCGAAAAGGAATCTTGTTCTGTTTCCAAATGACACGTCAACTGCAAACACCTTATCATATTTATTCACGTCAGGTATTTCTTTGCCGTAATTGTAAGGAAGAAGATCAATGTCCCCTTTGAAATACTTTTTTACTATAGCCGCTGACATTACTCCGTCAAGATCAGCCTCATGATATATACATCCTGTCATAATCTATTGTTTTTGATTAAAAAATCTATGTATTCTTTTATATCCTTGTTCCTATCATTATCCCAGTCAAATGTCTCGTTTATGAATTTGAAGTACGATACTGGGATCGAATGCAACATCCACCCACAATATTTCCCGAATGTCATTACCGTAGAGCCAAGGGGATGATCCGGTCTCCCGGGAACAGGGGCGGCGGTTACGCCCTGCGCCAGCCCCCTCCTACGATCTTTCTTGGCTGCTTTGATATCCAGATCTGTTTTCGTTACCTTATCCCCCATCGGGATATTGGTAATTAGTCTATCGCCGATAAACATCCCCCATCCATATCCTTTGTAGTTCTCTATACTAAGTTTCCTTATATCGCCGAACCTTGACGAGTTGTTGCAACAATCAACGACTAACGCGCTGCCCTTACCGTCCTTTATCCTGACCGCCCTGCCAAGCCACTGATAAAACGACGAGAATGAGAACGTCGGTCTTCCGACTATCACGCAATCCAGACCCGGATGATCGAATCCCGTACCGAGGGCGGAATAGTTGAACACTACCTTCGTCTTACCTGACTTGAACCCCTCGACTATAGCCTCCCGCTGTTTCTTTGGCGTGCCTCCGTGAACCACTTCCGCCATGCCAGCGCATATCTTTGCGTTCATCCATTCGGCGGCGGTATTGCAGCTCTCAACAGAATCCATAAACACCAGTATAGATCTGCATACGTCTTTTAATACCATCAACCGACGTAAAATAAGGTTGTTTAAGCCATTTTTTCTCACCGCCTCACTAATTGACTCAGCCGTATATTCGGAGCCGTTAGAATTAAGTTTAAGGGCATCTCCATTGAAATTCCATGTCTCATACTTAAGAGGTGTCCAAAATCCTTGCCTTATCATCTCCTCTACCTGTATCACGTGAATCAGGTTCTTGAAATATACCGGTCTCATACGAGTGATGAAATTAAGTTGGGAATATGATGTCTGTCCTATCGACATGTTTTTAAGTCTACATGGCGTGGCTGTAAACCCTATCACCTTTCTCGGCTTCAGCTCATTCATGAATGTCATGAACTCACTGCCGTCTTCAGGACTATATCCGGCATGAGCCTCATCTATCAATACATTTCTGATTCCCATCTCCTTAAGCTGACCAACAACCTTCTTGATAGACCCTAACGTGGCGTATATCATGTTAGATAGCTCTTTCTTGCCACAGGAGGCGGAGTAGATGGTCGCCGGTATGCCATATGATGTAAGCTTGCAGTAGTTTTGTATTAGTAATTCGCGAGACGGCTGGAGAACCAGCGTCTTATCTCCCATCAATCTTGCCGCTTCTGCTATGAGGATCGATTTACCGCAACCTACCGGTCCGATGACTAACACTGGATCATGCCTATCAGAGTTTATGTAATCGGAGATACTTTTAACGCATTCCTCTTGATATGGTCTTAATTTGTAAATCATTTGGATCTGTAGTTATCAAAAACGTCTTTCACGTACTCTAATCTTATCGCACACTCCCGACCATCGTCCATTTTCACCATTAAAGTTTCCTTGGTCTTGCTTATGGCTATCACCTCTCCTGTTCCTATCTGGGTATGGACTATATCGCCTAGCTTTATATTACATTTGATCATGGTCAAGTTTTTTATTAAATTCCTCTATCTTACTCCTGTCTGTCTCATTCACCATCTCAGCCTCTTCCTTGAACATGTCGTACCCTTCCCGGATATTATTCCCAACCATATTCTCTATCATCTCCCTCATCTCATCGCTCCTTACGGCAAAAGATATCTGGAATGATTTACTTGTGCCTTTCATCAGGTAATCAATCTCTTTCTTACATCCTGTCATCAATCTATCCAGATTATCGAACTTAACGAACTTAGAGTTGCCGTTGGCTTTCCTTACCCCATCCTTGAAATCCTCCAATATCCCGTTAAATACATCCGCCATACACATCATGGAATGTAGCCATACCAGCATATTGAATTTATATTCATTATCAGCGTTATTCATCAAACTCACCAAAGACTCGCTTTTTGTCAACATGATCTTCGATTCCCGGTCTACGATATCCTTTATCTCCTGCCGGTATTTCATGGCGCCAACGAAATCCATCTTAGAATAACATTCATTTGATTTCTCTACCAATTTCCTGATATCCTTTCTAGACATCAGAAGATCCAATACCTGTTTTTCTCTTTCGTTTCTATCCATAACCAATTATTTATTGACACAAATATAATTAAAGCCTAGATGTTTACCTAGGCTTTTTAATAAAGTTATTCTTTTTTATTCTTTCTTTTTGACTCATCCCAGTCCGATGAATACCTGCATGTCCCTTGTTTATGGATTGAGAAATCGCACCAAAAACACAAAGGATTGGGGCGGGGTTCAAGGCAGGCCGGCTGGCGTCCCATGAGGTAGCGCTTCTCGTACTTATACCCCTGTTTGGCGTCGTCCCAAACGTGAGCTTGATAGCTATTGATTTTATTTGTCTCGAAATCATACATGTCAAGGAGAATATCGTTAAGCTCCTTGACCGACCTCTCTACTTTCTCCTTATCTACCTTCACGTTCTGATTGTCCAGCATGCGGGTAAAGAAATAGCTGCACATATCCGGCAATACCTTGTACTTTCTCAGTATGTAGAAGGCGTATATCGGATGCTGGAGATTGTGAAGCAATTTATCCTTATCGAATAATTTTCTCCCGGACTTCCAGTCTATCGTATACATAGCTGTTCTGTCTTTTGTCTTATACTCACCTCTCCAGTCTACTGATCCTATGATATGTACCTTATCGTACGTCACGCCATCCAAGGTAAGGGGCTTGGGCAGCTTATAAGGCAGGACGAAGCTCTCCTCCACGCCGGCCGGTCTCGACCCCCGGATCACCTTCTCCATTGGCGTAAGATCGGACCATGCCTTCTTATAATTGCCAGCGGCGTCCTTCTCAAACAACCCCACAATCCATCTTATTAACCTAGCCGCATGTTGCATAGACTCGATCTGGGATTTTACGCTATCAAAAGGAATCTGTTCTATATCGGCGTAGTAATTGAAAGCCTTACTCATATCCTCATAAGAAGGTCTGCATCCGTTCTTGAAGAAATACTCCATCGTCTGATGGATAACCGTGCCATATGACGTAGCCTCGTGCTTCTCCGTGGATCTGTGACCCTCCACGTAAGTCTTATACCATTTATATGGGCACTGGACGAACGTGTCTATCTGCGAGTAAGAGGCGGCGAGAACCTTTTCTCCGTTTATAACCTTACATAACAAATTATTCTCCGGTATTACCATAAAGCTTATCTATTTTTATGTCATGTCCGTATAAATCCATTAACAGGTTTTGTAGATGGTGAAGATCCTTAATCTGAATAGGATCGCTTAGGTCGTCTTCCAGATCCCTAAGTCCAAGATAATACCCATCATCAAAAATCTCTATAGATATTCCGTAGCCTCGATATACATCCCGCCCCTTATCACTCTTGAAACCGATAGCGTCAAGAAGGTCATCGTCTATCTCAATAGGCATAACATCATCTTCCCCTGAATACCATTTCATTATCCCATCATCAACCTCACGTTCAAGGATTAATGACCCATTTTCATTACGCATACCGGTAACGCACCCTACTCTCCATATATCGCCAGCCTTGTCCTTTACAAGATTACCTGGTCTTAATTCCTTAACCGAAATCATATTCTTCCTCCTCATGATCGTCATCGCAATCATCGACAAGAGGGGTCTCTAACCCCTCTTCCCAATCATCATATCCGAAGTCCATTACTTACTCTCAAGCCAATCGTACAACATATCCACAAAAATCCCTACAGTTAGTTCATCGACAGATTTATCGCCAAAGACATCATCCGGTACCCTTATATCCATCTTTTCTTCAATCCCTATCAATACCTCTAATAAATCAAATGGATCCATAGCTAGATCAGATGACAAATTACTGTCTTCTCTTACATCGTCAATTACCTCTATATTATTAATGTAATTGAACTCATGCATTTTATCGAATATCTCTTCCCTCGCCATCTCCAATAACTCATCTCTTTCCATAATCCTTTAAATAATCGTACAACATATTTGTAAGCTCTCCTACCGTCAATTCGTGATAAGGCTTGACATCAAGTACTTCATCAGGTATACATCTACCAGTTCTCTTCTCCATTTCCATTACGACTTCCACGAAGTCAAGGGAATCCATGGCCATATCCGCGCCCAGCTCATCATTATTGGTTATCGATTCAGGACGATTAAGCCCATTAAATTCACCTACTTTTTCGAATATCACCTCTTTTATCATTCTCAATAATTTATCCTTTTCCATAATCTAAATCGACATTTTTAATCTTCTACCTAATTCTTTTTTTATATCTGATATTCTCTCGATGTCCATCTTAACATCTCCAGTAATAGTATACTCCTTATCCATCTTCCTTGGAGGATCCGGGAGTCGGCTTACGGCGAACAACCATGCCAGTTCCTTGTTCTTGTTCTCCCTAAGATACAGATCGGATGTCATGCCATACATTTTTATGATCGTATCGAATAACGTTGATTCCGATAAGCTCATATGTACGCTATAGACGTTTGATGGTTTCCAGATCAAGTTATCCAATCTCATCGTATACTCACGTTTAAGATCTATGTGGGATATTACGGCTCTTACTATAGGTTCTTCCTTGAAGTTGGTATTAGCCACGAACCATACGAGCCGTTTCTCTACCTCCTTGATAGCTCCTGTATCCTTACCCATATCGTTATATACCCCAACAATACGGTCCCGGATCCCCTCGACCTCCGGTGTCAGACCGGGTGTCTCTATCAGCATCAGCAGCGATCCTCCCCTTGGAGTTATCTTCCACTTCCCATTCTTCTGAAGCTCGATATAACCAGACGCTTTATAACTATCTATTTTCTCCTTTGGAATGATGTTAGCCATCTCTTCTTTCTGCCGGATCATCAAAAGATACCCGACATCAGACATCGTTAATCCTGATGTCATCATCTGCTCGAAATTTATATACATATGCAAATAAGTTAAAATATTGACCTAATCTTTCTAGCTACCCTCTCGACTATATCGGGATGATCATTTCCGTTATATATATCTATTAGCGTATCTATTATATGTAACCTTATGTTTTTCTTTGATAAATGAAACCAAAAATCTCCATTTTTTCTGTTTACAGGTTTGAACATCTTCAGTTCTGGTATAAGATGACACGCCACACATGATCTTTCAGCAAGTGATAATTCAACCGCTGCCTTTTCTATTGCTCTGCACATAAATGTACAATTATCATTCTTTATTAGATCGTAAGCTCTTCTCAACACCCTAAGGGCGTCTGCTTTCGATAATCTCTTTCCCTTTTTCATACTGTTTTACCGTATAAGATTCATTAGCCATACCAACTCTACCAACTGATATAGATTGATTTATAGATTGGTTAAGATGCCCTACAACCGACATCTTAGCCCTAACCGTATTGGCGCATCTTAGAAGGATTCGATAATCCTCTAACGCCCTCTCGTATCTTACGTCCACCCTAGCCCTTTTATCAGCATCAGTCATGCTCTTACATGTTCCGTCCTCCCTCAGGCTTATAGCGATCTTGTCCCGTATGATTCTGATATCATCCTCGGCTATCACCAGTTCGGCGTCAAGAACCCCCTTGTATGAGCTAAGAAGATCCTCCACCGCCACAACTTCCCTTTTTAGGTTCTCCAATTCCAATATCATTGAGTTGTCATTTATCCTTTTATACTCCTGTACTTTATTGGATACCTCATCACAGATACTCATGATCTCCTTTTCCCGTTCCCGATTTATGATATATCTGATGCTGTATTTAGCCATTTCCTTTAACGAGGATATAATTTCCTTTATCCCCATCTTATCCTCAACCGACAATACGGTCTTCAAGAACATTTCCAGCACCTTTATCACTACAAGCAAGTAATTATGTCTCAATCTCATGTCAATAAGGTGTTTCGTCATGTACTATATTGAAATCATCACTAGGCGGTATATATTGTTGCTCCAACGGGATACTGGGAGGCGGGGGCGGCAGCGTCACCACGGTCGTGTCCGGCTTGCCGCTACCCACAGGGGCATCCGAGCCTCCCGGTCTTTCTTGGCGCACCACCCCTCCATCAGGATAATATCGCTCATATCCTTTCATGATATCCACATGTATAGCATCAATCTCCTCCAATGATCTTTGACGGACCTTTACGATATGATGGAATAATAATCCATCCACACGGAAAGATCGTCTTGACTCGCTCTTGAAACGTTCCAGATTAGGATACCATCCTTGCGGGAATTGCATGTATGAGGAGTACCCGTATCTCTTTGGGATATTCAACGCTACCATAGCCGTACACAATTGCCCCAATGTATCTGATTGATAGAAATCAGATTGTTTTGGCATATGATCCTTAGGATCCCGTCTTCCCTCAATATCACGGTTAAGTTGTGATATTATAAGAAAGAATATATTGGGGAAAGTTCTTTTAGCTATATTACACATGGTTATCAGACTATCTATATTCCTCTTAGCGTCACCCGTACCTTGTATAAGAGCTGTATGATCTATGGATACAAATACCATTTTCTTATCCTTGTTCGCTGGCATATAACTATTCCATAAGAAGTTCTGAAGCTCGTCTACTGTCGATGGTTTAGGGATGTATGTTATTCTGCTGGAGTTTTCCTCCTTAAGACATTTTTGCATTTCCTTTATCTCCTCATCAGACATCTCGTTAAGGAGAATATCTTGTATATCCTTTCCCATTTTTTTTGATAGTGAACGTAACATCAAATCCTCTGGATTCATTTCAAATTCACATCTGAGCCATACATAATCATCAGCTTGAGGATTGATATTAACATTCATTACATTGCTCATGATCTTCTGAGCCAAATAAGACTTGCCCACTCCGGGCCTAGCGCCGATAGCCACCGCATGTTGTGGGTAGAACCCGCCCAGCAACGCCTTGTCAAGATAAGCGTATCCAGTACGAGCCGGGAGAAGCTCTCCCGACTGATACTTTCTTATCCTCTCATAGGCATCCATGATAATCTCCTTGGATGACCTCCATATCCTATCCTCACTCATCCTCTTGCGTTTCTATCGCCAGCCGTATCGGATTTAGATCCTCTGTTAGCTGATCTTGATTTATATCTAAGTCCTTTAGCCGTATGGCATAAATCCTTTCCCTTCCGATAGGCCTTACCCTTCAGCTTATCGGTCTTGTAATTCTTACGACCCAACTCCCGCCTCTTGGCTTTCTGCTCAGGTCTGGCGTTGATCTTCTTGTCCATCTCAGCCTTCTTCTTTCTGGCTTCCGGATGCGTCCTGTAATATTCAGTCGATCTCCCCATTCTCTTCGTCCTCCTCATCATCAAAATCTATATTCTCTTGTATATCCAAATCCTCTTCCTTTAAAAAAGATGGATATTCCAATCCCAGACGCTTAATCATATACGAATATGGATCAGACGCAAATTCATCTGGTATCTCCCATGTGCAAGGGAATGCACCTATTACCTTTTTAAGTTTATCGGCTAATTCGCTACTCATCCCCATATTAACCATTTTATTATAAACTGTAGCTTCTACGCTACTCACATTGCCCCCAACGTAAAAACCTGTTGGTTTGTGAACAAAATAAACTTTCTTCATTTTACATGTTATTTTATTAAAGGTATCCAATTTGATTCGATAGTCAAATATCCTATTATCATTAGCTCTAATGCTTATATTTATCCTTCTTGCGATCTCCATAACTCATATCCATATCACACACCACCGTATCGGTCGTGTCGTTTACCACATGGAACAGGAACTCCGGACATCCGTGGCAGGCGTTGCTCCCGATCGCCACCGCTCCGTGCCTAGGGCAAGCCTTCTTTACCATGGTTCTATCATATATCCGTATATGATTATCGCCATACTTTTCAATATATCTCATGGTATTAAGTAGTGATGGCAAAGACATCTTATATGGGGATACATGTTCTATTGGTATATCCAATTCACCAGATAGGCTTTTGTAAATATCCTGCACATCCCGTTTTGTTCTATACGCAAATATATTAATCTCAGTCATTACCATATCCATACTCCTAAGAAGATCCGGCTTAGCCAGCCTCCCCATCGGCTTCCCAAAAGGATCGGATCTCATCCAAGCCCCACACTTCTCGCACCCAACTTGCTTCCCCTCCACCGTATTTATCATAGTGGATGGGTTCTTGCAATACGGGCATACGGATCCGTTTAACATAGCTTTCTGGGCTAAAGACAATTCTTTCATACCGTTTCTTCTATCTTAACATTAAATAGATTGCAGAATCTATTAAAATTCTTGTTTTCTATTTTCATATCCTCCTCATACCTGTCAATTGACTTGATGAAATCATTGTAACAGTCCTTGCACATCCATTGATTGATCACCGCCACGTAATAACCTACGGATGTAGGTCTGTTACACATATCGCAAATACCTAAGCACCCATATCTGGTAAGCTTATCCATCATCTCCTGTCTTGTTATTTCAAGCACCTTGAATCCCTTGTAGTTATCAACTACCTTTGCCATTATTGTAAATTTGTTTAATTATAAAATAATCCGCTATATCCATCCCCTCATCTATATTGGGTTTTGATTCTAGAAAATCACTTATCTCTATATTCATCCCCCTCATATCCTTGTCTACCTTCTTTCTCCATTCGTTGAAAGCGTCGCCCTTATCAGGGTACAGGACTATCCGCCTCCTACCCAATGTCTCTATCATCTCCCTCTTCAACATATGGATACCGCCACAGGCCATGAACAACCTGCTAGGGTACACGATGTTGCAGATAACAGCCGTCTTCTCTGACTCTACTATATACACCGGAGCGTCATTGGGATAGAAGTTGACAAGAAACTCCCCGAACAGGCATTGCCTAAGCAGGTAATCCTGACCGTCCAGTATATGCACCCAACATACGTGATCCATGGGAACCTTTACCCTCTTCCCGTCAGGCCCGTAGTCCATTATCTTTCCGGTCCGCACTACCCAATTCTTATCCAGTTGCCAGAACACACAGCATTTACCCCAATCCCCGAATCTCATCATCCCCACCTTATACAAGCTAAATGCCCTATTGGTATGATACGATCCGAAGATATTGGATAGATAATCCTGAAGATCGGATGTCTCGAAAGGATTAAGCGTCTCAAACATCTTGCTTACCGGAATGCAGTTGGCTATATCCGGATCCATAGGAGGTCTGTACCTCCTTAATACTTTGTTTGAATCGGTAAAAAGATCATTGTTCCCAAGTTCGCTCCCTGTTGGATATTTAAAGTAACCACATTTATTTTTATGATCACACACCCCAAACTGCTCTCCAACGATCTGTCCGGTGGTTACATCTACGTACGGCGTAAAGCATCTATCCCTGCCGCATTGCGGGCACGTCAGCTTCCTCCTTGGTTTGCTATGATCCAGCTCATACCGATGAACGCTCTTATTGAACTCCCTAAATTCCATCACCCTCTCCTCTCACTCATCACTCTATATATATAATCTCTCAGCGACTCTTTTCTTATCAAACCATTCAACTCAAAATCACCCTCTATATCTAAAGATCCGATCCTTGACGTAACCGTATAATTGGTTTTCTCGAACTTATACTTACCTTGGAGATATACGACTGTAGCCATGTTAAGTATAGGATTATCAGTTTGTCTCTTCAGTTTATATTGGCTTGTCTTGGCGGTAGGATCACCCGGAGCGAAGTTATATATCTCCTCTATCTCCAATATCTTTCCGTAGTTCTCCATTATCATTCTTCTATACAACTCAAGTTGGAAAGCATACTCATCATAAAAATTACCTTTCCTGTTTGATTTGAAGTCCAATATAGCGAATATCCTCCTGCATCTCTTTATCTTCTTTTTCTCTGTCTTAGGTTGACCTTTCTTGGCTCCAGTCTTATAGAACTCTCCTGTCTCGATCTCTATCTCCACCATCTCCGGCTCGCTATCCATCTCCACCACAGCATCCACAGAGGAAGCCACTTTCAATCTCCTTGACCTCAACATCTTCTCAATCAACACAGGTTTTACATGTCTTTCTTTACAGAATATAGCGAATGATATTAGGTCTTCTATCAACTCATCCATATTATCCACTAATATCCGCTCCATCCTATACTTGTCTATTCTCAACTTAGCTTCCTTAACAGCTTTTCTTATCCATGTTGGAATCAGTTTTATCTTAACTCCCGTCAGATATAACCCAAACAGATAATGCATGATAGTTCCTAAGTCAGCCCGGTAGTTGGCGTACTCGTCTGGGTCCTTACCCTTGAGTCTCATTTCATTCTTCCACTTCTCCAAGGCGCCGGACGTATCACAATACCCATTAGCGATATTGTTGGTAGCCCCATCATATATGATAGGGTATCCATCAGTTCCCATTTCATAATAAACACGCTTGCCAGCCACGGTCATTCTGTATAAGACTGGTGTCGGGATATCCTTGATCCATTCAGCGGCATAATACTGTTGCTCAGTCTCCAGATCATACTCGATTTCTATCTCCTCATCAGGTTCTTTTTTAGACTCGTCAACAGGCTTTTCTTCCTCATAGATATCTTCCTTCGGAACCGTTGATAAAACGTCTAATATGCCAAAGAATGCGGTAAATTTAGGATCTGTATGATATGCCCTTAATATTGGAAGTGATGATCGCCAGTAATATGATGGCGCATACTCATCCATCCCTTTATCAGGATTCGCCTTTATTACCACTCCATCATCCGTGATGACCATATGATGCCTTTTAGATAAACGGATCCTCATGTCATCAAACGATTCCTGATCGCTTATGACTTCCATAATCGTTCCGTTATTATATATCATGTCACTTATAGCCTCGTATCCGAGAGCTAGAAGTAATCTTTGTTTTCTTCTATCCATAATAATAATCTGGTTTTTAATTTACCATCCTCCTCGACTTTAGGTGCGAGATCCCTCATCTTTTTGGCCACTAAAAGCCATGTGTCACCGAACTCCTCTAAAAGCCGATCAAAATCCATCGTGTCTAGCAGATAGTCAAACCTCGTGTGTTCGTCTATCGTCAAATAAATAACATTATCATTATCCTCAGCGACAGACTTATATCTTCGTTTAGGATATAAGTGGCATATATTGCCTACTCCGGGGCATGGTATATACATCCCCGTAAGGGATCTTCTTACCATACTTAATCTTGCCACATGGGCGCCAAAGAAAACGGCTAGGCTCTTCCCCTTTGGCTTGGCCTTCACCCGTATCGCCGCCCTTTCCTTTGGCGGTAGCTCCTTGGCTCTGCACGCGGGACACAACCCCTTACTCCTTATGGTTACCATCCTCCCACATCTCTCACACGGTAACATCCTACCTCTCATGCCTTTTTCTTTTTATAACTTTTGTTGAACTCCATAAGGCTCATAGCCCTATACCTCTTAAGCCTATTAATCTTACCCTCAGTCCAATCTTGATCCTTGAAGTTGATGATCGTATCGAATATCTGAGCTAGTTCCCGGATATTAAAACTCCTGTTTTGTATCTTCTTATAGAACCCCGATCTGCTATATCCTAATTTAGAAGCTAGATAAGTTTTGTTAGACAATGTGAGGATACGATAAATCGTACCCTCCATCTTGCTTATCTCCATCAACTTCTCGGCGACGGATGATGTGGTCTCATAGCTAGCTTTATTGCTTACTATTCTCATGTTTCTCCGGATTCCTGATCTTACCATCAAACTCGTAGAAGTCCATCAGTTTCTTCTCTTCCTTGATACAAGTGACAACGAAATCTGATATGGTTCCTTTCATGCCTTCCTCGAAATTCTTTTTGGCATGATCAAGGTCATTGGCCCGAACGATGTAGTTAAACGCCTTGCGTTTCTCATTGCCCGATTTCTCGTCTATCGTAATATAATCAGCCGTGACCTTATAGAACCGGTCTCCATCCATGGCAAATAATTCCGCTATCCGGAATCGTTTGATATCAACACTAAACTCACCGGAGATAAACGGTTTCATCTCCTCTATGATTCTAGCTTCACACTCGGTATAAGAAAGAGCATCTACTAAATATTCTTCCTTAACCTTCTTCTTCATGCCATTCTCGGCATCGGTCTCATAAGAAACCGTACATTTAAACCAATTGTGCATCTTAATCTATATTATTATTAAACAACGGATAATCTTTTATCCCTTCACGAATATATCTTTCCGTATCATCATCCACGTCATAAGCTTTCTTGAAAAACGTCATAGCCGTATTCGTATCATGATCCACCAACGGAAGATATTCCTTCATAAAAAGAGTTCTAAGATGATTCATGTGATCAATTTTGCGCCTTACATCAATTACTTTTGGCCATATCTCGGCACGGATTTCACACATCTTTTTTGTATTCTCCTCGTATTTATCTACCTGATCTTTATACTCCTTCTCAATCTTATCGTTCTTGTCCTTGATAGATTTATAGGTCTCCTCATCTTTCGTATCAAACATCGGAATATGTTTGATATTGATTATATCCAATTTGCTGTATAGTTTCTCATTGAATACGGTGAAATCATATCTAGTCCTATATAGATCAAATTCACTTAAGAACTTAGCTATTTTAATAGCATCATCCTGATCAAGAACGGCTATATTCAAACCTTCTAAATAGTAGAAGAAATGTGATGGAGAAATAGGCTTATAGTCATATATCTTCATGATTGGAGGCTCATCTATGAACCTGACACCTTCCTCCGCACATCTTGTTACGATCAATTTCTCTACCTGCTCATCAGTAAGATCACATATCTCCTGATCGGTCATCTTATCAATTGTCTTCATCATCCTCATCCTCCGACATCGTTATAGCCTTTGTAAACTTTTGTTTATAAACCTCACTCATAAGGCAGTCAAAAGTCCTATCATCCATACTAGCCATAGTATTGGCCTCTACCGTCAGATCCATCTCAATGTTCTTTACCGAGATTTCATAGTTATCATCATCTTCTTTATAGAAAATAACTTTACCACCATACTCGAAACCATCATCTTCGGCCTTAACCATATCAATGATCCTCTCTAACTCCTTTACAAATTTACTCTTTTTCATATGTTTAATTTTTATGTGTCTACAAAAGTAGACATTTTGTTTTTGAATTAAATTAAATAAACATTATTAATAGTTAATATCATCCTTTCTCCTATCATTCATGTTTAGGTATATAATTACCTTATTATATTTTGGTAATTATATACTTTCACATATTGCCTATCCATCAGCCACCCGTAAGGACTGCCACCAAACTCCCTGTCCATCCGCTCCGCCGCCCCGATGATCGCCTTTCGGTTCCCGAACGAGAGCCACGAGGTGACAAACCCACTGACCTCCTCGTCCCGCCCGGAATACCGCCTTTGGAACTGGACGGGGTCACTGGAGATAAAGTCGGCGGTTTCGTATTTATCTGCCCATTCCCGTATCTCGATCGCTAATTCATTATTGATTATCATACTTATATTGACTTTAATACCGATAACAACTCGTCTTCATCTTGCGTATGTTCCGTCTTTTCCAATAGCATATACTTGACTTTTCTTATCAATCTTGCATAGTGTCTTATCTCCTCAATCTCGACCCAATTGTTATCAACCCTTATATGTTTGCTGGTTAATACGCCGAATCCATCTGTTTTGCTGATAGTTCTAATTGTCCCATCATTGATTATCATCTCCGAATCATTTATTGAATATCCGAAATCACATCCTTCTACACCTCTTGTATTTCTAATCACCACTTCCATATCTTATCTTATTTTATTTATTTTTATTCATGAAACTAACAACCTTTTTCAGATATCCCTTCGTCATCTCGATAAAGTTCACGTGGTCCAACTTGCTCAACTTGTAAATCAAAGCCGGGTTATGAATTACAGCTATAATTTGTGTTTGTGGTTTATGAAATGACAACACATTGTACAGATCCATGATATTGTCAATATCTAAATTCCTGTCTGGTTCATCCATAAGGATCGTATACTCAAAATCCTTCTCCATTAATACCACACGATTGTCTTTGTAGTATTTTAAAAGATTGTCAATCCTGTTTACCCAGAACTCATTTGACTTTTTCTTAAATTCCATAAGTTTCTGTATCGGAAACGTATACTCATCTTGGTTAAACACAAAATCAAAAAGCGAGTTCATGGCATGAAGGTTCTTCTCTCCAGAGGATCTAGATGCTCCATTCATATACAAACTTAAATTATTGATATTATCCAATATATCATTCTTTCTCATTTCAGTTTGCTGTAGGAGATGAAATACCTTCCCGATATAATCCGACTTAATACTGATCCCGTCAAACACCTTGTCATCATCAAATATGTCCAGGAAATCCAATGCTTCTGACGGTAATTCAGAACACATCTTTTTCTCGCATAACATGTATTTCGATATCATATTCAGGAGGGTTGATTTCCCGCTTCCGTTCTTGCCTACAATCACATTCACACCGGGCTTGAATATAAACTCAGAGCCGTTCTTGAACGCTTTTATCTTTGGGATATATTCAAATGGAGTCTTCTTGTTGTCGTCTATCCTTATAGAAGTTATCATCTTATATGATTTTGTGTTGAATTATTTAAACCTTTCATCAATTGCCAAATCAAATATCTTATCAAGACATTTCCTCATCTCCTCCGCATATTCAAACAGATCCTCTTTCGAAAGATCCCTGCGTTGCCAATCATACATATTGACGTAAAAACATTCAATAGCCTTATTCTCTATTTCTTCAAGTACCTTTTTTGTGGACTCGTTTTTCTTCTGACCTATTTTTATTTTCTTATCTTTTTCCATATTTCATTCAATTATAGAGTAGGGTATAATTGCCTTAACAATTATACCCCAACATCTGCTCCATCTTCTTTAATCCAATTATCTGTATCGCAATGCCAACAATATTCTGTTTTGGAATCCTCTTTATGAGAATGAGACCCGCAAGTAGCGCACCAATAATTATCATCCGTATCGTATGCGTAGCTTTTATCCTCATGCATCTTAGTCACTCTGGCTATTCTATCTTCTAGCAGTTCTTTTAGATAAGGGCATTTATAAGGTCTATTCTCTTCATGTAGTATATAAAGATCTATGTCCATCATATTCCCCATCCTGTCCGTGCACATCAGCTCGGCGGCATGACGTACGCTATCTTCCGGCATCTCCGGGACTATCTCCCGGATCACCGCCTCCATCTTCTCTTGGTATTCGGTGTCTACCTTAACCACCAAATCCTCTAATTTATCTATTAAAC